GCTGTAAGAGATTTCTTATATGACATATTTGTTAATCGTAGAATGAAGGTTGACACAGTTGTAACCAAAAAGAAGAAAGAAGTATATGATATGATTTTTGGTCAATTAACTCTTTCAATAGAGGATAATGTTGTCAATATATACTATAAGGATAATACAGACTTTAATATAGATAGACAGGATACTATTAAGTGTGAGGATAAAGAGGTTGCACTAGATACATTTAACTATTCTTGTTACTTAGCTAAGGAAACGGTCAAGACATTAAAGAGTTTATATTCCGTAGTATAAGTTATGCTATTTATTTAATGAGTATAGAGGAGAAACAACAATATGAGAAAACAATACTTTGAAGTGGTAAACAGGGAAAAATTTAATGCAGAAATACTTGAAATATGTCAAGAATATGGGCTTGAATGTGCTGATGAGATAGGCGAGTACATTGGTATGAATGTAGTGTATTTAAGGAATAAACTATTAAAGACATTGACTAATTTCCCAGGTTTAGTAGCAGAGGGTATGCCAGTTGGAGAAGGTTCTTTATATGTTAAAGTATACTTAGACTTAGGTGATTATGGAGAACCAAAAGCACTATCTGCATTTACATTAAGTAGAGATGAGTTTAAATCCATAAAATTGTAAAATACATACTTGACAAAAATTGTGAATTTTGCTATAATTAGTGTGACTAATATCTTAGGTGGTTATTAATCATTTAAAATTAAATAGAACTGTCAACATAAGAAACTGTGAGCATTATGTTACCCTATGAGTAGGCATTTTTCACCGACAGTATAACTCGGAGTGAACACAGAGGTTAGCCCCCCTAGTTGGTTAATAACAGGCTCGGAGTAAGAAAGTTTAATTGTGTTTTACTCTCCCTTCGTTAGTGTAGTCCGTAAAAATAAGACTACCAACCTATTCAAAAAACTGCTAGGCGAGGATAAAACCTCACGGAAACCAAGGATAAGTAAGAATAACAATCTTCGCATAGGGAAATTAATCTCTATGTCTTTTTTATATCTACGTGTCATTTCACGTTAAAAATACCTATTGGGCTTGGAATATAGGGAGATATACTGGGGTAGTTAGCCAGATATTAATACAATTCTTTTGAAGAACATAAACTGTTCAAACTCACACGTTTTTAGTGTGTGATTCTATAAGAGATATAATTTATGCTTTCTGATAGGCATTTAATATCTCTTTTTCTGCTTCCATACCTAGTTCACCTCTCCGTTTTTAGTTGCGATTGTGGATAACTTTTCCACATAAATTGGTCTAACGAACGTTTTACTGTCAAGTCTTGAAACGTGAGTGGTTGGTTATAAGGATTTAGGTAAATAAAGTAATTAATATTAAAGTAATCTGTGGGATTTAGACATTAAAGAAAGAAATGCTTAAGGAATCTAATATTTGAATTAGATAAAGTTGTAAATCTTATATAAATGAGTGCAATGTCTAAATTACACCATTCTGCGAGATGAGCCAGTGCGAATAACGAGCAGGAATGTGCTAATGAGAGATGAAAAGTAGAAAATCTTATATATTTATAAGAGAAATGTGTTGATTTATGCAGTAAATGTGGTATAATGTGGTTAAATGGTTAAATAGGAGTGAGTGGATGATAAATTCTAAGAGAAAAGGTAAAGTAGGGGAGTTAGAAGTAGTTAATCTTTTAAAGGAGAAAGGGTTAAATGCTAGACGAACTCAACAATTCAGTGGTAAAGCAGATGGTACTTCAGATGTGCTTTGTGAAGAATTAAGTAATTTTCACATAGAAGTTAAGAGAGATGAACATTTGAACATAGAAAAGGCATTACAACAATCCATTAGAGATAGTGAAAAGGAAAATACCATTCCTACGGTCTTTCATAGGAAGAACAAGGAAGAGTGGAAGGTAACCATGAGATTAGAAGATTGGTTAAATTTGGTGGATAGAAAATAATAGATTCTTGGGTAAGGAGATATAATATGAGTAAACTATTAGTAAAAGATAAACAGAGAATTGAAAAGATATTAGAAGTAATTGATGGTAGTTACGAGTTGGGGATGTTTAAGATGTGTTCAGACTATATTGGTGGGGTTAACGCTTGGTGTGGCAGTCCAGCGCTGCGAGCTATTTCAAATTGGTTTCCTTATGTTGTTTCTGACTTCTGTGAGGTGGAAAATCAAGTACACATCAAATTTTACCTAGAATTAAAAACAAATCTTGGCACAATTAAAGAATTAATTCATGCAATTGATATGCCAAAAGACATTTTTGAGTTAGTTGAATAATTAGTGTAGAATAATTTAAGAGGAGAGTATAAATATGGCAGAGAGTAAAAACTTATACGAATTGACAAGTAAATTAAACCAAGTTGGATATAATTACATGTATAATGAGGATACAGAGGTAACTTTAACAACAAGCAAGGACTATTGTATTAAATTAATTGTAGATGTAGAAGACTTAGGAGATTCTGTATCATTAATAATTGAATTAATTTGGGATGATGTTAATATTAAAACTAAGACATATCCAAATATTACTGTTTCTAATGCTATTCTTATTTTAACAAATATATTAGAAAATATTAAGAAAATTGATGAAAAAGTACATCGTTGTTTAGATTCCTTTGATACTATTATGTACCCTGTTGGTGTTGGAATAGAGAGTGCTGCAAAATCCATAAAAGAGACTCTTAGAAATTGTGGTAGTAGATTTGTAGGTGGTCATCTTTTCCGTGTTGAGCGTGTTGGTGGCGAGTTGGAAGTTGAAGTAAACGAAGAGTCAAAAGTTGTTGAAATAACCCTCTATGATGGAGATAGTTATTTTTCAATATATAGACGAGAAATTGATGTAAGATATATTGAAGAGATGTGTGAAGAAATTAAGGGTATTGTAGATAAATTTAATCAAAATTTCTTAACAGAAGATGAAGCTGTTGAAACAATATTTAAGGATATTTAGAACAGGGGAATAAGTTGTGGATAGATTAACGATAGGTGAAACCTTAGAGGGATTTGGTTTTTATGGTACACCAATCTATGATAGACCAATTTTATTAAAACTTGAAAGACATGGAACTGTTGTATGTGAAGTAAGAGAGATGATAGACCATTTTGAGTTCCTTGTATGGAAAAATCCTGTGGGCGAGGAAGTATCCCAGAATGTAGAAGAACAATATGCAGGTTGGAGATTCTTTAGAGAGGGTAAGTCGGTTGTTCTCTTAAAAGAAAGTGCATTATTTAGTGATAATGATAAGATTTCCTCAATACTGCAAAGGATAAAAGAAATTGTATCCTAATGATTTAATGATTAGTGAAGTTGAGAATTGGCATCGAACTTAGAAAGGATTTTATAGTGATAGATATAAAAACAACAAGGAACACAAGTTTAACTTATGAGATTCCTACAATTTGCAATAAAAAGAGTGCGATAGCATGGCTTATTAAGGTTATCAAGTCCCCAGAATTGTTGGTAGGGAACATATCGTTAGATGATATAACCAGAAGTAATGACGAAGGGAATAGTAGTATCACAATTGATAGTGATATTTCGGAAAAAGAACTTTTGAAAAAATGTACTGATGGTGAAACAGATATTATCTCAATCAATGCAACTTTTAAAGATTGTCCGATTGTTGTTGGGGTAGACCTTAGAAATTTTAAGCTCTTCATTACACTTAGAAACAATAAAATGCCAAGTTTATATGAATTAAGAAAAATACTAGAACTGTGTGGAGTTGCTATTTGAGAGATGAGTAAAATTAAAGTTGGTAAGCTATCTAAAAGCATTTCCGAGGAGTTAGACAATTCTTCTGATGTTCATGATTTTAAGTTGGCAATAACTTGTGCAGATAGTAGTAGTGCAACACAATTAGAGAGTTTAGTAAAGAAGAACGATGGCAAAGTAGATGCTGTTATCTATGATGCGCATTTACCAGAAGTAGAGGTCCATGTGGTATTTACTAAAACACTTATGGAGTATTTAACTCTCTGTGATGAATTAAGTGGTTTAGGCAGAGATAAGTGGTATTTTAATGCTATTACAGATTGTGAGGTACTTAAATAGTTTATGGGAAATAACTTTTTAAAAGCACCAATGAATTACACTGGGAATAAGTTTAAATTGCTATCACAAATTATTCCACTATTCCCAGATAATATAAATACTTTTGTTGACTTGTTCTGTGGTAGTAGCACTGTTTCATTGAATGTAAACGCAAATAAGATAGTCTGTAACGATGCCAACGAACCATTGATAGGGGTGCTTAAGTATCTTCAATCAAGTAGTAAAGAAAAAGTGTTGAAAGAGATAAGTAAGATTATTGACGAGTTTGACTTGTATAATCATGAAAATGGTGGATACTATCTACTAAGAGATAGGTATAATGAGGATAAAAGACCATTAGATTTATATGTTTTGAGTTGTTTCTCTTTTAACTTTCAGATTAGATTTAACAAACGTGGTGAGTACAACATGCCAAGTGGTAAGAGTAGGTCATCATATACCAGTGTATTAGCAGGGAATTTAGGGAAGTTTATTGACAAGATTAAAAATACTAATATTACATATACGAATAATGATTTTAGGTCTTTTGATATCAGTTTACTAGGAGAAAATGATTTTGTGTATTGTGACCCACCATATCTAATTTCCAATGTCGTTTATAATGAGAAAAATCGACTAGGTAATGGTTACGGTGAGACAGAAGAGATTGAGCTATTGAATTTATTAGATAAATTAAACTCTATGGGGGTAAGGTTCGCATTGTCTAACGTGCTATATCATAAAGGATTAGAGAACACGTTATTAATTAACTGGTCTAAAAAGTACAATATACACTATTTAGATAAAAACTATTCAACGTGTAATTACCAACTAAAGGAACGAGATAAGACAAAGACGGTTGAAGTACTAGTAACCAATTATTAAAAACAAATGAAGAGGGGAGTATAGTGTCATGAGATATGATAAGATAATCGAGTATGCAAATGGCAAATCTTTAGTAGTTTCAGAAGCACCTAATTATGGTCTTAAAATGAACTACGAAGTGGGGGATGTACACATTAATTTATTTATTCAACCAAAAAATTCTGATGAAACATGGTTTGCAGGATATATTCATTATGCAAAATATGATAAAGGTAAGAAGTATGAATTTGAAATACCTAAAGCAACAAGAACAGAGGAAGAGATAATTAAGTTAATAGAAGTATCTACCACTGTGGCAAATAAACTTAATGTAGTGAATGAACAACTAGCAAGTATTAAACAGTTAACTAAAGAATTAACCAACTAAAACGAGGTAAGTTATGTTAAATGAAGAGATAATACAAGAAGAATTAGAGAATTTAGGTTGTACAGCTTTAGATACTACACAATTTTTAGACGGTATACTACCGTTCATAGATGATACACATAAAATCTATATTAAAATCTAGTTATTTAAAGAGAATAAAATTGGATTTCGTGTGTTCTTAATAACTGAGGCTACTCACAAAACTATCTTAGTCAGTGAAAACAAAATTCCGTTTAATGATAGAAAATGTGCGTGGACTAGAATAGAAAATATTTTAAATAAGAATCGTCAGTTGATTAAAAAATATGAACAGTATCAAAATACATTGTCATTTATTCGTAAGAAGGATGAAACCGATGCTATAAAAAATGAATTTATCTCTCACTTCTCACAATTTGGAGTGAATAAAGACTTTGGGGTAGTTGTATATGGATATTTTGGAAAGATGATTATATCCTTAGATAACGGACTACATTTAGTAGTACAGGTAGATTCCTCAGATGAATCATTAATAAGTGTGTTTAGTGCAATATTGAGTAAAGGAAACGATAAACGAGTATTCGATAATGTAGATGACTTAATCCATGAATTTAAGGAGAAATCTCCTGATAGTGATACCTACTTAGAGTTGTTAAAGGAGAGTATATGATAGGGTTATTTCGAAGAAATAAACATATTGAACAAGGTTTGATTAATTTAGGTTGCAAGACAACTAAGAATGAGGATAGTGAAGAAATAACTTTTGAAACCGAAGTGTTAAATGGTTTTAAGTTGGTTGGAATTATTAAACATTATAATGATTCATGGCCTGAGTTTGTGATTGTTCGCTATAGACAGGAAAAAGATTCTAATGATTTTAAGGCATGTGGGTTTATAGATGGGTGCTTTTTCCATAACATTAAGAAAATCCTACCCAAACTAAAGTCTTTGATAGATAACTTTAATAAGTATTGTGGAAACAGTGCAAAACCCGTATCTGAGTACAGCTATGCAGAATTGAACGATTTATATGAAGAATTTCCTGGTCGTAAGTATAGGTCTAGAATTTGGGAAGAATCTTATTCTTTGAAGAAACTTGATGAAAGTAAGTAAGTTTTCAAAACATTGTTAAAGGATAATATATGACAGAAGATAAAGAAATAAAAGTAGTTGATGAGTTGGTTAATTTTGTAAAGGACTCACTTAAAGGTTGGCAAATTTCTTCATTGCCTAATGGTAGACATGGTTGGGAACGTGTAAGATTGACGAACGATACAGTAGAAAACACTCATATTGAGATTGATATTGAGTGTATTGGGGAAGAACTTAGGGAAGCAGTACTAGAGTTTGACTTTAGATGTAGTTATTGTAATTCTATTAGGTTTGAGGATTCATGGAGATGCTTTGACTTTCAAGAATCCTTAGAGATTTTAACAAAAATTAATAATAGAGTAACTGATGGTTTAGTGGAAGAAGCACGCAAAGAAATGTGTGAAATCCTTAAGGATAAAGTCACTGGTAAGATTTGGTACTAGGGGTACACATGAGTACGGTTAATAAAAAGATGGTAAAATTAAAGTTGCCTGAGGGAGTATCACTACCAGAAGGTATAGAACCCATAGAGATTGAAGTGGGCGAGGTAACTATTAGAGAAACTATTATTGATGATAATGGTAAAACCTATGAAGTTGAAAAAAAGATTGAATTTCCAGTAATTAAATAGGAGAAGAATAAAGATGAGCACAAATGCACATATTGGAATTAGTAGAGGAAAAAATAAAGTAGAATTTATTTATCTACATTGGGATGGTTACCCATCTTATGCATTAGAAATGTTAAAAGAACATTATAAGGACCGTGAAAAAGTTGAAAAACTAATTGCACTAGGAGATATTTCTGTTCTTGATGAGGAAGTAGACATTCCAAAAGGGGTAGAACACTCTTTTGAGAAACCACATGAGGGTATCACAATCGCTTACCACAGAGATAGAGGTGAGAGTGGTTGTGAAAGTCATACTACTACCTTAAAACAATTTGCTAAAGACATTGAGTATGCCTATCTCTATAAAGATGGAAAATGGGAGTTGTATGAACTTCCTAGGGAGTACTAAATGGAGTTGAGAGAGATTTTTCCAAAGATAAAAAGTATTTTGTCTAATTGGAATGTATCAAGTGAGGTAGAGAATATTATAATCTTCTCTTATAATCTAAATGAGTATCAATTTAATATCATGATTACCCCATGGACTAAGGATACTATACACGTTAGTGTGGGTGGCTTTTTAGGACCTTATGTTTATTCGGCCTTTGAGACTAAGTTCTCTGATGTTGAGGAGTTAGAGAAGTACTTAAAGAAACTAACTAATACAATCAATGAGGATTTAACAGATAAGTTGAATACAGAATTAAAAATCACTTTTAATAATACTTTGAGGGATGAATTAAATGGAAAGTTTTGATATTGAAGTAATCAAAAAAGAAATCATAGATAGGGTTGATAAACTTGGAGATAGTTATTCAACATTCTCCTTTAAGGATAAGATAGTCGTAAACCATGAAGTAGAAAAGGATTTAAGTTGTCGTATTTTGCTACATGAAGATTTATTTGACATTTCAATTTATTTTTATGATAAGGTTAGCTTTATTTATCGGCATCTTTTACGTATGAAAGCTGTATCTTATGATAAATTAGATTATTTCTTAAATTGTTTTGCTGATTTTTGTGATAAAGGTAATAGACTTGCTAAAAATATCTATAACTATATTGATTCATTGCCAAATTTAAAAGTTGATGATATTGAAGAAAGTACTATTTCGGAACAGTTCAATGAGCATTTTAGTAATTATGGTCTTGTTCAATTCGGTAGAGTGCTTATCGGAAGATATATCGGAACTATTTGTATCCGAGATGGTAGTAATTTAGAGGTATCTATACTTGAAGGTACTGAAAAGATAATATTCTGTAAGCCAGTTAATCAAACAAATTATGCTGGGGTGTTTATGGAAGTAGATAAATTACTTGTAGATGTTATGAAAAATGTACCGAGTGATTTAGAGTATTTTAGAAGATTACAGAAAGAGGTTGAATAAGATGGAAGATATTGATAAGATAGAAAAAGAGTTAGTAACTAAGTTAGAAGAATTAGGGTTCAAGACGAAACATGGTTATGGTCAGGTTGGTTATGAACATAGGGATATTGGCTTATACGGACGTATAAGTGTATTCTCTGATGAGATTACTTGTTCACTTAACCTTGATTTTGTAGGTGGGTATCTACCTTTACTACAATTACATAGTTTTAATTGTTCTAAGGTTGAAGAGATAGTGTTTTTACTCAGTGCAGTAGTAGAGTATCTTAAGAGGCTAAAGAAATCTTCTATTGATTTTTATGCTTTAATGCAATCTACGGGAATAACAGTGATTGATAAAGAGGTAGTCAATAAGTACTTAGACCACTTTAAGAATACTGTGTATGATTCTAAACTAGGGTACACTTTTGAATATTCTGGAATTTTCTCTATATTAACTGTACGTTTGGGTGATGCCTTAGACTTAGTTGTAACCTTGCGTGATGGTGATTGTGAAAGTGTAATATATAACAGTCATGTAACAGATGAAACTTGTGAGGAAGTGTTTGACACTGTTGATGGCTTAATAGAGGATTTTAGAGTGAGTTGTGGTAGCTATAGCAGTCTAATTAAGATAGTGCAGAATAACACTCTATAACAATCATAAATAAGGAGATAATAATGTATTTGTATCACGCTACCAGCAAAAAGTATTTAGATAGTATATTACGAGAGGGGTTAGTTTTAAATCCCTCTCATCATAATTTCTCAGATATGTACTGTGAGAATAAAATATATTTAGCATTTAGCACAGATGCTGCCAGAGAGTATTTTTCATTTTCTGGTAAGGATAGTTCCGATTGTGTAGTTTTGAGAGTTGACTTTAATAAACTTTCTCAGAATAGTTTTGAGTATGATTGGAATAATCGGTGCGAGTATGAGAGAGATATAAACTCTGTGGTCTATCTAAAAGATATTCCTCCAGAATGTATAACAGTATTTCATGGAGAAGATAATCAGTGTTTAGAAGATTTTAAAGACACTGAAATGTATTGGATTATCATTGACACATTCTATGAAGAAGTAGAAACTAATTTAGAAGATGAGGAAGAGTAGATAAAACCACTAGACAACGTAATATCTTATTGTTATAATGGGTACGTAGATGGGAGATATTAACAAAGATGAAAGAGAATAAACTATTATACGAAGTAACCAAAGAGTTAGAGAAGGTTGGGTATGATTGTTATTATGACAGCAGTACAGAGGTAAGACTGTATCAAAAAGAATATCACTTACTAAATATACGAGGATTTCTAGAAGTTACTGAGGTTTCATTATCTTTAACTATTGTGATAAAGTATAATATTGATGAAATTTATACGAAAACACATCATAATATTACAGTTTCTGATGCCATTAGAATATTAACAAGTATGCTAAAGCATGTAGAAGAAATTTATACGAAAGCACAAAAAGACTTAAAGCTCTTTGAGGTTACACTTTATCCTGTTAATGTAGGGTTAGAAGAAGCAATAAAATATATAGAAGAACTTCTTATTTGTTGTGATTTCGAACCTCAACGCAAGGGTGTTTGGAGAATTGACCGAGTTGGTAGTATGTTGAAGGTACATGTTGACAAGGGGAAAAGAATTATAGAAATCTTTATTTGTGGGGATAGGATTGATTGGGAACTAATATACAGAAGAGAGATAAATATAAAAAATAATAAAGAAATGTGTGAAGAGATTAAATCCATTATTGATAAATTTAAGCAGTTGTACCTACCACCGGAGGTTGCGGTCGAAACATTTTTTAAGGAACTATAATTTAGGGAGATAGATATAATGAAAGTAAATGAAATTATTGATAAACTACATGAGGCAGATTTTTATATTTACGAAGAGGAAGCCACCTCAATCAAGTTCAACCACAACTTTTTAAGTGGATGTAATTTGGCAATTAGTCTTGATGGAGAAATTAATTTAGTAGATGATTCTACCTACAGTATGCAACTTGCACTATACAATAGTAACTGGGAAGGTACTAATCTAGTTAGTGGGGTAGCACGTATTGACGATAATGACTTGTCAATGAGTAATTTTATTAGCTTTGCTGATAGAGTGTGTAGACACATTATGAATATTTTCTCAAAACAGTATTATCGTTGTAGAGAATATCCAGTTACAATTACCAAAACTGAACCAAAAGAGTGGGAAAAGAATGTAGTATCAACAGTAGAAAATATTTTAGTTGACAATGGGTATGTTGCTAATGACAGTGGAGAATATTATTCTAAAGAAGTAGGTGTGGTTAATGTTATAGTATTTCCACCCACTATCACAGACTTAACGATACGTATATGTTTGCTACATTACATCACAAAAAAGGATGTATATTATGCAGAGTTTACAGAAGAAAATAATAAAGAGTTGTTAGATAAGTTTGATTCCTATTTAAAGGAATTATATAAAGCATTTCCATCTATGGATACTATTATCTCTTCTGTAAGTGATTATGCTATTAAGCATTTATAGATATAAGAGATTATTATAGTATCTCTCTTGACCTTTTCATTGAAATGTGTTATACTATCTGTGTAAGGTAGGTAATCGGATATGGGTCATTGTTCAGAAATCTTAATCGTTGATAAGAAGTCAGAAATTATGGTAGAGGCACAAGAATTTGCGTGGCGAAATGCAGACCACGAAGAGTGTGGTGGTAGATACCATGGTAACCTTCAAATTAAGGATATTGAATTTGAATCTCTTGTAGATGCAGAGAAGTATTTAGCGTACTATGTTGGTAACTACAATGATATGGCGGTCAAGTTTAAGGATTGGGAACTAAAATCTAAAACTAAAAAGCAAGTAAATCTCGAAAACAAGGTAAGAGAAATCAATAAAGAGTTAATAACACTTGAAAGACCTGTGCAAAAGACTATGACATGTCCTTGTTGTGGTAAGAGAGTTGAGACAACATGGAGATATTTCTGTCCGAATTGTCGTGAAGATATTACTCCAAAGACAAAGAAAGCAAAGATACAGACATTGAACGATAAGTTGTCAAAAATCAATGTTGAAATTGCAAACTTAGAACTAAAGAGACGTAAGAAGAAGTTTAAGACTAGATGGGCAGTAAAAGTAGAAGTGCATTGCTAAGGTAGGTGTGTATGAGAATACTGGAAAAGATTAATGATGTTGGTAATCGGTTATCTGAACAGAAGTGGGATGAGTTGTCTAAGTATAAGATGTCTATTTCAGGTCCAGATATTGAGTGGATTATAGCAGGTTCAAAGAGTATTGGGGACTATAAATTATGGTTTTCTTTCTCTATCACAGAACAGGGTAAAGTTCAAACTCTTAAAATCCTGTTATTTAACCATTGTCGCTATGATAAACCAGTGTGCATCTACCAAAAACTTGTTAGTTGTACTAATAGAACAATTAAATTGGCAATAGAAAAGTTAAATACTGTATTAGAAGTGTTTAGTGAAAATTGTAATGAAACAGGTTGCTATCAATTAGGTATTCCAGAGTTGGCAGATGTACTAAAGAAAGCGATTAGGTAAAGGGGGAGTAATTCCCTCTTTTTTATTGACAACAAGTAAACAATTTGATAAAATTAATTTAAGAAGAACGAGAGGTAAGTTTATGGTAGAACAGGTGAACAAAGAAAAAGATATGGAAACAGTTTATGAGCTGGCAAAAACCACTTTAAAGGGATGGAAGATAGAAAAATTATATGATACAGTGTATGCAACGTATAGTGGGGATATTCTTTCTGCTAGAGATTTTGTTGCTTTAACCATCGAAAAGGATGTTCAATATGGCTATGTTTTACGTTTTATTTGCAGATTAACAAAGTCTATTTCAGTATCGTATGATAAATCTGCTCAAACAATTGAGATACTAGAAAATATGTTAGAGAATATTAACGATTTAGTTCCATGCTATTTCAATGACGGTTTGAATGATATTTTATCCGAGAAATTGCGTGACTATCTTTCTGTATTTGAACGTGCAATAGGTTAGATAGGGGAGAGTGTTATGGATAATATATTTTTAGGAAAAATAAAAACAGCATTAACAGAATATGGGTATAAGACTGTTCACATTGATGAGGATGTTTTAGCAATAGGAAATTCCCATAATAACTTGTACGGAATCTTTACTCATTTATATAATAATACATTTCAATGTACTCTTAAATTAACTGTTGGTAATAAGAATTTATTTATTCTTGACCATAAAACATTCAGTTATAAAGAAACCGATGAAGTATTAGCAATCTTAAAAACTGTAATAGATGAAACAAACAATATCGTAAAGGTGTCAAATGCATTTGTAGACTCATTACCGTCTATTGGCAATGAAAATAGTTATATAACTTTGATGGATGAATATTCTAATCACTTCAAGGCAAATTATGGAAAGACAAAATATTACCATGGGCTAATATATTCACTATCTATATGTCTAAACGAAAGTTTAGATTTAAGAGTTTGTGTAGTGGGTAATAATATGAACAAATTAGTATTTAGCAAGTTTTTAACTGAGACAAACTACAAAGAGGTGTTTGAAGAGGTAGACGAGTTAATTGCACAATTTAAAAAGAATTGTGAAGTAAGTGAGGAGTTGATGGAACTGTGTTGCTAGATAAGGAATATAAACTAACGAAATCTATTCTAACAGACTGGGAAGCAGAAATTGGTTCTAATGAGGTAGTTGCCACATATAGCGAGGGTCTATACCCTGCATATCATGCTACTGTATATATTTCACAAGGTACGAATAATGAATATACCGTGAAACTTACTTGTAGATTTGCAAATAGACTTTCTGCATCTTGTAGTAGAATTGTTCGTACAGACGAGGAATTAGAGAGAGTATTAGAAAAACTTAGAGCTGTAGTATTAAATCATTTATTTGTTGGTTTAGACGAGAAACTAAATGCCACATTGAAAGAACATCTTCACGATAATGTAGGACGCTTATTCTGGAAATAGGTATGTGTATGCTAACAGTCGAAAAATTGGAAGAAATAGTAAGAGAAGAACTGTCAAAAGAGTGGAGAGTATATCCACACTCTATATCATTATCTGCTCTCTATGGAGAACCATATAAGCGTGGATTTTTAAGTCTATACGTTGAACCACTCGTAGGTGAGAAAACAATTGTTAATCTAATGGGAGATTCTCGTACTAAAGATGAGGAGATAATGTTGGATAGTGCAGAGTGCCTAAGACAGTATTTGAGGAAATTAAACAAGTTAAGTTCTACCATAAGAAATTAACTGTTGGAGAGGTAAGTAACTATGAGTTTAACATTTGCAGAATTAAATAATATTGTCGATTTTAATGTTAAAGAATGGATAAAGGTAGTTGATAATAGGGTAATTATAATTAAAAATACTAGTATTCCAGAAGAAGCTGGGGAATTATCTGCAATTATCTCGTCACTACCAAGTGGGGAAATATTAGTAAGAACAACAATTAGGTTAATGGGCAAAGGGTTGTTCAAGTGTTCTAAGGAGAAAGTCTTTGATGATATTGAGGAATTACAGTTATATCTAAGGAGGTTAGATAACTTAGATACGTTGTCCTTAGCAAAGATAGAGATTGAATTAGTAGATGCATTTGATAAGAGTGTATTAGAAATGGTAGGGTAGAAAAATGATAGCGATTGAAGAAGTATATAATTTAACAAAGAAAACAATGACAAATTGGGAAGTAGAACCATACAGTTCTGGTGTTGTGGAGGCAGGATATGGTTACCCATCAGACACTCAATTTTCAGTAGCAATAGAGGTATCAAAAAATGAAGTAATAGAGGTAACTACTTCGGTGTTAATTGAATATTTTTCCTATTCAGCCAATATGGAGATTTATAGTCTTGAGGACTTAGAAAACTACCTTGGCAAGCTAGATGAGTTAGGTGAAGATGATTTAGAGAGTGTAAGACAGGAAATGCATGATGCTTTGGATTCACATTTCAGAGATTTATTCCAATTTGGATTATAGGGGGCATTAGTAGATGAGTACGAACTTAAAAGATGTTGAATTTCATAGTGTCTATCAAGCAGTATCGAGATGTGCAACTGTGTCATGGAAAGTGCGTGATAGTTCTCAACATATTGAACTGGAATTTGAGGAACTTGAGTGTGACAATGGAGAAATGTATGCCTTTATTTCTAAAACAGGCAAAGATGTAGTTACGATAGAATTTACATGTATCTATAATGGATACCTTTTCAAAAATGTTCATACTGTTAGTACTTTTGAGGATTTAATTTGGTATGTAACAAAGATATTTAGCATTGATTTGGAAACCATTGATAACATTTCAACCGAGATGGTTAGAACATTTAAAAATAGTTTTAATAAATTATTGAAGTGAGGAAAGAGGACATTAGTAGATGAGAGATATTATAGAATTAGAAGATATGTATTACTATGACATTTGGAAAGAAGTATCCAAATTTGCGCCAGAGGATTGGGATGTACGTCAATATAGCTCACATGTTTCCATGGAATGTAAGGGAGAAAATCATAGAGCTTGGTATATTGTATGCACACATTTCTAAAATAAGTCTTGGGGCTGAGATAGAGTTTGCTTGTGTATATAACCGTGATGAGGGAATTGTGTTCAAGAAATTTTACACGGTTGATAGTTTTGAGAGTTTAATTAGATTTGTAAAGAAAATCTTTAAATTTGGTCCGGATACAATTGATAGTATTTATGATGAAATGGTTAAGACATTTAAAAATAGTTTTGATAAAGTATTAAAATAGAAGAGGACGACAATGAAAAATATTAGCGAAATAGCAACTAAGTTGCAGGAGTATGGTTACGAAACAGAAATATTTGACAATTTTGTGATTGGTCTTATAAATAAAGAAACTACTGCACGTGGGCACATTTTCATATTTGGAGAAGATAGGGTTTGTTGTTCACTTAGAGTAGATATGTTTGACGATGACGTAATTATTTTAGACCACAAAAACACTAGTCTGAGTAATTTAGATAAATTATTGCCAGTTTATGAAGAAACTGTAAATACTATGAGAAAGATAAAGAGTTCTGCCATGAACTTTATTAACAACGTCTCATCTAGTAAACCTGTACAAGATTATGAACTATTTAATAAATATTTAGAACACTTTAAAGGTGAATATGGTTCATGTACTGGAAATCTTTTAGCGATAGTTGGCATTTTTGGTGCTTTAAATATCTATTTAAGTGATAAGTTAGAATTAACTGTAACATTGTTGTATGATAATTCAAGAAAAGTAATTTACAGTAATTACATTTCAAACGAAACTTATAAGAGTGTATTTAGTGAAGTAGATTCTATTATAGAGGAATTTAGTGAGAGTTGTGGTACTCTTAGTGATATATATGGAATAACGGAGTGTAGATAAGATGAATTTAATAAATGAGATTGTAAAGAAGTGGGTTAAGTGTGGAAATTCACTGCCAGAGTTAGTATATCATCTTGGTGATGGTGACTTTGAAGTTATCGAGGAATCTGGTGTTTTCAATGACGAAGAACTCCAATATCTTGCAAATAATTACAGTTATCCTGATGAAACAGTGTTTGCTACGACATTTCTTGATGAGTATTGCACAATGAAGATTCCAGAAGAAATTTTTAATTGTGTAAAAGAAGCACATGAAAAAGATTGTACAACTGAAGAATTCTGTATTGATTGCTACTATGAAAATTGTTTCGATTACGATTTTGATTTTGCTGTGAATAAGTGGTTAAAGGATAATGGCGATAGAGATAATGGGTTCTTGATTTCTCAATTATACGCTCAATGTGTGTTGAAAAGTATCTAAGGAGAAGAGAAAATGTGGAAAGAACTAGATGAATATGTATCAAATAGTGATACATTAAATTTTTTAAATATTACCGACACAAGTTTTTCTGTGAATGGTAAGATAGGACATTTATGGATTGATGGGGTTGTTTTCAAAGAGGGAACAGATAAATATAGATTCTTAGGAAACATCACTTATGGAAGAGATAGTCTGGTTGGAGAAGAATTGGTGAAAGTAGATAAGGTAGTTGAAAATCAAAAAGTAATAATCAGAATATTAAATGATATGATTGATTCTATGAAATCTATAAATAATACCATTAAGGTTCATCAAGACCATTTTAACAGTTAAGGGAGAAATGAGTATGTGGGATGAAGTAATTAATTATATCACAGAGGCTGGTAGTACTCTACGTATCATAAGTATGACTAACCACGGGATGGAAGTATTAGGAAAATATGATAAGTTTTGCATCTATTTCTATATCACAAGCCATGAAACAGGAGAATACACTTTACGAGGTGATATTGGATATGGAAAAGATAATGATACTAGAACAGATATGGTTAAAGTGTTTAAAATATTGAAGAGCCAAAAAGAAGTAGTTGACATAATGGATAAGATGACTATTTCCGCAACAGTGATAAATGCTTTCATTAAGTTTCAACAAGAACAGTTGTTATGAGGAGACTTGCTAGATGAATAATTTTGAAAAGATAAAAGAGTTTATTAATAACAATAAACATTTTAACTGCACAGAAGATTCCACATGGGGTTTGCAAGTTAATTTGCAAGTTAATCTAGTGTTATGTGAACCTGTTTTTGGTAGTTTTAAGTTTTCCTATGTTCAACCTAAGCCAAACCTACCACAACCTCTTATTAAATGTGTTGGTAAAGTGAATCTTGGTCGTAGAGATAATTTAGTAGTGTTTAATGAATTTAACATTTTATTTAAAAATGAAGATGAAGTAATCGAGTTTTTAAAGGTAATCGTTGTGTGTGTGCTAATTATGTTAAAATTGGTGCGGACAAATTAGATGAGTCAATCGAAGAAGTTGCCTTATAAAGGAGTGAAGGTATGTTAGAGTTAAAAGAATTAGAAAAATATGCTGCTGAGAGCGGAACTATTTTTACAGTTAGTGATACAGAATTTACACTAAGAACAAGGGAAAAACAGGCTATTATTGATTTATGTGTTTGTAAGGAAGAGGATAGATATAAGTGTGTAGGTGGAATCTTTCTTCATGATGAACATACTCAACTAGAATTAGTTAATGTAACCAAAACAGTAAAGACAGAAAGGGAAATAATATTCCTATTTCAATCAATGATAAATGCTTCAAGAGATATTCTATATGTCATAATTAATAGAGAATACAACTTAAATAAGGAAAGATAGGGAATTAAATGGAGATAAAGTATATTACAATTGAAGAATTACTTAACTCAGTGTGGGAAGTATTGAACGGTGAATGGGAACTAGGTGGTTCGACATCATCTTCTTTCACTCTGTATCATGATTTATTAGATGACGATTATATCAGTATAGATGTATTTAAAAACTCTAAAGAGAAACTAGAGGTAGATATTACATTTGATTATTCAAGGTATTATCATCATGAAGCAAGAGTATTCGGTAGTATAGATGAATTACTATCACACATTAAGAAAGTAAATAATTTAAGTTTAGATGCTGTGAATTTAGAACTAGATACTGCTTTTGAAAACTATGTTCATAGGGTATTAAAATAGGTTGGAGAAGAGATGTTAAAATTGGAAAAACTAGAGAAATATGTAAAAGAAAATACTGGGTTAGAGATTGAACCTTTAGATTACGGACTTGTGGTGTCAGGAACATTTGGGAAATTTCGTACCGATTTGTTCATTAATACGTGGTCAGATAATAGTACATATACTTGTAAGGGTGGAATTTCTATGATAGAGGATGCCACTAGTGTAGGGTTGGTCGAAGTATCAAAGACTTTAAAGAATGAAGAAGAGATAATTTATCTGATACAGTCTATGACTAGCTCATGTATAAGAATTATTGAATATCTTAGAAAGCAACGAGAATTTTTAAATCTGTAGATTAGGAGACTAATTATGAGAAATAAGAATGATTTATTCACAATATGGCAAGCAGTAGATTGGCTAGAGTGCAAAACTTGGGATAAGGTTGATGATTGTTGGATACCAGCAGATAATGACACAACATCTATGATATACGCTAGTAAAGTTATTGGTGATTACGAATTAGTAATAACGATTTTTGGGGTTGGTGATGATGTGGGTGGGGTCACAGTGAAATTGATGTTATCGAAACATTTAAGTTTTGACAATACTGCGAGTATTTGTCTCATTCAGAAGGAAATGGAACAGGATACTGATATGCTTCTATCAGAGGTGAAAAAAGCCAATGGTATTTTAGAAGTATTTGAGAGAAAATGTCCAAAAGAAGGTTTTGCAATTGGGCTTGAAGAATTGGCTAATATGCTGCAATAAGGAGATAAGATGACAGAGGAAACTTCATTTAAGAAACTAAAAGAGTGGATAAGTAATCACACTAGATTAACTATCACAGAAATAGATTCTAATATCCTTAATGCTAAAGAAAAGTTGGGAAATGCATATATTGATTTAACCGTTTCCATAGCAGATTCAGGGAAATATATATGTACTGGGTATATTTCTTTAGATGGATATGGAGATACAAAAGCAGATTTAGTTGAAGTATTTAAAACAGTAAAAAGTGAAGAAGATTTGATAAAAGTATTAAAGAAAATAATTCTGGCAACGAATGATTTAAGAGATACTGTTTGGCGTTTGGAAGCAGATTTAAGGGATAGTTAGCGAGGAGTAAGAAATGATTGAGAAGATAAAAGAGTTGATAGATAAGAGATTTAGTAAAATAGAAGAATATATAAATAGTACATCATTAACGATACATCATACCTATATTAGTAGTATGAGTTTTTCTGGTACAATATATCAAAAGGTTTACCTTAGTTTAACAATTGAAGTACTAGAAACAGGGGAGTATTGGTGTACAGGTCATATGTCATACATGGGATATTGTAATGATGAGTCAGATATAATCCACATAGCCAAAAGAGTAAAAACAGGTGAAGAGGTAATTGAGTTAATAGATACTTGTATTCATTCAGCAGCTAAATTAATTAATACAATCGACTACATAGAGAAAGAGGTAAATAACTAGGAGTATAAAAAGTGAAATTGTTTAAGAAAGAAAATATTGGTAATAAGGTTAGAAGTAGATATGATGTTTCAGGTGAAGTAGAACACTATTGCAAAAAATTATTCCATGATTCTATTTTTTCCTCTAACACCGCTGTTATTAAATTTGAACCAGAAGAAATGATGCCTCATATGCTAAAGTTTGTCAACGGTTATGCTGAGTTCAAGAAGTTCACAGAGGGAAGAAAAATCTCCTCAGTAACGTTTGTTGGAGATTATGACAATTCATCATTTAGTGTAGTTTTGGACTATGGTTTGTCACTACTGAATATAATGGCAGGTCGTGAAGAAGTAATTGAATCATTAGTAGAGAGATTGGATAATTGAGGTGAGAATGTATGGAAGAATTAATTAAATATATTGAATCCAACAAAGATATAATCATTTCTGATAAAACACCTAATTTGCTGATACTAAAATGGGAAAAGAATGGTGCAGGATTTTATCTAAGTATATATAAAAAGGATACAGGCGTGTACAGATGTTCTGGTAAAATCCACATAAAAGACTACTGTAAAGATGAAATAGTAGAAACAACTATATGGAGAGTAGTAGATAGCGAAAAAGAAATGATTAAGACCTTAGAAGGATTAATTGATAATTTAACAACTATGAAGAGATATAAGATAGGGAAGAGAGTATATGGAGAATAAGGTAACAGATACACATTTTAAGAAAATAACAGACCATGTAAATAATCATACTGGTTTAAATATTCTTGACCCACATTCTAATTCAATATTAATTGTAGGAAGAATAGGAGAATCAATTCTTAATCAAGTAAGTATCGAAGTAGTAGAAATGGGATGGTATCAATGCATTATAGATATTTCCTATAATGGATATGATGATGGGTTCACAACTGTATTCCAACCAGTAAAGATAGTGAAAACAGAAGAGGAAGTAATCAACTTGATAGATAAATCTGTCTCTATCTCTGATAAACTAATGAAAACAGTTCACCAATTAGGAAAAGAACTAGAGGAGTAAATATGGAGATTGATAACATGGTAGAAAAGACCTTATTTGAAAAAATAGAGGAATATGTATTTAAGAATACATCTCTAACTATCACAGACACTTATATGGATTCAATTACTGTTTTTGGAAAAGTAGGAACTCTAGCTAATATGGACTTAACTATCGAGTTTATGGGTGATGGAATATATGAATGTGATGGAACTATTTCCTATCAAGGATATGATGCTAATCCAACTAATATACTTGCGATACGTAAATTTACGAAATCCGAAGAAGAGGTAATTACTCTGATAGATAAATCAATTTCAGTGGCAAATAGATTAATTGTTACAGTTTGTACATTAGAAAAAGAGGTAAATGAATAATTGTGGAATTAAAAGAACTTTGTAACCTAGTAAAAGAAACGATGCCTAATTATTAAACTATTTAAAACAAATAAATAAAATACCTCACGAAGAAATTGGTATGGAAGAAGATATATTATATGCTAGATTAAAAAGAATACTAGCAAGATAGATGAGTTTGTGGTTCAGAACTAAAACAAACTAGAGACGTAGGAAAGAAAGATATGATTAAGGAATTAAGGGAATTAAAACAAATATTTGAAGCGTATGGATGGGTAGAAACTATAGATGATACACCTAATGGGTTTTTCTGTTATACTAAGAAAAATGCTTGTGGGGTAAGAGTTGCAATGTTTCTTACTAGGGAGTATGATTCTATTATTTTAGATTGTGTTAGTGAATATAATCAAGAGTCCTATAATTTATCTCATACTGTTTTTAGTCTTTCTGATAGTGAAGATGTTGGTAGAAAAATTGAACATCAAGTTTTTACTTTAGTCCAGAAGTTAGAAATTATGGAATCTTTAACTAGTAAGTGGTTTAAAAACTTTGAAATGTTTAATATGCCACCTTTGGTATCAGATTGGAAATCTGCATTTAAGATGGAACTATCATCTGCTTTTGGTAAATCTGATACTGATAATTTATCCGTGGATTATTGTGGTGTTTCACTAGTTGGTTTCTTTAATGAGGAAACAAATGAAATCACTGTTAGACTTAAGATGTCAAATGACGAAAAAGTTTTATTACATGGAGTTGTTACTGAAACTAATATGTACAGTGTTATTGAAACCATTGGGGATATTTGCAAGGAATTTTCGGATACATTTTATACTGTTGAATCGTTAAACAGTTGGTTAGCAGAAAAGTAAAGTTATCATATTTATTTAGTAGAAATAGAAAAAATAAATAAAATAATTAATTTAAAATATTTGACATATTATATATTAAATACTATAATATATTAAATAAAAAAACAAAAATAAATAAAAATAAAATGATGACCCCCCTCAATCTGAACAAGTATTTTCAAAAAACAAGCAAAAAGTTGTAAACATATCAGGTTAAAACTTGTGAAATTGGGTAAAAACTTAACAATGAAATAATTTACATGAAAATTAAATGGAAATTAAAAATAAATAAAATAAATTAAAAAAGAATTAAAAAGGAGAATAAGATGGGTGATAAAGTGGATAAGTATATGACTGTCAGAGAATTTGTTGAACAAGAGGCAGATAAGTATGATGTTAGACGTTTTGCAATTAACACATATTCTGATGGAACGATTAGGGTGTTTAGAAGTACTCGTGCATTAGCAACCTCTAAATTTGCAAATTATCGAATTAATTTAAGAGATGTGGCAATCGAAGATGCAGATTTTAAACCAGCAGTATGTTTGTATTTAGCAGATTTTCCAAGTCTAACTCGTTGGAGATAGGGAGGGTAGAATGTATAGATTAAAAATTCCAGTAGAAAAACTAACCTTCAACCAGTGGCAAGAGATATTTGAAACTTTGAGGAGTGAGGGTGATTTTGGTTATAAGATTTTAAAGAATGACGAACAACCACTTGAAGATTGGTACGGCACTAGTATCCTACCCTTAATGTATTTAAGTGCCACTTCCCCACATTATAATATAGATGATGAATATGTGCTAGAGGATGGGTTCAATAAGGTTCTCATATCTGGAGATGAGAAGTCAATTTTAGAGGTACTATCCCCACATTTTAAAGATGCAATAGCTCGCTACATAGCTTACTTAGATATTGGGGTCTTTTATTTACCTCACATGTTAGAGAATGTATTTGAAGAAGATGAGAGAGAATAATAATGAGTAAGTATAGATTGAAGATACCAGTTGAGAATATTAATTTCCAACAATGGAAAGAGATATTTAACATCCTAAAAGAATATGATGATTGCAGATATGTGATTATGTGTAATCGAGAGGAATCTTTGGCAGAGTGGTTTGAAGATAATCTAATGCATTTAGCATATTTAGTTTCTATGTCTCCTAATTACAGTGTAAATGATAGATATGTGTTATATGATATAGACCACAATCTTATTTTATCTGGGGATGAGAGATTAATTTTAAGTGTGTTATCATTACATATGAAAAAAGCAATAGAACTATATTTAGCACTCTTAGAAACTGATGATATTAGATTGTCTATGATATTAGAAGAGGTGTTTGAGGAATATGAGTAGATATGAATTAAAAGTACCAATGAGTTCAATTAACATAGAAACTTGGAAGCACATCTTAGAGGAACTTCGACAAGTTGGAGAAGCTACATATATCATAGACTTAAATGAATCTAACACTTTCAGTTGGTTTTATAAGGGTGATTTTATTTCTGCAGTCCACGCAGTTCAAAAATCATCTCACTACGATATTCTGGATGAGTATGTATTATTTAACATTAATACAAAGAATATTGTTTCCGGTGATGATGAATACATTTTAGAGAGATTGTGGAAGAATAAAGAAAAGTATATCTCTACTCTTATTTCCAATCTTAATAATGGCACTATTTTCTATTCTTATTGGATGAGGGATAGTATTGGAGAACGTTAATGAGAGACGCAAAAGAACTAGTAGAATTATATAATTTAATTAATAAATCTGATTTTAGACATAAATTATGGGAAATATCATTTTCAGATTCAGAGATTGATTTTAAAACAAGACGCACACTATGCGGAACATATCTAAGTGATAAAATATTGTTTGACAGCAATCATTATATTGTGTATAATTATGTAGGATATGATGATGTAACTGTTCCTCTATCTAAGGTTGAATATGGTATTAAAGTTAGAGATGAGATTATTGTCAATCTATCTGATTTACTTTCAAGATTGATAGAGTTTTCTAATTTCTCTGATAAGAGGTTTAGTGATTTTGAGGAGTATTCAGCCCCCAGCGATACTACTGGTTGGAGACAAGTATTTATTGATGAACTAACTAACAGATTTGGAGATACTGACATTATCCTTAAGTCCATGAACATTAAATTAGTGATATGCTTTGATGAGCATACAGACTTGTTTAGTGTTATATTAAAAAGAGGGGAAGTATCACCTAGAAATAAGATACTTCTACGAGAAACCGTAGACGGAAGTAACTATAAGGAAGTTCTAGGCATCCTTGATAGGATTCATAGTGATTTTAAACATGACTTCTATGACATTAATGGGATAGCTGAACAACTAAAGAATTTTGGATATTAATTTATTAAAGTTGTTCCATTTATTTATTGAGGAGACAAAGGAACTTTATGGATAAGGATTTGTTAGAAGATAGATTAGTTCGTCTTGGTGACATGATGGGTGATGGATTACATCTTGAACCTGGTGGAAAATGGATTGAACGAGAGTACAAGGAAACATTAAAAGCTCTTGGTCTTTTAGAATCTGTTAAACGAAAGAATAATTCTGATAAAATAAATGAGTTTATGGCTAACAGATTAAAGGAAGTTAAATGCACTTGTGGTTCAGAATTAGCACAAAGTAGAAGTGGTTCTTTTATCGGTAAATGCAATAAATGCGGCAAGAAATTTATTTTAGGAAGTAGGAGAAAGTAGTTATTATGAATAAACTAAAAGAGTTGTACACTCTAATATGCAGGACAGATTTTGCACTTAATATGGAATGGTTAGAATACGAGGATTCTAAGATTAATTTTGGTGTGGAGGGTACTCAATATTCCGTGTTATATTTAAGTGGTGAGATAGAGCTTAAAGATAGTAAATTCATTATGGATTGTACCTTAGAAATGTATAGTGTTGATAATGATACCACATGGAAAAAAGAGTATCCTATCGAGAATATTGGGGAAATTATTAATGATTTATCAATAGCAATTTCTAGGTTAGCCGACTTTAATAGACAAGTAGATAAGTACTACGAGAAGTTTGATGGGTATAAGTTTCCACAAAGTAGTGCTTGGAAAAAAGAGTTTGTCGAGAACCTAACTCATAAATTCGGAGGAGTTTGGTCACGATTTACACGGCATGGGGTTTACTTAATTATAAGTTTTGCAGAAGATACTAGCATCATTAGCGTTAGGTTATCTGTTGGTGTCCTTGGAACACAGGAAAAGGTATTGTATAAAGGTTGTGTAAGTGAAATCAATTATAAGGAAGTGTTAGAAACTGTAGACACGATTTACACTGAGTTTAAAAATAGTTCTAGGAATATTTATAATATCGAGGAAGAACTAGATGAATTGTGGAGATAAAGATGGGAAAAATAACTGAATTACAAAAACTAATTGAAAATACAACATTTGACTTAGATATAATTGATATGTATAATTGTCAAGACTTACTACTTAAATTTTCTACTGCAAAATGTGAGAATGGTCTATTCTTAGAAGTGAAGATAGAACAAGAGATAGACCTTTATATGACAGTAGACCTGTGTTGTGGAGATAAATTTCAACCAGTGGTGGAGAAGTTCCCTCTTACAAGTGTGGATAGTGTCATTAGATTTTTAACTAGGATTATAAATGATACTTACACTGTTAGTAATGAAATTGGTAGTGGAATTTCTAAACTAGAAACACATATTATGCTTGCACCTAGTGTAGATTGGGTGGATGTCTTTAAGAATGAATTAGTTAATATTTTTAAAGATTTTGAGGTAGATAGAACTAATGATTTAACGATTCATTTAATTGGAATAGATTTTATTGTAAAGTTTAATGATGATACTCATGCTTTCTCTGTCGAGGTGGTACAAACTTCACATCCAGACAATAGCAAGACTCTATTAGTAGGTGTGGTATGTGATAATAATTATAATGAAGTTTTATCAAATATTAGAAACACCTTTGAATATGTTAAAAGTAGATTCTGTGACTTAGAGATGTTTTCTAATATGATTGTGTGGAGAAGATAGGAAGTTGTGCTATTTATTTAATGAGGAACTAGAAAGTTGTAGGATATTCGATGAGTCAAATAAGAGAGTTACAGAAGTTAATTCAGAATACAGATTTTGGTATTGAAATATTAGACATACACTGTAATGGTTTTGAACTTAATTTCAATACAGCAGTTACAAAGACAGGCGTATATCTACGATATGAAATATCTGGGGATACAATTGATGATGAGTCAATTATTGTTGTTTTCGAGAAGTTGGTGTATAATAATAATTTCATACCAGTCTTTGAAGATAAATATACCAATGCGACTGTTAAGGAAATTATGGATGACATATCAAATACAATTTCAAGATTAGTAGAACTTGACACCGACCTTGAACATGATTTTAAAGGTTTTGAAGAACACTCAATTCCTCGTAGCACAAGGTCTTGGAAGCAAGAATTTATTGGAGAATTGAAAGACCTGTTTGGTAGTCCAAGAACAGTAATTCTAGCTAGTGGCATTAAGTTAATTATAGCGTTTGAAGAAGAAACTAACTTGATTAAGATTGTATTAGCAAAAGGATTGTTCTTTGATGAAGAAAAGACACTACTCCATGGTTTTGTTAGTGAAACCAATTATAAAGAAGTACTAGACATTGTGGAAAATATTTATAATGAGTTTAAATATAATTTCTATGATGTTAATGGAATTGTGGAAGAATTGCAATGTTCATACGATTAGGGAGATTATCTTATGGAAAAGTTTGAAGTAGAAAAGGTTATCTATGACCCATTTAATCCATATTCATTCTTGTTTGAGATTAACTTCAACCCATACTTAGGGGCGCTATTTGAAGTAGAAAAAGCACCAGAGGTTGACTGTTATATTTTAACTCATAGTGGACATTTTAATGCAGATGAGGGGGTAAGTACTCTTGGTGTTGTTAGATATACACTAAACACAGAAAGAGAACTATTAGATAAAATTAAAGAAGTGTTAGAAGATTATAACAAAGTAAGTGATTTACTAAATAATCTATATAGGGAGTAGTAATGTTATACGGTTTAGTAGATAAATATGTTGTAACAGACATACCTATTGATGTATGGATTGACATGTCAAGAGAGTGTTTTCCTTACACTCATGTACCACGGTCCAGAATTGCTGTTGGGAAAAATTTAAGTGAATTAACTGAGTATCTTAAAAAGATGGGATTAAAACATTATCACATCAGTTTCACAAATGATTTAGATGGTTATTTATGTGTTTATTTTGGTAATCTTGATAATTCAATTAGAAAGTTTACTTATACAGAGTTCTTTAATTTACTTTCAGAGCAAATTCTTCACGCTTACCTTGCACTTCTTAACACTAAAACGGGTATTGAGAACGTTGCTTATCCATATATCGAGCAAATCAAGGGTAAGGATGTATTGTTAGGTTTATTAAGAACGAAAATTGGTAAAGTTGATGTTGAAGAAGAAACAGCTAGTGAATTTCTACTTTCTGTAATTGAAAAGTATGAGAACTCTGAAGATTTAGAAGATTCTGATTGCTGTTGGACTAATGAAACACTTAGGCTTTACAATGACTTAAAGTGTCTTTATAGAGAGATGATTCAAAGTAAGGGGTTAACGAAAGTTTTGTTTGAATTAGATTTTTCTGGGTTTAATGACTTTCTTGAATTTGCTTTTGATGAATATTTTAATAAGATTTAAAGGAGAGATTAACTATGTTAAATATACAAAAAGTTCGATATGGGCAAGGTAAAGGCACGTTCACATCAAGAGATAAGTCACTGTTTTTCGAGATAGATGACGATGTATTTAATGAAATTGCCGATGAGGAAGAGTGTCAAGAAGTCCAAAATATTGATGGCAAATTAGTGCGTCGCTCATATGAGTTTAAACCTATGTCAAAGTATGAAATAGATGCTAAGAATATTGATTTAACTCAGCAAGAGTATTTAGAGACACTATATAATAAGCACTTTAAGTTATGCCAAGAGGAAGTGTATGATGCTCGTAAGGATAAAGGATACATCAATTACACAAAAGATTACGATAGTATGAAACCAGAAGATTATTACGGATTACTAGAAAAGTATTTCACTCAAGGAACACTCAAGTATCTTGATGGTGGTGTTGTCTTTGGTTATCTTGGACATGAAGAAAGAACATTGGAAACAGATAAGGTAATCTGTGAGTTCTTAGACAAAAATCCAGATATGAAGGAACGAGTAAATAGTGGGTTCTTATGTCATAGTGCTGGTAGACATTACATGAACAATTGTCCTAGTCCAGAAGAGTTAAGAAAGTTCTTAGGAGAATTATAAGAGAGGATAATAAATAATGAGATTTATTTCAGAAGTAGAAGCTTGTGGTGAATTAGCAAGTGATGTTATCTTAAAGGCATGTGAAGATTATTTTGTGTGCAAGAGAAAGTTAGCAAAGGGAAAGAATACTGCCACAGGAGTAAGTAATTGTCAAAAATTACTTGATGAATGTATAGAGTTCTTTAAGTCTGACCAGTATAAGTTATATTCAAATGGTAACGAAGGATTAGATGGAGAACGAGTAATGAGACATATTGATTCAATGGTAGATGATTATGTAAATTACCCTAATGATGTTTCACCATTTAAGTATCGAGTAGAAGAAGAGGAAGAAGAACAGGAGTAACTACCTGTTCTTTCTTTTTTAGAGAGGATGTGTAATTGTGGATTTAAAAAGACGAGAATTACAGAAGCTAATTAATAGAGAAAATGGTAAGAACTACCATAAGAATATTAACTTAACTGGATACACGGTATATAGAAAAGATAGTTTTATTACATTCCATTTTGTTCAAGTGAATGGTATAAATACTGTTATGATTGACTATATTTATGTAACCAGTAAGAAAGATTTAATTAAATTATTGTCTTTCTGTATTCATTACTTTGCAGGTAATAAGGTTCGTTTTATTTATTATAAGGAACATAAGCGACAAGCAAATTATGTGTCTAAGTATTTCAATCTATTAGGTTTTAAGTTAGCAGATAGAGAGATGGGTTGGAAACACGATTGGCAAAGTACAAATGGATACAGTGAAAGCGAAGTAATAGAGGCATATTTGTAAGGAGAAAAGAAATATGTTAATGACTGCTGAGGAGTATGTAGCAGAGAATAGTCATGTTCCTGCTTGTTACAATGCACTTGGTGATGTATGTGTTATATTTGAACACACTGAATCAGGATATGACATTAAGTTTTATTGCGAAATACCTAATGTTCTTGAAGCAAAGAGTGTAGTACATTGTAGCACAAGCGAAATGTTCTTGAGTGAGTTCAATGAGATGAAACCTGTTATAGATAAGTGGTTTGTACAGTTGAAAAAGATTTATGATTCAAATATCAGTTTAGTTAATTCTTTGACTAATGAGATTGATGTTGATTCACTAGATAAGTATATAGACACTCCTTTAAGACTATCTATTGGGTATACCACTATATCATTAGGTGGTTATAATGGAGAACTTATTGGTTTCATATCTGATTTCAGGACAGATACATTCAAAACAGTTATTCTAACTGAGGATAATGTAAGAGAAATTATGGAATTAAACAAAGAACAGAATGACTATATTAAATCAATAAATGACGAAATAGAAGAACTTTGTGAATAAGAAAGAGATAGGGGGATACTCAAAAAATGAAAAAATATAAGTTTAGTAAGATACTGTTGAGTATCTTCTGTTTTCTAGTATTAATAACATTACTGCCAAAGAATGTATTAGCAGATGATACTATTAGTTCTGGTGATTCAAATAATGGAACTTTAGACACATCTGAGCGAGAAGAAAGAAAACCAGAATACTCAAGAACTGATAGTAGTGGAGAGTACTATATTGCAAGTAGTGAGAACTTAAAAGAGTTATTTACCTTCAAACTATCTAATGTAGCAAATGCATTAGAGTGGTTATCTAAAACAAGTACGTTTACAGTGTTAAAAGAGTATGTAGGAGAAGATGGTAATACTTATATAAAAGGGTATTATAATGTTCCAAACTTACAAGCATTAGCACTTAATAAAGTAATATCAAATATTGGTGATGGTTATACAAATCAAACATATAAAGTAGAGGATACTCAGTGGTTAGTTCCAGTTGGTATCTCAGACAATATTATCAGTAGATATGGTTTTAAGATACCTAACTATACATATTTAGGAGAATACCCAAAGGCTTATATGAGTTCAGATGGACTTGTACCAGATGGTATTATTCCAGTAGTTATGAAAGGTATTACAGCATTATTTGGTGGAAGTTTTATTGATGTACCAAGTAGTGAACAATTTAACACTATTAACTATTATAATCATGGATATGGAACAAATTCCGAAAATGTAATCAACTTCTTTAAGGATAATTGGATTCCATATTTTCAAGATTTTATCTCTACAAGTCAGTTTAGTTCACCAGATGAGTTTAGAAAAGAATATGTTTCAAATGAAACTGTTACAAATGCTAAGAGTATCATAGAGAACTTATCATTAGATGTAGATGCTAATACTCATTTAGAGGGCGAAGAGGCTTACAAGTATGCCAAATCAGTTGTAGATAAGATAGAGGGTAGTACATATAATTCTGCTAACATGGCATTGTTTGGGGATGGGGAACTTGTAGAACCAAGCCAAACATATATTCAGATGTTTGCAAAGTGGAGAGATAAGTATTCCAATAAATACCCTAAACAGTGGTCTGATGAAGAAACATTGAGCAGAGCCTTAAAGGATAAGGATGACACTTTACCTGACTATACAGGTCTAAAAGTTACTAAGAAATCAGATGGATTGCTGGCACAGATAGTACAAAAGTATGAAGATGCAACTAAGAGTAAGGAACAATATGATGCCTTTATTGAAAAGTTCAATAAGGATGATTCATATAGACAGTGTTTAATCAATAGTGATGAGGTAGGTGCTTGTAAGACTACTAGATTAGGAAAAGATTCTCCTGCTACAATCTCAACTGCTCATGCTTATGTATTAAGTGGTGTATATGAGATTACAAAGGACAAGAAAACTCTAACTAGAGAAGATACTATTAAAATCTTACAGAAATTGCAAGACTACTGTGGTGGATATTACAATGAAGTATTATCTAACCTAACATTACTTATGAAATTAAATGCTAAGTCTGTTGGAGTAGATATTAAAGTATCTAACTCAGTAGATAGTAGGGTAATGCCTTTTGATATTGACACGATGTCAGATATTGATAGACAATCCTTTACTATAAAAGACCCTAGAGTTAAATTATATAAGGATAGTATGTTTGGAAGTTTAATTACTAAGTTTACTCCTTCCTTTAATTTTAATAATTATATTAAGTTACAGGGAATCTTGGTAGACTTAGGTGGTAGAATAACTGAGTTAAGTGTATTCTTCCAAACACTAATAAACTTTGATTTCTTAGATACAATTGGACTTAGCCCTGTAGATATGTTTACAAATGGATTTGCAACCTTATTCTATCTGGTAGTGCTATTTTTAACGATTACAAGAATTGTTAAATATACGATTGAGTTTTTTAAGACTGGTAGATTTACTAAGATAATTGCTGTATTCCTTGTAGCAGTATTAGAAGTTGGTTTTGTAGCAAATGTTATGATAAATCCTCAAAAGACATGGGATACAACCAAGAAAACCTTAGATACTGTTATGAACTTTGGGGAAAAGATTAGTATGGAACAACAACATGAGTTATCCTACATGTTTGGAGATAACACAAGTGGAGTTACTTATTATCTTCCGTATCTTGACCTATGGAGTACTTATAATACAGGGTATGGTATTTTAGATAAAGAACAGTATATTAAAAAATTCGATACAGAAGAAGTTGGAATGTATAGACCGAGAATAGCAGATAGAGATGTACAACATTGGTCTGTGGTTCTAGCAGATGCATTTAGTTACCATGGAGATAGTAATTCAATTTATAGTGTTGCAGATGGTAGTGGAAAACTGGTTAATGGTGGAGTTATCAATAACAACGCATATAGAGTAGTAGACCACTTTAATGCACCAAGAGTTAATTACGAAAGATTATCTAATGGTAATATTAAGGTAACTGTTGCACAAAATGAGAACTATAATGGTAAATTCCAACATGGATTCTTTGATATTATCTCAAAGTTTATTGGTATTTTAAATGTATTCTTTATTTCGTTAATTAAGTTACTTACTTTCTTCTGGTTGTGGTATAGGATATATACATTTGTCTTTATTACACTTATGGAAAAGACTAGAAATAGGTCATGGTTAGATATTATTTCTGATACTCTTAGTCCATTACTAGCAATGATACTATTAGGAGCATATTCAGCATTAATTGTATATATTAATGGATATGTTTCTGGTCTTGTTGCTATTCTAATACAACTTGGTATCTTTATGACTACAAGAGCAATTATCTTAACCTGGAGTACAAATAAGTATTTCCCTAAGACGCTTGTACCATTAAAGGCATTATTAAATATGAAGGTTGTGTTAAGAGAAAGAAGAGATAGACTTGAAGATGAGGAAATGGAACGTACTGCTGAAAGACTTGGTTTAGACTTAACAAACGAGGATATGAATGACCGTGCTAAACTCAGGGAGGTATTATTCTACCCAGACGGTACACCTAAATATCCAAATGACAAGAGATATACTAAGTTGTATAAACAGTGGAAAGAAGATGTCGAACGTTCTAAGGAATTAGGTTTTGAATCTTCCCCTGAAGATAAGCAAGCAAGTAATGCTATATCATCGTGGAATTTATCAGATACCGAGACAGAACAAGTACAATCAGAGAAAGATGAAGATAATAAATCTCCATTATCAAGTGCCGAATCTAAGAAGATTAATCAAAGTCTTGAAACATTGAAACATAACAAGATTACAAACATTCAGAATATGCAAAAGGATAGTGGCGAACCTCTTGAATACAAGAAGATTGGTGGAAGAAGAAAGAAGAAAGGTGGTAAGATGATACGTGAAGAAGATACTGACTAGAATATTTAGTGTTTTTATGGTAATGTTCCTCTTATTACCTACTTTTTCTGTTAGTGCAAACTACTCTACAAATATAGAGGATGAACCAGTTACAAGAGGGTCAAATGCATACAGAATTTGGAGTGTGTGTAAAGCACTTGGTATGAGTGACTATGCTGCCGCAGGTATGTTGGGTAACATATTTGCTGAATCAAGTGCTGACCCCACTTCTATTGAAGGTATTTATGGAGAATATGGAGATGCTAATGGTTCGAAGAAATCACAAGCATTTAAAGATTTAAGTGCATATTTCAGAAATGATTTAGTACAGAAGTATATCAATGATGGTTGGGGTATATCAGGAAGTAGTGATAGTTTTGGTAATACAGTTCAAAGTGTTACTGGTTCTAATGGTCATACAATCAACTCTAAAGCATATTTGGGTGTAGATGGAAAATATATTGTTGGTATAGGATTAATCCAATTTACAGGGCCTAGAGCAAGTAGACTTGTCTTGTGGGCAGAATCTCATGGGTTAAAGTGGTATGACATGAAAGCACAACTTGCTTATATGCTAACTAAAACAGACTCAAAAGGTTATATTGATGGTAAAGCAGATTATATCATTGACACTTATGCTAAGACAGATTATACAAATGTGGATGATGCAACAAATGATTTCATGATTAACGTTGAAGGTAATACTCATAATGCAGGAAAGAGAAGAGAACTAGCATTAGATTGGTATAATCGTTTCCATGGAGATACAGGTGATAGAAAGTATGGAGAGAAGGTATTAAAACTTGCTAACACTACTGCCGTTAATCCAACTAATGAACCAGAAGATAGAAGTATTGTTCAAGACTTAATTAGTCCAGTTATTAAGATGGCTCAGAACAGTGGGTTCATGTTTGACATAGGGCATTTAGGGGATAAATTTGCAAATGTTGCATCTACTGAAATCTATAAATCACTTAATGGTGGTGAAAGCAAGAATAAATACAGTTTGTACGAATTGTTTGGTTCTGATGTTCATTATTATAGATATTTAGGTGAGGTTACTCAAACAGTTGGCTTGGTAGACCATATCTATAGTACCGTAAAAGATGGAAGTACAGATGTTTCAATTGGTGATACAATATTTTATCAAAGTGATAGATATTTAAGTGCTAACGTATATGACGATAGACCTAGAGTACTGACACAACAAGAGATAACAGATGGAAAAACAGATGCAAGAGTATTCGCATTATCAAATAATAGATTTGATGGATATTCCTTTGTTGCAGGAGAGTTCTGGTTATCTGTTGCTAAGGTATTAACTTCATTCATTACACTGTTGATGAGTGATGCACCTATGGTTGGTATAATGGAGATATTTAAGACCATTTCAAGCACAGAAATCTGGGGTAAAATATTTGTACCTTTATTATATGTACTCACAAGTTATGGGGTAATATTTACCATTATTAACATTGTTGGGTTAGTAACCAAGTACATACATGGTAAAACTCATGCGTGGGCGATAGCTCAACGTGTATTTGCATCATTTATTAGTATTGGTCTTATCTTTACATTGGGAAATAATCAATCGGCACTAAGTAATGTGATTGTGGCAGGAACAACTTTTGTTGATAAGATATTTAACGAGGCAATCAACTTAACGTATCAAGAAGATGATGTAATCGGTAGTTCGGTAGCTTCTAAGGCTACTGAGGCTGCAATTTGGAAAACAGTAATCTTCGAACCATGGATAATGGGTCAATTTGGTACAAGTTATGAGAACTTATATACACAATTCTCAGATGTTGGTGTAAAGTATAATCAATCTCATGCTACAGAGTCACAAATAAAAGCATTAGAAGAAGGAAAATTTACTTTTGATAGCGCTAGTAAGACAGGTGATGTATCTGTACCTGTTGGAAATGGTAAATTTGTAAAGAACTGGGGGGCATACTTATACTCTGTGCAATCAAAATATCACATAGACTATAAAGATGTTTCTGGGGAGAGAACAATATCTGAGAACCCAGTATTCCCTAATGCTACAACAACTGCCTTTAATTCAGACTTAAATGCAGACCTATTTAGAATTGTAGATGCAACAATGAATATTTCACCACAGATATATAGTGATGGAACAGAGGTTGCAAACTATACAGATTCAAGACAACCTAACACACAATTCCTGAAACAATCAATGGTAATGATGTTACACGTTCTTATCTTAGGTTGTTTCTTTTTACCAATCATTTTCAAAAAGATTAAGAACTTTATGTTACTAATATTCTTAGGACTCCAATTTATTTTCTTCTCACTATATGAATTAGTTGCAGAGAATAAAGGATTGTCTGGAGGATTGGATAAATTAAAGGAATATGCAACAGGTTATTTAATAGCAAGTACTAGATTATTCGTATTTACATTCTTATTTACGAAATTAGTTGGAAAGGGTTTATTAAGTACTGTGGTATTTATTATCCTTGGTCTGATAATTTACCAGATTACACCTGACCGTGTAAGAAGAATGATAGCAGATACAAAGAATAAGTTATATGTTGCAGGTAAATATTGGAATAATCACTAGGAAGTTGTGCTATTTATTTAATGAAAGGAGTAGTAGAAACAAAGAATACTACTCCTTTAAATTAAGAGAGGACGGATGAGAAAAATATGTATGTTATTTTAACAAATGACAAACGTATCCCTAAAGATGTAGTAGATTTCGAGTATGAAACCTATACAGTAGATGAATTTCTGAATAAGGGAGAGTTTGTTGAAACTGATTTCTATGTTGATGTGGCTTGTTTAACAGAACAAATCTATACAGCATTTAGTAATTACAAAGACTCATTAGACATTACATACTATAAGTGGGAAGATGTTGATGTTGCGTTGGATTTCCCAATGAATGATGAGATTGTGCTATATAAGGTTGATAAACCACAACCAACAGTAGAAAAGCCGGTTGAACCAACAGTTGAGAAACTTATTGAGAAAGATTTACAACCAGAACCAACAAGAACGGTGGAACAACGAAAAGAAGATGAACACGAAGTTGAAGAGTATAAGAGAGAGATTGAACCGCAGTTATCTATTGATGATAGCTTAGACTTTGTTGTAGATAATATTTCTGCTACAAATAAAGGAATTGATAGTGTTTCTATGACCTCTATCTTAAGTTTTGATGATGATGTAGTGGGAGAAAAGAAACAAACTCCTGCTAGGACAATCGCTTTTGGTAGTTCTAAAGGTGGTTCTGGTAAGACTACCACTTGTGCTATGGCAGTTAAGAATTATGCGATGTCACATCCAACAGAAAGAATTGCAGTTGCTGACTTTGACATTATTGATGGGCAGTTAGGTGCTTTGATTGGTAGTATTTCACCGACACTTGCAGGCTTTTATAAGCAATATAAGGCAGGAAATAAGGACTTTAACTATCTACATAATTGCAGAGTTAAGTCTGATGGCTTTGGTGCTAACGTAGACTTTTATCTCGCTATGCCAATGGCTTTCGAGGAAGTTACACGAGATTCAGAGTTTTGGGATACAGTATTTAAAGAATTAATCATGCACTATGATGTAGTATTCTTTGATACAGGTATCGACTACATGAATATTCAACCAATCACCAAGATTTATAAGATTGTAGATAGATTGATTTTAACTACAAATACCTCAGTACCTTCAGTAAAATCTATGATGAAACAGTTGCAAGCTTTAAATGGTTCACGTAAAAACTTACGATTCTCCAAAGAGGATGAAATCTTAGAAAAGACAAGATTAGTAATTACACGTGCAACTAAGAATAAGGACTTATTGAAGTATATTGTAAATCTATTCAAACCATTAGTAAAAGTTGGTGCAATCTTTGGTACTATGGAAGATATGATTGAACGTGTTTCTTGGTATCATGATTGGAATGTCATTAAGAATAATGAGAGTTTGTGCAAGTACTTAACTGCACTTTGTGAATTAGATTAAAGAGAGGAAGAGTTTTATGGCTAAAAATGAGATTGTAATTGACGGTAAGGTACAGAAGGATGCGAAAGTATTGTCAGAAATGACTACTTTTAATATCTGTGCTATTACAGGAGAATATAAGTTTGTGGATAATACAAAGCGTAATCGTTACACTTATATTCGTGTACTATACCCTACAGATGGTACAAAAGATATTACAGAAATGTTAGCACCTAGAAACATGGTTCGAGTTTATGGAAAACTAGATTCTGAACAGTATGTTTCTAAGTCAGACAAGATTGTTTATAACAAAGTATTAACTGCTACAAAGGTAGTTCCACTAAAGTTTAACCGAGATACAAACGAATACGAAGAGGTTAATTAATATGTTCTGGGGCAAGAAAAAGGAATCAAAGACGGTTAAGGAAAAGTTACCTGAAACGTTAGAGAAACTAAACATTAGGGTATCTACACCATACGGAGCATACCCAGAAGATGTGGAAACAGTGGTATCTGACCTTTTAGAAAAGGTTAATAAGTTGGAAACAACAAATGCAGAGTTATCTAAGAAGAACACTCAATTAGAAAGAGATTTACACTTAGTAAATACAGAGTTGGCAAAGATGAAGATTGACGTATCATTAATGTCAATCCCAGAAACAACTGAGGAAGAAGATTCTAAAATGCTAAGAGAGTTGAATAAGATAACAAAAGCAGAAGATGATGAAGATTTTGACATTGAGATTGTAGAGGAGTAAGGAAATGCCAGCACAGAACGCAATTGATAGACTTTTTGCAAGTGAGCAAAAGACAAATGACTACACTGTGGATGAAATGCTAGAAGAAGATGATGACATGTTCTTAGATGGTATGTCAGACGAAAGCAAGAGTGCATTATATGGGAGAGTAACTCCTAAACCACGGGTAGAAGAAGTGACAGAAAAGACACAAGAATTACCTATTCAACAGGAAGAAGAAAATATTGAAGAAGATAATGAAGAACCAGTTGAAGAAGTAAAGCGTGGTAGAGGTAGACCACGAAAGGAAACAGTTGAACAACCAACTGTACAACAAGATAACGATGTATCTATCATCATGGATGCACTATGTATGTCAGTTATCGAAGATTTAACAAGGGAAAACTATAAGTTTATGAACTTTACTAAAGAACAAACTATGGTTATTTTAAATTATATGAGAAAAAAATTAGGAGAATAGAAAAATTATGAATATCGTAAAGAACCTTATTTATTTTGCACCAGCAGGTGATGGTGGAACAGCCGTAACAATCGCAGATAATATTCTAAACAAGATTGGTACATTAGGACTTATCGTAATCGCAGGTGCAGTAATTATTGGCTTAATTGTGTTTGCATGGGGTTACACTCGTGGAGAACAAAAGATTAGTGTTTGGAAGGCACTTGGTATGTTAGCAGTTATATTACTAATTGCAGGTTTTATCATGATGGCAATGAACTGGAGAAACTTCTTAGATTTTGCACAACAGTTCACTCAACGTGGATTTGATGTATTCCAGAACGTATCAAACGAATTTATTAACTAATTTTAGAGTAGTTTAGGAAGAATGTTTTATGAGACAGAAGTTTATGTCAGATATTATGGATTTAGCCAAGGAAGAACTATTACTTGACAGAATCGTTACAATATTGTATAATAAGAGCAGTGAATCTTGTACCACCAATGAGGTAGGTACTTTTCAAGATGTTATTTATTATGCAGACGATAAAGTATTAAACGAGCAGGGGGAAACTATCATTGATTTGACAGATGGTTTTATCAATGGTAGACCCCAACTTGATTATGGGAACGACTATTTACTTGCAATGGACTTAGTATATCCAATGTTAGATATTGCAAATTCAGATAAGGTGGTTCTCGTTAAAGACTAGAAAGGGGTGGAGTAATGTCACTAAAGGATTTTATGCAAAAACTACAAGAACAAGATGAAAGTGATGTAGTTTATAGCCAAAAACCAGAAGATGAAGTACGTATTCTACCACCAGTTAAAAACAAAGAGCATGTTGAAGTAATCAAGAAAGATGAAAAGACAGACCAAATTAAGGTAATTCCACCTAAAAAAGAAGAAGAAAACAAAGTAGTAAAACCATTTAGGTTTGTGTCTAACCCAGAAAAGCCAAAGATTACATTTAATTTTAATCTTGTGCCAGAGAAGAAAAAAGAAGAACCTAAGAAGGAAGAAGTAAGGCAAGAAGAAAAAGTAGTGCCAAAACAAGAGGATAAGCAGTTATCGGAGTTTGAAAAGAGAGAGTTACTTTTCAAAAAGAGTGGAACACCTGAAGTCAAGAAAACAACATGGTTAGAAGTCTATACAAAGGCTCAAGCCAGCAAAGCAAGAAACATTACGAGTGATACAATAAGAGAAGGAAGATTCTACGTATCAATGAATGATGAAATCGCATTATTACCAAAGTACGATTGTGCAAGTAAAACAGTCGAAGAAATCTTTGACGATAAATGGTTGAAGAATTAACATTAGAAAATAGTGAGGAAATTATGAGTTGGAACAACTTAAACACAAAGAAACAAAGCATTGCAGTTACAGTGCCAGTTGAGGACTATGAACATTTAACTGGTAAGAGGTTGGAAGATGCAATTAGAGAAAATCTTTCCATTCCATATAACTGTGTAATCACACAGTTGAATAAGACTACAAAGACAATTAAGGTAGTGTATGTAAATGACAATTCATTTACTCTTGATGACATTAGGGCAGTTAATAATGAAACTGTTAAACCAATTACTTTAAAGAGAGTTGGTAAGACTAACAAGATTAAGCAATCTGAAAAGAAAGTAAGAACATTAGGTAGGGCGATGGCAGTTGTAAATATCGCCGACTTCCACTTAAACCGATTGGTTTATGGTAAAGAGGGATTTGGAGATAATTACGATTCAAAAGTTGCATCAGAAGTGTTTATGCGAATTATTGATAAGACAGTGATTAACCTTCAGAATAGTCCTAGACAGATTGATAGAATTATTATTAACACCTGTGGGGATTTCTTAAATTCTGATACATCAACACATACAACTACTAGAGGAACACCCCAAGAAGATGACCTATGTTGGAAAGAGGCTTTTTACCTCGCAACAGGTTTGTTAGAGTATGCAGTTAAGAAGTTAGCAGAGGTTGCACCAGTTGAATATTACTTTGTACAAGGTAATCACGATACAATGGTTGGATTTTATTTAACAAGTTGGTTGTGGGCACGATTTAAGGGTGTGAAGAATGTCTTTATTAGTGATAGCCCTAAGCCAAGAGCAACAGTTAAGTATGGTTCTAATGTTATTTGTATGACACATGGTTATTTAGAGGGTAAGAATATAAAGAATTTACCTTTTGTAGAACCAGAGTTATTACAGGAATTATCAACTGCAACAAATGTGGAAGTATTGAGTGGTCATTTACACACAGTTGATGTTAAGTTATTAAATGGTGCTAAGTTTGAAGTATTACCTAGTTCTTGTCCAGTAGAAGATAACTGGACTTATGGTATGAGTTTTGATAAACCAAAGGGTGAAGTAGTCATTAATTACTATGATAAAACTGACCGAGTTCAGCAAGATTACATCAATACGTGTAAGATTTACAAGGATATTGTTGGGTAGAATGTACATTATGGGTGAGATTTTCTCACCCTTTTAATTTATTTAAAAATTTGTAAAATTTCTTCATTTTGCCTATTGACAGATATAGTGAATTTGTGTTATGATGATAATGTAGAAAAGGGATTGACAAAATCTGCTTTTCAACGAACATTATTAGGTAAAATAAAAAGGCTTACTAGCCTAAGGAGAAAACTATGAATAAGATTAAGAACATTTTAGAAAACAATAAGAAGAAGTTAGTTGTAGTAGTTTTATTACTATTAGCAATCGTTCTTTCTACTAGTTATATCTTAACAAATAAGAAGGCTGATGTCAAGCCAACTTCTAACAAAACTTCTGAAGTTACAACTAAGGAAGATACTAAGTCTGACAAAAAGACAGACGTTAAAACTGATAAGAAGTCTGACGAAAAGAAAGACGAAGTTAAGGAAGATAAGAAGGAAGATAAGAAAGTTGAAACAACAGTAGAAGAAACAAAGACTACTAATGTTGAAAACAATACTACTTCTACTTCAACAGAGAATAACAATACAACAACTAATACTAATTCAAATACAGTATCTAATACTGCTAAGCCAACAAGCACTCCATGTGTTCCTACATATACAACAGTTAATCACCCAGAACAAGGTCATTATGAGACACAAGTAATTTCTGAGGCATGGGATGAGCCTGTGTATGCTCGTAAGATTGTTGGTGGTCATACTGGTCGAGTATATAACTCTTTAGATGAGTTTGCTATGCAGGAAGAAGATGGTAACTATTCTGTTAAGGATGTACAAGTTGACACTATCCATCACGATGCTGTTACTCAGCAGGTTTGGGTAGTTGACCAGCAGGCTTGGACTGAAACAGTTGCAAGTGGTTGTTAATTAACTTGTACTCAAAGTATAGACGATTTTAATTATAAAGTCAATACCAAAAATAAAACCTTTTGAAGAAAATTTAAGGGGATAGAAATATCCTCTTTTCATTGTTAACTATATTGACAACACCACCTTATGTGTGGTAAAATATTTGAAATGGGTTCTGGAAATTCTCCCATCAAAAGAGTTAATATCATAGGAGGAAAATATATAAGTGAATAAGTTTATTAAGAAGTTATTTACTGTTGCAATGACCTTATCTATGACAATGCCAAACTTATTAAGTGTTGTACATGCTTATGAACCATTAGAGTATGGTAAAGCAGAACAACAAGCAAGTGATGGTAATGCCCTTTTAGATGTAAAGGGTACAGATGTAACAGTAGAAACAAGTGGTTCTGAACAAACAGTTTCAGGAAACGATGGAACTCGTCAAGAAATTGCTAAGGGTTCAATTATCAAAGCCACTGGAGTTACATATTTCGTAGCGTTCCACAAAGATGGTAGTTATGAAACATTTACAGGTGATGTAGAGTATCAAACAAATGAGAATACTGCATACGTATCAATCGTTGGTGGAGTTAGTCCGACACATTCACGTAAAAAGCGTTCAACTGGTGATGTAAACAGTTTAGCAGTAGGTGACACATTTAGTGGTACATTTGGTACAAGTAATACAAACCCAGATGTAGGAAGCCAAACTTTCTATGTAGATGCAGTTACAGGTTTATTAGCGCAGGTTTCAGACCAGATTATCGGTTCTCAATATGTAACATGTGCAGAACCTGGATATGTAGGTTTAACAAATATTAATGCTTGGTCATTAGGTAGAAAAGCAGAGTATATCTACAATGCAACAGTAACAAGTGTTGCACCAGATGGAACAGTAACAATGTCTATTGATGTTCCTCATTATTTAAAACCTGGAACTAATGAAGAGGCGACAGGTTGGAACTTAGCATTAGGTACAGTACCATATCAGAGATGTGTTGGTACTTGGACAATTAAGACAGCTCCTCGTGCAGTACAGATGTATGTAAGAGTAGAAAAGTCAAATGGTAATCCAGACATTACAAAGAATAACCAATGCTATGCACAAGATTTATCTGGTGCAGTATATGGAGTATTCCGTGATTCTACTGCAACAACTTCAAAGGTTGGAGAAATCACAACTGACGCTAATGGTGTAGGTGCATTAACAGATATTACAGTCAATGCAGGTGAAAATCTTTATGTTAGAGAACTAAAAGCACCTAAAGGATTTGCCCTAGATACAAAAATTTATACAGTTTCTTCTTTAGCAACAGCGGCAGATGGTTGGTATGTACGTTCAACAGATATGCCAATGAATGACCCAGTTGCAATTAAATTAACTAAGAAGTCTGCCGATAAGGTAGAAAATCCAGCATCACTTGAAGGTGCAGAGTTCACTGTTAAGTACTATGCAGGTCAGTATACTAAGGAAACACTTCCTGAAAATGCTACTCGTACATGGGTTATTAAAACTATCAAGAAGGGTAATATTTATCGTGCATTGTTAGGTGATGAATATAAGGTTTCTGGTGATGAGTTCTATTTAGATAATGGACTACCAACACTTCCGTTGGGTACTATTACTATTGAAGAAACTAAAGCACCAGAGGGATATACTCTTGCTAACAAGACATTAAATCAAGCTGGTACTGAAATCTCTGACGGAGTTGCACTCTTCAACATTGAACACGATGCACAGGATATTCCTCAGTTAGTTGGTGGTAACGAATACACAATCGAAGAGGGTGTATCTCGTGGTCAATTCAACACAACTAAGGTTGATAGTAAGACAGGTAAGGCATTAGAAGGTGCTAAGTTCAAGATTGTTAATAAGAACAATTATGATGTTGTTTTAAAGAATGAAAATGATGAAGATTTAGAAGTAATCCCTGCTGGTGGTGAATCTAACTTTACATTTACTTCTGACAAGAATGGTGCATTTACTGGTTGGACAAATATGTTACAAGCAGGTAACTATGCTGTTAGAGAAATCGAAGCACCTAAAAATTATCATACTGCAGAAGATGTAGAATTTGCTATTGAACATGGTAAGACTACTGATGTAACAGTTTCTGATAAAGAAAAAGAACCTAAGTTGGGTACACACGCTCATGAATTTGGTACAGGTAGTAAATTAGTTAAGGAAGGCTTAGTTAAGCTAGAAGATGTTGCTAACTACGAAAATGTACGTTTAGGTAAGTACAACTACATTACAACATTGGTTGCTAAGGGTGCTACAGAGGCAGAAGATGAAGTTATTTATAACAATACACAATTAGTTGATATTACAGATTACAACGGTGAATTAAAGACAGTTGTTGATGTAGATACAACTAAGTATGGCGATAAGGAACTTGTGTTCTATGAAGAATTAGTAAGCATTGAAAATCCTGAATACGGAGTTGCTCACAAGGTTCGTGAAGATAAAGACCAAACAGTTAAGGTAACTAAGATTCGTACTACAATTAAGGACAAAGTTGATGGTGATAACATCATTGATGGTACTAAGACAGAACAAACTGTTATTGACACTATCTCATACTTTGGGCTAGAAGTTGGTAAGAAGTATACTGCTACTGGCACATTGATGAATAAGGCTACAGGTTTACCTATCTTAGTAGATGGTCAACCAATTACAAATACAGTAGAATTTACTGCTACTGAAACAAATGGTAAGGTTGAAGTTCCATTTACATTCAATGCGACATTAGTTGCAGGTAGACGTATCGTTGCATTTGAATCTGTCAAGGATGAAAATGGTATCGAAGTTGGTATTCACGCTGACATCGAAGATATGTCTCAGACATTTGATGTTACAATGAAGTTGAAGTTACAAATCGCTAAGGCTGATAAGGATAACATCAAGCACTTCTTAAAGGGTGCAGAATTTACACTTTTCAATAAGGATGGCTCAGTATATAAAGACATTAATGGTAAAGACGCTATTGGAATTACAAACGAAAATGGTGAAGTTGAAATGAATGTTGTATATACAGTAGATAACGAAGGTGCATATGTTATGGAAACAAAAGCACCAGAAGGTTATGAAATCTCTACTGAAAAGTATCCTGTTAAGTTGACAGGTAAGGATACATTAGGCGTAGACTTAATTAAGATTACTGTACTTGATGAGGCTATCATTATTCCACCAACAGGTGTTGAAACAAATCCAATCTTATGGTTAGGTTTAAGTTTCGTAGCACTTGCAGGTGTTGGAATGGTACTATTTCTCAAAAAGAATGGTAAGTAATTGATGATACTAGAGAGGGCTAGTAACCCTCTCTTTTATTATACTCCCCAGAATATGAGAGACCTTGGCGTGGTTGGGGAGCTTTAAACTAACATCTTAGAAAAACAATAAGGAGATTAATTGTATGAAATTTGTTTTAGGCAAGACTCCAGAAGAACTTGCAAAAGAAGAAAGTCAAAGAATGACAGAGATTGCTGAAGAAGTACAAAAGAGAGAAGCAATCAGAAATAGTAAATTATTAGCATTAGAGAGAAAAAAGAAAAAGAATAAGTTAATTGTAAAGGTTTTACTTGGTGCATTTACAGCAATATTCCTTTTATGGGGAACATTTAATACATTCTTTAAACATCAATTAACACCAAGAGATGTACAGGAAGTTATTAATCAAACAGTCAATCAATTCCCTACTGCGGGTTTAGAGGGATATATTAGGCAAAACTTTAATGCTTGGTTTAATAAAGGAACATCACTTAAAGATGGTGATGTAGAAAGTCTAACCCCAGAATTAGATTCACTGTCCATTGATGCTACAATTCCAATCAATTCTAATGTAATCAGAACATACTTTTCTGTGGATATTACAGTAAAACACAAGGACAGTAAAGATGGTTCAGGTAATGTAGTTACTGCTGGGCATAGTGAAAAGAGTAGATATACTTTCTATTTACCTATTGAGTATTATAGTAACTATAATGACCAAAATCAAAGAACTGTAAGTGGATATAGACCTGTGGAACAGTTATCTCTATACACATTAAATAGAATTGATACTCCAGAAGTTAAGGAAAATGACTTGCTCGCATTTAGTGGTGAATTAGAAAGTAAGGATGTCATGGAATCTGCTAAGATTAAGGTTACAAAGACATTAGAAGATTTGTTCGAAGGAAGAGATACATCACAAGATTTCTTAAACTATTTAACTTTCAATAACTATGGTGCTAAGTTTAGTAGTGTAAATGATTTCAAGATGTATCAACAACCAAATAAGTTAGGTTATAATGCAAAAGTAACTTATACAATAATTACAAAGGATGGTTTTACATACACAACTTCTACATATTTACTCGTTGCTAAATCAGATAAGACATGGGTAATTAAAGGAAGTCTATAAGAGAGGTAAACATTTATGAGTGGAGAAACACGTATTATAGTAAATACATTAGCTGTTATAGTAACAGTTCTACAATGTATTGTTTTAGAAAGACATGGAGTTCCTTTTTGGAAAGGGTTAATTCCTATTTATGGTCAATATATCTTTGCACGAGATGTAGCAAAAGCACCAGAGTGGGGTAAAAAGAGTGTTATACTTTCAATGGTTGTTATAGTATTAACAGTATTATTGTTGATTGTTTGTGGTGGTGTATTATTTAAAGCAGTAACAAACAATAATCCTACATATGGAAGTCTTGTGCTATTCAGTATTATAGCATATTTTGCAATTATGTTTGTGCTATTGATTTATGCTTTAAATATTTCTAAGCACATTTATTCCTCATATAATGAAATCCATGGTCATGACCAGATTTATACATACATTGCAATGTTTATACCTATCATTGCCTTTACATACTACGTTTTAATGAAAGATGGAGAGGGAATACAAAATGGGAAAGATTAAATATATTAGACCACTAATTGATGGCGGTTGTTCTGAGTGCAGTGCAAGTGAGGAAAATGTAGGAAAGAGAAGATGTCGTCATGTATTAGAAACTGCTAATATAACTGTGGTTGAAAAGAGTGATAATATGAGTTGGATTGACATTGATGGAAGAATTGAGGGAGAAGATTCAACATTCTCAATCAAAGCATCCACTAAAGAAATTCAAGACTACATAAAAGAGTTATCTACCACACTAACTAAGAAAGAAAAGAAAGAAATATTAGACTACTTCCAGAATGAGTAAGTTTACTAAGAGAATACGTGGTAGAGTAACGCACGCTGCAAACACTTACAAAAAAGACATCCAAAAGAATTTCAAACACTGGAAGATAATGACCAACAGAAAACTAAACCATTTTGTTACTTGGGCTAAAGGTGCAGGTAGATTAACTCTGATGTTAATAGGACTAGTACCTATTGGATTGATTGTATTAAATATTTCATTTTATTTAATTGCAATTGGTCAGACAGTTGGTTCTAGCCCACATTTCTACTGTGATGCAAAAGCAAGTGATGAAGTAAAATCAACAGAACAGTATCAACAATATTGTAAAGGTTTTGGCTCGGTAGGTGGCAACAATAGTAGTATTGCAGAGGCTGCAATATCACTAGCTACAACAGATGAAACGGTTGGTGGAAGAAAGATTAACTGGTCAGCTAATGGTTTTGGGGATGTGGAAGCGTATGCTACTAACTCAAATTATACAGTAGGAACATTCTTGGATAAAGTTCCAAAAATTGTACAGACTGCACAAGAACTTAAATCTGATGGCAAGAGAAACACAGTAACATGGTCATTACCATTCTACGCATCATGTGACTTAACAACTTCAATGGCAGTTCTATGGAGTGGTGCTGACGATAACTTTCCAATGACATTGGGTGGTTTTGAACTATTTAGTGGTGGAAAAGGAAGTATTACTGGCTACCTAGTAAATGGTGGAGGAGATGGTAAGTGGAAACAAGTTCCAAAAGGAGAAAAGATATTGCCAGGCGATATTGCAATGGGTAATAACCATGGTGGTTATCAACACGTTTGGATGTATGTAGCAACATGGGAAAACGGTACTTGGACTGATAATTCACTAGTACAAAAGAAATATCCAGGCAGTACTGCAAATACTTATCAAGGTTCTTATCTTGACTACTATGCAAGTTTAAGTGATATTGGAAATCCATGGACTCTTGCTGACGTGGTTTATAGATATGTTGGCACACCAGATGAACAAAGTGCCTTCAGGAGTATTAAGTAATATGAGAAAGATTAAGAAACCAATTATTATTGGTATTATGGTTGTAGGAGTGTTAGTTGGTGCTATATTACTATACACTCTTGCACCACATAAAAAGGTAGTTGATATTGAAACAGAAGTACCTAAACCTGTTCAACCTACCACAGAACCTTCTGTACAAGAAGAATTGACAGATAGTGAACTCAATAATCTGTATAGAGAGTTGTTTATTGCTAGGTCTAACGCAAGTGATGGTGTTGGTATTATAGAACAAAAGACTATAAAGGGTATAACTTATAGACTATCAAACGATAATAACTATTTAATTAAAGAATTAGGAAACAAAGAATACATCTATAAGAATGGTGTATGGGAAGAATATACAACTTCAAAAGTTGAAGATGTAGGAACGATAACAAAGGAAGAAGTAATTAATAAGTTAGGAAATCTATCTAATGTGGTAACCACATACTCAAAGTTAGAGGGTGTTACAGGTGAACCATACAATGATTTCTTGCACTATTTCTACAGTACATATCCAGATGTAGATTTCAATGAAATAAGAGTATATTCTATTAATGATGTAAATTTATGTGCAGTTGTTTCAAGAGATAATAGTATTAAGGTGTTTATTGGTAATAAAACTTATGAATTAACATCACTATCTTTTGAAGAATATAAAGAAATTGTAAACATGTTAAATGTTTCATATTAAAGAGAAAGGTAGAGGGTGAGAATGAGATTAAAGAAGATATTTACAAACCTAATGCTTATCTTGGTGATACTACTCACCAGTCTACAAGTAAGTGCAGGTAGTGGGTTTAAGGAAAAAGATGGATTATTTACCAAGAACCTAGAAGAAGTTTTTGAGAATACAAACAGTGGTAGTTTAGCAACTAAACACACATATCCTTTTGGAGATGCTGATATTCAGATTAATCAAGTTGGATTTGACTTATTATATGGTGTGAGTAGAGATATTGTTAGATATGTTGGTGAGATACCTTATAGTAATACTCATGATTCAGATGGCAATGCTTATTCAGGCATGAGAAACTTGCCATATCAGAAGAATAATCCATCTATTGATAATGAAGATTATTGGGGAAAAACAGGATTAGAAAATAAAGAACAAACAATTAACTCATTAGAAGCAGTTAATGGAGAAAAGGTAGTAAGTTTAAGATTGTTTGCTTTGGCTAATGTTGGGGGTATTCCTTTTGGTTGGGTATATTCTATCTTATCACTATTTACTAGAATAACTACATCCGTTATGGGTATCATTATCCAATTAAAGAACATTAACATTAGTGTAATTATGGATGCATTAAAGTTGGATAAGGTAAATGAGTTACTTGTGAAGTTGTTTGTTGTTTCAGATGGTGCAGATGGTACATTACGACTAGCACCAGCTATGATGTTCGCATTAGTTGCGTTGGTCATTTCAGTCATTGCAACAGCATTTAACTTTATATTTGGGCACACTAAGTCAAAGGATATTTTTAGTGATGTATTTGTTGTTGCAATAATTGGGTTTATTATTGTTGGCACAGCACTTTTAGGAAAACCTACAGAGATTGGTACGTCATTATCAACATTTGTGAATAAAGTATTGATAAGTGCCAATCCAACAATGCAAGATGGCACAATTTTCTATACAAGTATTACAGGTGGAGATACAAATAGAACAAATGCTACAATTGAGATGTCCTCAGTAAATAAAGCATATATTGATTCTCAAATCTGTACACAGTTTGGTGTTGATGATATTAGTGAATTGTCATTCAAATCTCTTGGGGATGAAAATGGAATCATTGCTACTAAGTACTTAGAGGGATATAGTGAGTCAGACCAAACTACAGTTGATAAGAACTTAGGATACTATTTTTGGTTTGCTAATTCTAGTGCTAAAAAGTTGAGTAAGAATGAACTTCCAACAATTTCGGAAACACAGGACTCTAAATTATCCTCAATGGTAACTTATTTGCAGGTGTTATATAACAATGGAAATGATGAAGTAAAGTCTAACATTACTAATATTATGTTATCCTTAGCTAGACCATCTATCGGATTTGGCATTGTTAAAATGCTACTATTGATGGCTACATTTGGTCTAATGGCATACTGTCTTGCTAAATATGCATTTAAAGTAGCGATTGCTAAGATGAGTATTTTGTTAGGAGTACTTGCTATGCCTATTGCGGGTATTTTAATTCTAACAACAAATAAGAAAGCAGTATCTATTGGTAAAGGTTTACTTGGAATATTCCTAGTGGCAACAATTAAAGTAACTATCCTAAGTATTTTCTTTGACCTGATTATATTTGTGGTATCACTAATGGTTACAGGTAATATTATATTCTTAGTAATTGCAATCGTATTCCTTGCTATTATGATGAAATTTAATCCACTTATTGAACGTTCTATTGATGATATTTTACGTGGATACGAAAGACAATTCTCACCAGAATCAGCTAAACTAAAGAGTGATGCTAAGATTTGGGCTAGACAGAAGTTACATTCTGTTAAGGAAGATGCAGCTAAGGGTAAGAAAGTTGTTGTTGGATACGAAGAAGATGGTACTCCAATCTTTGCTACTAAGAGCAATGGTGTGGTATCAACACTTGCTGGCATGGGTGAAAATATGTTGCAGGAAAATCCAATCAATACAAAATCTACATTTGATATTATTGCAGATGGATTTAAGAAGATTGGTGCAAATAAATCAAGTGTCAATAGTGCTTTACGTTCTTCCGATGCAAGTGCTTATGTAGACAAGATTAGAGCAGTGGAAACCGATATTGCCACACAGGCTGTTGCAGAAACTAATGGTGCATTTAATATGGAAACTGGTGTTGCAAATTATTCATTAATGAATGATACAGAAATTGCACTACACAAAAAGTACTTAAATGCTCAGAAGTTAGAAGATTCTATTCAAAGGTCATTTACATATTATAATGATAGAGTAGGTGGTCTAAGTGTAGAGGAAGAAAACGAAAGACAAAGACTAAGTAAAGAATTGTCAGATAAGAAAACTGCTACTCAGAAAGCCAAGACAACGTTACAAGATGCTATGATAGAAAACAGAAAGTTGAAAGCACAGGAAGAAAAGTATGATGAACTCAAAGAGAATTATACTGGTCTATTGAAGAGTGTTGATACTAAGGATAGAACACAAGTTAAGGATAGAATGTTACTTGATAAGAAGTTATGGGCTTTAGAAAACCATAGGGTTGCATCAAGCCAAGAACTTACAGAGGTCGATAATATGGCAGTTGTAAAACAGATGAACTCTATTGAATATCATAACAATAGAACTAAGTCTGGAAAACTTGTAGATAAAGTAAGAACTAAGGGTGAAGTTGTACAAAAGACAAGTGAGGAAATGTATAAGGACTTACTTGCAGGTGCAAAGGAAACTTGGAAGAAAGAAAATGGGTTGGATAAGGATTCTAAACCAGTATTCTCAATTAAGGGCTTAGACAGTGTTCAAGATGAGAATACTCCTACTAATAAGGTGGATACTGCGAGAGAAATGTTCCAACAACCAATTGATATTGATGATGACGAATAGGGGTAGATTATATAAGTCTACCTCTTTCTCTTTGTAGGAGGGAATTTAATTGATAAAAAAGATACTAAAAATGAAATCCGAGGGGTTCATGGGTAGAACACACTTTTTACTATCCATGATACTTTTACTTGGATTGATGTTACTTCCTGTAGATATTATACAGGACTATGCTACTCAATTAAAGAGTAGTTGGTTACAATTTATTGTTGGAATTGTTATATTTGTTGGTGGTACTTTATTTGTGGATTTAGATGATGTGCATAACTCTGCATATATGCTAGGCCCATTATCTACAATATTCACTTTGTTTATGCAGACTACAAGTAAAACTATCTGGACATTGTATCATGGTAAAAAAGATAGACCCCCAGTTAATAGAGAGGGTAAACCTACTCAACACAGATACTTATGGCATACAGCAGTTGTAGCAATTGGGTTATTTTTACTGTTTCATTTTGGACTACCCGTTGGCAACTATACAATATTTGCAAATATAAAGACAAGTATTGAGATTGGAGAGTTGGATAAGTTCTTACTAAATAACTCTGCCCTTACTTTATTTATCATTCTGGCATTTATGTCAGCATTTATTGGTAGTGCTATGATACTATCTAGCATTAATAAGATAGTAAAAGTACCAAAATATTTGCGTTATATATTACCAACTGTTGTTATAATTTACATATTTACTACAACTTATACAAACATAAGATTGTTAGGTGAGTTATTTGCTTTTGGGTATTTTGCACATCTATTTGAGGATTCCTTTTCAGATAGTGGTGTTTGTTTATTTTTCCCATTCCCATTCTTCTGGGAAGGAAAAGTGTGGAAGAAAATTAGATTATTACCTATTACAGTAACTACTGGTGGTACAGTAAATACCATTATAGACCTAGTTGCAGGTGTGGGAGTAATCATACTGATGATTGTAACAATTACAAACTGGTAGGAGATAATTTATGACAAAGGTAAACTTTAGGGAATATATTGACTGTTCCGACTACATAGAGAAAAAATTAGAATATTTACATGGCCTATGTGAAAGTAGGGGGTTAGAAGATGACGACTTCGACATCGGTATCTGTATTTATCCATGTGAACGTGGTGTAGATGACGATGAAGCAGTATTAAGACTAATTTTCCATTATAAATACCTACTTGCAGGGAAGTTTGAGTGTGCAGTATTTAAAGATTCAAAGATTCAAAAATTAGAATACACACCGGAGGTAGAAGCATTTCTCCTTAGAGACGGAAATGACTATAAGTATGCTGTGGCAATTAATGGGGCAGTTATCGAAGAAGATTTAGTAAGTTTATATCTTGAAAAGGGTATTGAACCTTGTGTTGATATTATATTAAAAGAAATTGGAGAATAGTATATGACATACAGATTAATTGATGAAGAAGTTGGTATCAGTGAATTAGAAGGAATGGTACATGAATGTTCTTCATATGATGACAGTTTAGAAGAATATTACTACTATGAGAATGACGAATATTTTTTCAGAGCTAGATATAATGATGATATGATGAGTGCTGTACGAGCAGTTTGCTTTGGACATTATAATTACATGGATGACTATGTTAGAGTTAATGCCTATGGTAATTTAGATTCTAAGTCTAGTTATGATTATAAGAGTGAATTAATGGATAACCAAGAGGAAATTGTTGAAAGATACGCTGAAATGTTAGAAGATAACTCAGTGTCAGAATTTAAACACTTATTTGAAGAAGTTGAAGACGATGAATAATTAAACTAATTGGGGGAGGAAATTAATTTTGGAAAAGTGGTATTACTATAAACGAGCAGATATTACCATTGGGGAAAAGCAAGTAAAACACTATGCTAGATACCTTTTGGTAGGTCTGTTAGTAGGACTTGTAAGTAGTAGCATTGTAGGATATAAGTATAGAACACAGATATATGACTATGTAGTAAATCCTAGTGCCATACTAACAGAAAAAGAGATTACAGTTGATGTTGGCACAGAGTTAGATGTTAAAAAGTACTGCATTGTTGATAATGATAAGGTGAGTGTGTCCTACCCAGACACACCAAAACTAGATAAATTAGGGGAATATGATTTGGTATATACATCTAAAAACTCTGTAAGGGAAACAAAGTTACACCTAAAGGTTAAGGTAGTAGATAAGGAAGCACCAACTATTAATTTAACACAAGATAGTTTGGTATTGACAAGAGATGTAGATACACAGACATTTGATTCTAAGAATTATGTGGCATCTGTGGTAGATAATTATGATAAACCAGAAGATATTACAGTTGAATATCCAACTAACTTAGATTTTTCAAAGGATAGTGTGGAATGTAAGTATGTTGCAAAGGATAAGTCAGGTAACGAAAGTAGTAAGACATTGGTAATTGCAGTTAAGGATAAACCAGTAGAACCTACACCTGTAGAGCCTACTCAGCCTTCATACGTACAACCATCTTATGAACAACCAACATATACAGAACCTACATATACTCAACCAAGTTATTCACCAGGCACTGACATTGTAGGGGTACATCCTGTATCTGTGCCTATTGGAACAAGTTTTGCTGTATTGTCAGACCAACTTACAAGTGGGGTATCATCTGGATATTCTGTTTCAGTTAATTTTGCATCAGTAAATTTAACAGTTGCAGGAACATATACAGTTACATTTACAAATACTGCAGGTACTTCTGTAAGTACTACAGTAACAGTTTATTAAGGAAAGGAACTATAATATGGATTTAAGAAAAGAACGAGAACTATTATTTGACAGAAATTTTAATGTCATTGATGAAGATACAGAATATCGAGTTATTGAATTTTGCGAGGAATTAACTAGACTTTCTGGTATTCAATGCGTTACAAATGGTGGTGCAATGTTTGAATATGTCGAACGTGTATATAATAGTGTAGTAAACAATGTCTAAACTTCATAAGTGCAAACATAAGGGGTGTAAAAATAAAACACAATATATGTTTTGTTTTACCCATAAAGATGATATTTATACGGATGTTTGCAAGATACATGGTAAGACAAAATTTCAAAATTACCACTGTTTAAAGTGCCAAGAATTAAAGAAACCGAAGTACTCAAAAAATAAACAGGTTTTATCTTGTTTAGATGAGATATTTGGCAAGAGATTGAAACACAAGACAAGGAAATACCAAGAACGATATATTCAACGCATAGGTAATGTGTCAGGAATATATGGTATCTTTGTTAAAAAAGGTTCTGGATTAGGGAAATGTCTATATGTAGGTCAGAGTGTTAATGTTGCAACTAGGGTAAAACAACATAAAGAGAACTTTAAGAAAGCACAAAGACACTTAATTGGGTTAAAAACATGGAATAAGAGATTAAAGGTATATAAGGTAGAATATAAGTATTACGAGATGGCTAAGAAGTATAACTTGTCAGATTTAAAGTTTGTAAGACTATGCACAATACCTAAAAAGTATTTACAAACCACAGAGTTTAAGATGATAATTACTTATATGGAACAGTTTATGATGGATGTTTATAAGCCAACATTGAACACATTTGCTGCACGACCAACTTGTTAGTATTTTTGACGTTGTGCATGTTATAGTATTGACAATGTATACGTAATATCATATAATGATAAGAAAGGGGAAACACGACATGTACGAAGAGAGAAATCGTAAAATCAGGGAAAATGGCAAAGCTACCAGAGAAAGACATGCCCAGATGGATTGTCGTGTTTTCTCTGGTAAGATTCGAGAGGATAGGCTATCTAAGGCAAAGTTAGAAAAGTTATATCGTTGTTTCTTAGAGGGAAAGTGGTTATATAATGCAGTCGTAGCAACTGATTCACTATCTCTTGAAGATACATCTCATGTTCAGGTTAAAGTCAATGGTTCTTTTGAAACCAGAGAAATTAATACACTTTCAGTTCAAATGAAACAATCTGTAGTCGATAGTGCAAAGCAGAATGTCTTCAATCTAGCCAAGGCTAAAAGGAAAGGTTTAAAAGTTGGAAAACTTCAATACAAGCACGAGTGCAACGAGATTAATTTGAAACAATTTAACCATACATATAAGATAAAGGGTAAAAACAAGATTCACATTCAGAACATTGGTGTTTTAGTTGTAAATGGTCTTGAACAGATTGATTTAGATGAAGTAGAGTTCGCCAACGCTAAACTTATCAAGAAACCATCAGGTTTCTATATTCATCTAACCGTCTATTCAAAGAAACCACCTCAGTCCAATACTGAAAAAGAAGTTCTCGGTTTAGATATGGGAATTAAAGACCAATTAACGTTTTCTAATGGAGTTAAGGTAAACTTTTACTTGGAAGAAAGTGAACAACTGAAAGGATTGATGAGAAAATTATCTCGTCAGCATAAGGGTTCTAACCAGTACAAGCAAACCTTGAACCGAATTAGGAGAATTTATGAGCATCAAAACAACAAAAAAGCAGATGTGGGTAATAAACTAAACTCAGTTTTAAAGAAAAACTACATCATCTGTTTCCAAGATGAGTTATTAAACTCTTGGAGACGCAAGAAAGTTACGGGTAAATTTAGTTTTTATAAACAGGTGCAACATGGGATTTTAGGTCGAGTTAAGAGTAACTTGAAGAAGAACAGTTCTAATATTATGTTGGAGAGTTCTGTTCCAACAACTCAGACTTGTCCTGAATGTGGGTGTCTGACAAAACATAGTTTAGATAAAAGAATTTACCATTGTAATCATTGTGGATTTGAGAACGCGGACAGAGATATTCACTCCGCTAATATGATGGTACTTCTGAGCGGGTATGGAACGTATCGCTCGTTAAACACGGATACTGTTAGCACCGAGAAGATGGTTAGTCTTTTGACCAATCTATCTAATCTCGGTGTGGTAGTTACTACCGACAGTATGGAAACACACTGTATTTAGACGGTGTGTAGTTCACAATTACATATATGGAGCAATTAAGTGAATGTTTTACCGATTATGATGGATGTCTATAAGCCAACATTGAATACTTTTGCGGCTAGACCATCATACCGATAAGTTATCCTATTTAATTAATGAGGAGAAGTATACTATGAAAAAGTTTAAATTTAAACCGTTTATTATTCTTGTATTAGTTGGTGTACTTATGTTTTCTTTATACAACCTGTTTTTAATATATAAACAGAACGCAGACGAACAAAGGGCACTTAATTCTATCAAGAATGTAATTGATACAAAAGAAACAACTATATCAGCAGGGGATATTACTATTCCTAAACTTTCATTACAAACAATCACAAAGGATGATTTAGCGAGAATGAAAGAGGTAAACTCTGATGTAATTGGATATTTAGAGTTTGACAGTGGGTTAATTAGTGAACCTGTTGTACAAACAACAAACAATTCATACTATCTGTACCATGACATTAATCATGGATATAATGATTTTGGAACAGTGTTTATGAATAAAGATAACAAATTAGATGATACTAATTTAGTCGTTTATGGGCATGCCGGTGTATATGCTGGAACACAAAAGTTTTCTAACCTAAATACTTTATTAGGAAACTATGACGAGTATAAGAAAAACAGTTATCTAACATTCTATACAGAAAATGAGGTTAGAAGATACCAGATTAGTTATATCATCAAAAATAATGATTTAGATGCATTTAACCATCAAACATTAAACTTTACAGAGCAGATGTTACAAGATTGGTTAGAATTTGCGAATAGTCATACATCTGTTACAAGTTTAAACCCTATTCATCAAGGGGATAAATTCATTACTTTACAAACATGTATTCACGGTGGTGGAGATGATAAGGTAATTGTAATTGCAAAGGAAATTTGGAGAGGAAGTTATAATGATTAACGTTTTATTAGGAATTTTTATTGTGGATACCATTCTTAGAGGTATCCTATTTAATGAGATTGGTATTAAGTGGTGGAAAGCAGTAATTCCACTATATAATAAGTTTGTATTGGGTAAAGCAGTTGAGGATAGCTCATTAGGGCTTATTGTAGCACTTCTTACACCAATCTTCTATACATATTACGTATTCTGTCTAGGTGTAGAAATGTTTATTTTACGAACATATAGCACACAGGCTACAATTGGAGATACAACAAAGTTGGAAGTCTTAGTGCCGAAGAGTGTTGCTACACTATCTTTATATACAAAGTATTGGCTACTAGTATTTATTGTTGGAATGATTGCTTTATGGTTAGGCCTAATGTATAAGTTTAGTAAGAAGTACACTAAGAAGTGGTCAACTATCTTATGGGTAATCCCACCAATCGGCTATTTATATAGCATTTTACATTTGAAAAAGGTTGGTAAGAAATAATGAGTAGAGTTACTGATTTACTTAGATTACAAGATGCAGAAGTAGTCAGAAACTCTTTTTATAGACACCCTAAAGTAACGCCGAATATTGAAAAGTATTCAGACCATATTGTAGTTAAGACGATTGATAACTCTTGTGAACTATATAAGTTAGAAGAGGTTATCTTATATATTATTGCAGATTTTAAGTTTGCACCAGTATGGTTGGTACAACAATGGTTTGATATATACCATCGAAGTGATTACTTTCAATCAATATTAAATTGGATTGAGGTTGGACTTGTTTGGACAGAAACAACCTCAATGGGAGTATATGTTAGACCTACTAAGTTCTTGTTAGATTTATTTCAGATAGAGAATGATAACTATATATCTGTACCTTTTGGGTTATTAAATCATACAGTATCGGAAGAACAGATGATTTTTGACTTACACATGGGTAATAAGAAATCTGAGATGTGGCAAATTATCAAAGAGAAAGAGTTACTACCTGTATATCACCCTCTTGGAATTACTTGTAGTGGTGAAGTGGGAACATTAGCTCTAAGAGAAACACATTTTAGATTAAATAGATATGATACAAAGGAATTAGTGTCAAGAGATAGGGAAATCATGTCAGAGATTGAAAGTGGTGCAAAGTTCACTACAGAGTTCTCTGATTTTACTGCTTTCCCTATTGTATCTGTTTATGGTAAGAAAGTTATCGTTCAAACACCAGATGTTATTATTCCACTACCTAGAAAAGATGGTAAGGCTCAGTCCTTTGCGATTGAAATTGAGTTAAGTCCAAAGACAAAGCAGAAGTATGAACAAATTATGCAAAATTACAAAGATAACATCAAGTTCGGAACATTGTTATACTTCTGTGGTACTGCCCGTATTGCTAAACTGGTTAGAGATGCATTTGATGTTGTTGGGGGATTGGGAAGTTGTGAATTATACTTATTACCATATACACCACCTGCAATGCAATTATCTAACTACTCTATCTCTGACGAAGAGGAACAAGGTAAGTTATTATTAAAGACTGGGGAGATGATTCAATGAAGCTGAGAGACATTATATTCTCCCTTTTAGTCCTTGGGATTGTAATAGTATTCTACCCTGTTAGAATTGTGGGAAATAGTATGTTTCCAACACTTCACAATGGAGATTTAGCATTATGCAGTAGGTTCAGCAATATTGATAGATTTGATGTAGTTGTAGTCAATGTGGATAATGTTAAAATCATTAAGAGGGTAATAGGACTACCTAATGAAACGATTGAGTATAGGGATAATAAACTTTATATCAATGGAGAACAGGTGCAAGATAATTATAACAATGGATATACAAAAGACTTTAAGTATTCTCTTAAGGATAATGAGTACTTCTGTTTAGGAGATAATAGAGAGAATAGCAAAGATAGTAGAGAATATGGTGGATTTACAAGAAATCAGATAGTGGGAGAAAAGTTGTATGAAATTACCAAAAAGTAAAGGTGTAAGACGAGAGAGTTCCAGTGGTTCTTCTGGTGGGGGAATTGGACTTCCATCTGGAATTGGAACAATGATATTCGCAATAGTAGGTACAGCATTTTTTATCGGTCTAGCATTATTTATATTGCTAGGTGGGGTAAATCAAGTGAAACTGTTTCAGACAATTTCAAACCTTGGTATCTCTATTGCACAATTTATGAGCAATCTTATTAATAAGATTAGATTTGAGATTACAGATACAGGAATTTATTTAAGACCATAATTCCTGATATAAAAAGGAGTGGAAATTATGGAAAGTGTATTCTATATAAAACTAGGGGTTGGGGTAGCATTTATAGTTATCCTAACTCTTTTTAATATTATAAAGTCTAGGAAGATGACAGTAGCAATTGCAATACTTATTCAATCCTTAACGATACTTACTGTGTTATTAAATACATGGTTGCTTATTGGGGTTGTGATTGGCTTTGTTGCATTGTTATATATCAGATACCAAAGAAGATTTGTAGAAGAAGAAGTAAGTTACTTAGATTACAATGACAAAGTATTAAGTGTTTCTGGTGCAATCAATAAACTAGAAAAGCGAAAAGATAAAGAAGTTGTTATTGGTGAGATATTACCTACGAACTACAAAGAATTAAAGTTAAATAACAAAAAGATTGGTTTAAATGATGATACCCTTAGTGGTCATACACTCGTAACTGGGGCAAGTGGTTCAGGTAAGTCCTATCTAATTAAGTCTATTATGAACCAACGTATAAAAGATGGTTATTCTATTGCTTTCTTCGATTATAAGGGAGAAAAGGACATCGTAGACCATCTAAGAAGTATTGCAAATGCATTAAATGTAGAGTTCTATGAGTTCTCTATTGACACTTGTGATTTCTGTTATGACCCTCTTATTAACTTAAATGAAACTGGTAAGGTTGAGGCTTTAATGAATACTAGACGTTGGGATGTTAGTGGAGCAGATGAACATTATAGAACATCTACTCAATTAGCAATTCAGAACGCTATTAGAAAGTATGATAAGTGGAGAAAACAGACAGGAGACCCAAGAAACTATCTTGAAGGTTTGTCTGACTTCTTAACAAATTATAAAGCTGAACCGAATGAGAGAGATGGTTTATACACTCTCCAAAAGCAGTTAGAGATACTCATGACTTCAAGAGCAAAGTATCTATTTGCACAGGATAAAAAGCAATTTAGTTTTAATACTAATAAACAGTTTGTTATCTGCTTTTCTTTCGTATCTGCAAATAAACAGTTAGCAACTAGTCTAAGTTCAATGATTTTCCAAGACTTGATGGACAGAGGTACAAGACAGAGATACTCTCCTAAACTGCTTTTAGCAGTCGATGAATTTGGTACAATTGAGAATAGTACTATTATCAAAGACTTACTAGAAAAAGGTAGAAGTGGTGGTATCCAGATTGTATTCAGTCTATTAGATATTAACCAGATTGCTATGTCAAGTGGTGAATACTTTGTACAATCAATATTGGGAACAATTAATAACTTTGTTATCTTTGCAGGTGCAACTCAAAAGACAGCAGAAATGTTGGCAGGGGTACAAAAGTTTGATAAGAGTTTTGATATTATGTCATTGAAAAAGCCACAAAACGGTAAATCACCAACTGCATTATTTATATCAAAGTTTCAATTATTGTCAAAGAATAGAAACCAAGAGGTATTTAGAATAATACCTTATAGTTTTAATATCAATATTAACAATAAAGAAGAACAAGAAGAGAGTAATGTAGTAGATTTAACAAAGGTTTCAACCCCTCTACCAGTTGAAACAAATAAGATTGTAGATAAGGTGGAACAACCAGAGGAAAAGGTCGAGAAGTTAAGTGTAAACAATATTGACCAATTTCTATAAAGATTGTAAGTAATTTTGCAATTTCCAAAACTATACAAATAACAGGAGAAAAATTACATGAAGTTTATTAAAAAGAGAGATGGTCGAAGAGTTAAGTTCGACAAAACAAAGATTCAAAATGCTGTAGAGAGTGCTTTTAATAGTGTAGATGGTGAATTAACTGAATACGCTAAGGAGAAAGCTCTTAATGTTGCAAATTTTATTGAAACAGAAGTATTAAATAATACTAAAGAAATGATTTCTGTTGAGGATATTCAAGACATGGTAGAAAATGGTTTAATGTCTACTAAGAGAAAAGATGTAGCAAGAGAATACATTAAATATCGACATGATAGAGATTTAGTACGTAGTCATACTGATAGAGAAATCTTAGACCTTGTTGGGGGAAACAATGAGGATTGGGCTACAGAAAATACAAATAAGAACGCAAAGTTAATAACCACTCAAAGAGATTATATTGCAGGAATTGTTAGTAAGGATATTGCTAGTAGATATATTATCCCAAGAGATGTTCAAGAAGCAGAGAACTTAGGTGCAATCTATGTACACGATAAAGATTATCTAGCAGAAGCAACTCGTAACAACTGTGGATTGTTGAACCTAGAAGATGTATTACAGAATGGAACAGTATTAAATGGTAAGTTGATTGAAAAACCACATCGTTTAACAACTGCAACTAATATCGCTACACAGGTAATTGTTGCTGTATCTTCAGCTCAGTATGGGGGAATTTCAGTAACGTTATCGCACTTAGCACCCTTTGTAAATGAATCAAGACAGAGATTCATTAATAAATATAAAGATGCAGGTGTTCCAAAGGAATTGGCAGATAAGTTAGTAGAGATTGACATAAAGAGAGAAATAAAAGATGCAGTTCAAATCTTCAATTATCAAGTAAATAGTATGTCATCTACCAACGGGCAAAGTCCATTTATCTCATTGTTTATGTACTTAGGTGAAGCAAAGACTGAACAAGAAAGAGATGACTTAGCATTACTAATTGAAGAGGTGTTAAATCAGAGAATTGAGGGTATTAAGAATGAATTTGGAGTACCTATTACTATTGCTTTCCCTAAATTAATCGTATGTTTGGATAAGTATATTATGAATGAAAACTCTAAATATCATTATTTAAAGAGATTAAGTGTTAAATGTACTAACCTAAGACTTTGTCCTGATTATGTATCAGAAAAGATTATGTTAGAAAATAAGGGGGATGTATATCCACCAATGGGTAAGTGTAAACTACAGCTCATTTAAAATTGTGTGAACCTCGCTAGAGGGTGTCAGTCTTTTAGGCTGGCTAACAGTTAGGTCTGACACGACTGAGTTCGTGCGACAGATGAGACTGTGCTAAACTGAGTAAGATACTCAGGAAGTTAATCGACCATCCCTGATGAGTGTATGGGAGTAGAGGTAGAGATAAGCACTACCGTTATGTAGGAAACAAAGCATAACTGAAAATCGAAGCGTACAACTATATGTAAAAGCATATAGAAGATATGGTCAGTACCTATAGTGATATAGGATAAAAACGTGTAGAAGTTTCTTAACTCCATGTCGTTTTAATGAAAATCTTTCAAATAACAATACATGGGAAGAAACAAAAGGTCATCAATATTACGGTCGTGCAAATTTAGGGGTCACTACTGTAAATATTCTTTATCCTGCATTAGAAGCGGATAAGGATTTAGACAAGTTCTGGGCATTATTAGATAAATATATGGAACTTGCACACAAAATGCAGAAAGTCCGTGCCGATAGATTATGTAAGACTAAAGCAGAAGTAGCACCTATTTTATGGGTTTATGGAGCTTATGCAAGATTAAAGCCAGAAGATACATTAGAGAAGTTGGTTCATAGTGGATATATGACATCCAGTATTGGGTATTCTGGTCTATATGAAACTGTTAAGGCGTTAACAGGTAAGAATTTCTACGAGGATGAACAAGCAAGACAATTAGGTAAAGACATCTTACAGCACATGAATGACTTATGTAACAAGTGGAAAGTAGAAGAGAATATCGATTACTCTATTTATGGTACACCGTATGAAAGTGGTACATATAGAACTGCAACTAAGATTAAGAAGCAGTTTGGAGAAGATGTATTCATTAAGTTAGATGGTGAAGATAGAGATTTCGTTACTAACTCTTGCCATGTTCCTGTGTGGGTACACATCAATCCATTTGAAAAATTGGCAATTGAAAAGGATTTCCAATTACTGAGTCCAGGTGGATTAATTACCTACATTGAATCTGTAGATATGTCAAAGAATTTAAGTGCTATGGAACAAATAGTAGATTATATCTATGAAAATGTACAGTATTCAGAAATTAATGTAGAGAGTTCGGAATGCGGAGTGTGTGGGGCACATAACATGGTACACATGATAAAACAAGAAGATGGAAGTTTCCAACCTACTTGTACATGTTGTGGTAATACAGATACAGATAAGATGTCTTATGCATATAGAACTTGTGGATATATTTCTTCCTATCCAAAGACAAATAAGGGAAGAAGTCAAGATGTTGGTAATAGATACAAACATTTAGACAATGTAGTATGTGATTAAGGGAGATTAAGTTCTCCCTTTCTTTTACTAGATAAGGAGAATATAAGATGATTGGTAGTATAATAGGTGGATTTATTGGTGCATACTTAGCAAATATTTGTTTTGAAGAAGTAAATAAATTCGAACCAACAAAGAAAGAATCGACTAAGAAATCAACTAAGAAGAAATCAGCGGTTAAGGAAGAAAAGTAGCTATGATTTCCTATAAAGAATATAAGAGATTATTTGAGCAAGATGACGATGGTAGTTTTGTCAATCTTATTATTCCAAAATCAGTTGATGGAGATGAGTTAAACTTAATTGGAAAACATCCAAGAGATTATACACTTGGAGAGATTGTAAGAATGAAGAAGTATTCGGCTGATATGTTTGAATTAGTAGATAAAGATACATTGGGAGAAGAGTGATGGAATATAGAGTACCTGTAACATATAGAGTGTTTGGTCATGTATTTGTAGAAGCTAAAGACAAAGAGGATTTAGTTAAAAAGTTAAAAGATGAGAGATTTGTGAGGGATATGCCACTTGCAACAGATGATGAATATATTGAAGATTCTTACGAGATTGACTTTGAGGCTGAGTTTTCTTCCGAACACGAGAACTTTTATTTAGACGATTAGTTTGCATCTAAAACTATACAATATTTGGTGCAAAATTTATAAATTACCTATTGACAGAAATTGTGAAATTTGCTATAATGAGGTGTGCAATAAGAATTAAATGGGTTGAGTATCAAATAATTTAGGTTGCAACAATTTTCCTTAAAAATAACACAGGCGGGCATAGGTGTTATTTCCTGTAACAAGGTTTCTACTGTACGGAAGTAGAACTCGTAGGTTAGCCACCCCAGTTGGTTGATAAAAGGCTCGGTGTAATTCTCGTTCATCATATTAGAGAAACATCGTCAGTGCAGTCCAGAAAAGTAAGACTGCCAACTCATATCAAAAACTGTTAGGCTTGGTTGGAAAATACCAAATGGTAACCACAAATAAAGAATAGTAATCTTTAAGACACTATATGGTGTCTTTTTAATTTACATGTGTATTAACTCTCTGGGTGTGGATTGAGGGTACATGTATTAGGGATAACTTCTCTAAGTGTTAATATGATAGTTTGAAGAACTTATGCGTTCCGTTAGACGCAGAGAATTAAATAAGTTAAGAGAATTGATATAATTATATTACTTGATTGTGATAGGCTTATTGTGTCAGTTCTCTTTCCTTGTCATTCGTTACCGCAGTTGATATGGTGGATAACTCGGTTAGTAAATCTGTAGTTTAGTAGTGTTTAAACGAACATTTTACCGATAGGTCATGAAATGTGAGTGATGGGGTTAAGAATTGAAGCAAGTCAATAAGATTAATAATAGAATACTGAAAAGATTGAGGGTGCTTTTGTCGAAATCTTTTCTATGGAGATTTCACGTTTTAAGAAATCGACATATAAGAGAGTTTGAATGGAATATATTAGGTAGTAAATTAGTATAAAAAGTGGAAAGGCTTATATTATAGTGAAAGCATTACAGTTTATATATAAGGGATATGCAAAGGGATTTAAGTCAGTTAATATTACCTATGTTGTTTTAAGAGGTAGTACACTAAACTTTGCGTTTAAAGCAGTAGATTCTAGTGGGAAAGAGTTTGATTTTGATATTCAGACAAGATTTGATAGTTTGAAAGAGGAATATAAAAAAGAAGATTTTATCTTTGAACCTATTAGTTATATGAAAGAACAATATGTCGAGATGGCAACTAACTTTGTTAATAATTTAATCGTCTATCAATCTGTGGAGAGTGTTGATGTTTAATAAAAGTGAGATAACAGTACACTTCTTTTGTAAAGAGTATTGTGAACTTATGTTAGCAATTCTTACGAGTTTTAAACTTCAATGGAGAGATGATAAAGGTGGAGTAGCTAGATTCTATACAGATAAAGCAGAGATTTTTGTATGGCAAGAATCAGACTACACTGTTCGCATAGGAGTTTGTAGAATCGGGCAAGAGGCGGTTGTTGAGGAATACTCTATGACAAGACGTGGACTAACAACTTCCTTAGAACGTTTGGAATTTTGGTATGGCAATAATGGAACTGCTTCAAGTAAGTGGTAAAGTTGTGCTATTTATTTATTGAAGAGGTAGCATGAGGGCAGTTCAGAAAAGTGTAAGAGTGAGACTATATCCTACCGAAGAACAAGAAGTTCTAATCAATAAGACAATTGGTTGTTGTCGTTTTGTACATAATCAAACACTGGTGGGGTGTAAAATCTCGTATGAACAGACTAAAAAATTTACCCCTAAAAACAAGCGGATAACTGATTTAGTACCACTAAAGGAAGAGTATAGTTTTTTAAAGGATGTAGACTCAGGGGCACTTCAACAATCTGTTAGAAATCTTAATTCTGCATTTGATAACTTCTTTAAGAACAGAAATCATTTTGGGTTTCCTAAGTTCAAGTCGAAACACAATCCTAAACAATCCTATAGAACACCTTATAATGGTGGGACTGCGGATGTATTAGATAACAAACATATCAAACTACCAAAATTAGGAAAAGTTAAGACAAAGCGTTTCGATATGCCAGAAGTGTATAAGATTTTTAGTATCACTGTTGAAAAGATGCCCACAGGAAAGTACTACGCTTCGATTTGTATTGAAACAGAAGTAGAACCACTTCCTAAAACAGGGAAACAAGTTGGTTTCGATTTAGGTTTAAAAGACTTACTTATTTGTAGTGATGGAACTAGATATGAAAGACCTAAGTTTGCTTATGTTTATAAAGATAAACTTGCCAAGGAACAAAGAAAACTCTCGAAGATGAGAACCAAGTTAGAGAGAGATAATTTAAACCTTGACGAGTGTAAGAATTATCAGAAGCAGAAGCATAAAGTAGCAAAACTCCATGAACATATCGCTAACTGCGCCAAAGACTTTAACCATAAGTTAAGTCGAAAGTTGGTTGAAGAGTATGACTTATTAGCATTTGAAAATCTAAACGTTGAGGGGATGAAGAAGAATCCTTACTTAGCCTATTCAATCAGTGAGGTAAGATGGTCGCAACTTCTAGGATTTATAAAATACAAATGTTCATGGTATGGGAAGAGATTTGTTCAAGTTGATAGATTTTATGCTAGTAGTAAAATCTGTTCTTGTTGCGGAACATATCACAAAGACATTGTAAACTCTTTAAAAGTCAGAGAGTGGATTTGTCCTGATTGTGGCACACATCACGATAGAGATGTAAACGCCGCCAAAAATATCTTAAATCAAGCCTTGAGTGTAGGCGTTTAAAATACACTTCGGAAAGACGCAACCGTGGTAAATTAGTTCGGAGATGGTAGTTTTTTAAGAACAAGAGTAACCTGAACGTTCCCAAGAAATTGTTTGGTGTAACCAAGTATGGCGTCAATGAAGAGGTAATGAAAATGAGAAAATTAGAGATTTCATACAATCTTTGTAGTGCTGAAAATAATGCTATTCTATTAGATATGTCAGCAACAGTACAAGGAAGATTAATATTTAAAGTTGGTTATCAGGTAAAAGGAACAAAAGAACTTTTAGCTGGTAATATTGTTATTACACCTAAGTTATCAACAGATGTATATACTTACGATGATTTTTCTGTCGAGTCCAATGATGTTAGATTTATTACTGCTGCACATGAGTTTGTAATACAACAAGATTACGTATGTATTTAAGGAGATACTATGACATTAAGAGAAATATTAGATTTCTTTAAAAAGGGCTATAAAGAGTGCTTTAATTTATCAGACGTTAAAAAGTCGGAAAACCATTTACTACACTCCCAGTGGCTAGAGGATTTAACTGATTATGTAACTGGTGCACACGGTTTTGAGGTTTATGCATTGAACAAAGATGGGAATGATGTACCATTCAAGGTTGCATTTAATGGCGAAGAATCAGAAGTATCCAACCATTTTTATGGCGTTGAATATCAAGGAATCTTCTTCAACTTAAACAGTAAGGAAGAATATTTTACTGGCGAAGAAGAGTACTTAGCACCATTTAAGGAGTGGAATCCAGAATTAACATTTAAAATTAAGTGGTTCTAAAATAAGTAGGAGGGAAATTTTATGTATGTATTAATTTACTTCTTATCTGTATCACTTTCACAGTATATATCTAACATAACTATGGATGTAACAACAGATAATGAAGAGAATTTTAATTATTCAAGGCAAGATAGTTTATTACTAATAGGTCTATTTATTGTAGCAATTATCTTACAAGCTGTTAATAACCTAATTATGAGCTATGCAATTTGGGTAATGCTTGTGTATTTATTAGTAAGTGTGTCTATTACATTAACATTAACAACATTAAGAAAACAGCGTATTGAGAAAACTAGAGAAGAGATAACTCAAATCTATGAGATTCTACATAATCTAGTAGATAAAAAGGGTAAAGGGGTAGATTTTAATAATGTACCTTTTACTTTGGAGCATAAGTATAATACAATTAATAAGATTGATGTAATAGTAGACCCTATTACTTTTGATGATAAGTATTTACCAGAGTACTTAAATCAGTTAAATAACTTCTTATCTACATATACATGGAACTATGAATTACACCTAGAAGAACGAAAAATAAGTTTTGTAGGGTACGATAAACCCCCTACTGTGGCAAGATGGAAGGGTAGTTGGCTAAGACCTACTAGATTCTTCTCATTAGGTATTACAGGTAAGGGTGAAATTGCTTGGATGCCAGATAAAGTAGACAAGAAGCGATTGGGTAAGAGCCAATTCTTGGATGAGATGGGAAACCCACTTCCTGCTGATATGGAATTACCTTCTGCACCTCAAGGACTTGTCTGTGGGGCACCCCTTAGTTTAGATACTATTATTCCTACAACAAAGGGATATAAGACAATGGGAACTATTCAAGTTGGAGATTATGTATTTGATAGAAATAATACACCTACTAAAGTTGTGAATGTTTTAGATATACATTTAGCAAATAAAATGTACCTATTGACTTTTGTGAGTGATAAAGGTAAAAAAATTAAGATTAAGTCTGACGAAGTTCATCGTTTTCCAACCTATATAAATAGTAATACTACAGAACCAATTAATTGTGAGTTCTTATTAGAGGGTGATGTAATTATTGGAAATAACTCTGTTTACACATTAGAATCTAAGGAAGAAATCCCACAAGAAGATGTAAGGTGTATTACAGTAGAATCCCCTGAGCATATTTTCTTAATCTGTGATAAAAAGAGATTATTCTTTGGTGGAAGGAAATATCCTTATGATGCAGTATTTACCTATAATACAGGTGGAGGTAAGTCAGTAGCAATACAGAACATTATCTATGGGGGTATTGCACATAGAAATGAGGTTGCTCTATCTCTAATTGACCCTAAGTATACAGAGTTCTCTGCCTATAAGAATATGAAAGGTATTGTAGGTGTAGCAAATACTACAGAAGAAACCGTAGAAGTACTAAGAATTGCAAAACTGGCAATGTATCAAAGAAACCAAATATTAGCAGAGTTAAAATTAAAGAATATTATGGACTATACACCTACTAAGAAATCAGGATTAGTATATGTAACAGGTAGAGATTATAGGGAAGATGATATTATTAAAGTAAGAACAAATAAGGTAGAGTCTACTATACCGGCTAAAGATTTAGTTGAGTTAGTAAATACAAATACTCATGATGTGATTGAAGTATGCTTAAATGATAAAGATTGGATAGAAGTTAATTACAACTGTGTTGATTTTATCTATTCGGATGAGATGAAAATGTTGGTAACGGTACTTGATGAGTTAGCTGAGGCCACTCAAAAATCAGGTATTAAAGACCAAAAAGCAAAGGAACAGGATGCACTAAAAGATGAAATCATTAATTTGGTTACTTCTATAACACAGTTAGGAAGAAGCTCTGCTATTCACATTATATCAGCGACGCAGAAGCCTAACAGTACAGTAGTGCCTACGATTTTACGTTCTAATCCATTAGCATTAGATACATTAGTAGAAACCGCTAATCATGTGAAAGTTAGTATTCGAGATATACAAGTTGGGGATAAGATATTAGGTACAGATAATCAATACTATGATGTAATTGATAAAACTCCTGTTCATATTCCAACTAAAGTTTATTCTATCTCTTTTACAAATGGTAGTGTAATTTGTTCTGATACCCACCAATGGACTGTTCATACATCAGATAATTCTTATTCTTATGTTACAGAGTCAGAAGATTTATTCAGAAATAGTGATTGGTTTATTGAAAACGACATTCACTTTGGCAGATATGAAGATAACATTAAGTTATTAGATGTTTCTTTAGTAGAACAAACAGAGTGTGTTTGTATTACAACAAATTCACCAGATAATCAATTTTTAATTTATACAGATAGTGGAAATTCTATCTACACACACAACTGTGGTTTAACGTTTCTCTAAGACCACATAAAACCAAGTAAATTGCGGGAAGTTCCTTAGAGCATAAACAACCAAGCAAGTATAGTGATATATTTGTGGCGAGTAGTAACGGACTCGGTATGGTAACATCGTTTATGATTGGATAATCAAACGCATCGAAACTTCTTATTAATTTGAGAATGACGTTCAACGACTATAATCTTGGGGCAATATTGCCATTGTATAGTCTACTCCCTTTTAAATATCAGGAAACTGAGGGTATAAAGTGTTAGAGCGTTCTGTGGGCGTGCAACCGAAACAGGAGCAAGTTTAGTAGCATTAGATAATAACTTAGCAACAACGATTGATTCTACTTATCCAGGTATGGGTATTGTACAGAGTGGTGGTAAGAATGAATTTATTAGATATTACTTCTCTAAGTTTGAGGATTTAGAAGAGTATTATCAACAAAGAGGACTTGATGAATTAGGCTATTCTCCTATTGATTCTGAATTTTCTGGTAATAGTCAATTAGAAGATTTAGATGGTGAAATTGAAATCACTGTAAATAGAGATAAGTCTAAGTATGAGTTCGAAGAAAACAGTGTGGAAATTGATAATAGAGAAGAACAAGATTGGAGAGAGGTGTAATAAATGAGTGAGTTTACATTTAAAGAGTTTGCAAATAAAGTAAGTAATGGTGTGCATAAGTTAGTTGAAACTGATTTTGAAACCTACTTTGAATTTGTAAATGATGGAATTAGAGTATCATTAGATGAGTATTATGGGGATAAGGAAATGCGAGTAATTTGGAGATGTGAGTTTTTTAATCATGAATTATCTCTCTCTGATTCTTCTATTGTTTCAAGAGATAACTTAAATGAGTTTATTTTATTCTTAAACGAGATGATTGATGCTCGTTTCCATATTAATCAACATTTGAAGAAAATTGAGGAGTTAAGAGTGTGAAGATTGAATTACCAGTAAACATTGAGATTACAAACAACTTAGTTGGTGGTAAAAATGTAACTTATAAAGATATTTCTGTAGACCCTGGATTGGATGAATTAACAATAACAGTTGAAGTTCAGATTGATGATGAGGACTTTTCTTCTTACGATAGTTGTCCATTAAATGCAGATGGAAATGTTAGAAATATTACGTTTAATGCATACCTAACTGCCACATACAAATTAAATTTATCTAAGTTAAGATTGTCTTATTACCAAGAGTGTGAGTATGTAGGGGATTTTGACGTAGAGGATGTTGAAATCTTCGAAGATGGGGAAGGAATTAATGATTCCAAGTTAGAAAAAGCTATCATAAGAGAATTAGAAATTAGATTCACAGATAATATTGAATATAGTCTTGAATTAGATTAGGAGATAATAAATGAAAATAACAACAAATGAACAAGCAGTACGAGCATTAGATACAATCGTTTGTGATTGTGGTATTACTGAGGCAGATATTATTACTGCATTAGAAAACTATTTACCAACAGATGATTTAATTGATTTTGTTCAGTACTTAGAAAAAGAATTTGACCTTGATTTAGAACAATATTAATATTGACTTTTATGTAAAGTTGTGGTATGATTTAATCATGATAAATGATATTAAACGATTAGAAATTGAAAAGATTGCAAATGATGAAAAGATAAGAGAATACTTTACTTCTATTAAAGTGTTTGGTTCTACAATTACAGACCGTTGCACAGAAGACAGTGATATTGACTTATTTGTTACATTGAAAAAGCAGTATGAGAATGATATTGATTCTAATCGTGCTTATTGTTATTTACTAACACTTACATCATCTGACAAGGATATATTCTTTGCACATGAACAGAGTGGTGAATTTAATCCACAACTTTACAACAATATGGTAAATGGTGAGGAAATTTTAAAATAGAAAAAGGTAGTTTTATTAATGAATATTGAAAAACTTTTAGAAAATTCAGATTTAGGTGTAGTTCGGTCAATCTATTCCTTAAACATCGTTGATGGTAATTTTGGGGAGTTGTATTTATATTTTACTCCGTGGGAAAATAATCATTATCGAGCTGAGTTATTCTTTAAAAACTATAGGGGGTATGTTACACCCTTAGATAAGCGAACATTAGTTTATAAAGACTTTGAACAGTTAGTGTTAAATGCAGGTACAATCACAAATAAAGTAATTGCTTTATGCGAAAACACAAAGAATGATTTTGTAGAAGAGTTCAGAGTGGATAGACCGTCAAATGATTTAGAACAAGATACTGACACAGAAGAATTTAATCTAATTATCCATAATGTAGAAGTTGGTCCTGTTAATAGTTATGGAGATAGTTGGTATTTGGAAGTTTATACCAATAAATTAGAAACTGAATTAACTGCAGATAACTATAACAAAGAAGAACTTTGCAAAGTATTAACTACAAAACATAATAAGTTTATGAAGAAACTATCTGAGATTGTATTTAACTGTGGGAGATGAAATAATGATACCAAAAATGGATACAGAAGCTTATTTAGACCAGTTACTTGGGGTAGGAAGATTTTCTAGCCTTAAAGATGGGTTATATGTCTTAAAGTTGTTTAGTGGTGTTATGGTAGATATAGTGATGTATATGACTGTATTGAGAGATGGAGCAGTGAAAACTAGAGTTGAAGTGGTAAACTGGGGAGCGATTGATAACACAGTTATTCATGAAGAAACCATATCACGTGAAAGAGCATGTAATATAGTTAGAAACCAATTCTATATTGCATCAGCACTAACTAATGTTTGTAGAGATTTCGTGGAAAAAGCAGTTGGAGAACTCAGTGATATTGAGAACTCAACGGTTGAAGGAGATATAATTTTAGACTATCAAAAGGTTGTATCTCTCGGACAGTTTGAGGTTGAAGTTCTATACAATAGCGGCGGGTACGAATGTACGCTATATCCAATGTATGCGGAACAACAGAAGTTCTATACAAAGGATATTGATAGAGTAGAATCATTCTTATCCAAAATAAAGAAACAGTATGATACTACTGTGAAGAGAGTTGTAGAAGAAGAACTCAATAAGATAGAGTAGGTGATTGTTCTATGCTAATGTTAGAAGCACGTTCAACCTATTTTTATGAGATGGGTATTGCACAGTATGATAAGTATAGTAAAGATAGATTAAAGACCGATAAGGATTTACTGTTATGTATTGGGTACATGTTCGAACAGTCGGTAGAGTTAATCTTAAAGCAGATTGCATTTGACTGTACTCAATCCTATCCTGAAGTGCATAGAATATTCATTGTTGTAAACTTCATTAAAGATAACATTACTCAATCAAAACTTCAATCAAGAAAAGAGTTATTGAGGGTGTTAGATGAGATTGAACAAAACTCAAAAGTGTACAACAGTCTTAGTTATGCTGCAAAATATGAGCCTGATGTAAAGTTCTCGGTTAGCCAGTTAGAAGAATTGATTGAAATTAATGAACGGATTTTACGTTGGTATCGTAAACATGGTCTAGCAAATGAGGAGTACAGACATGGATAAGAAAGAAGAATTTAAAGAAGTAGTAAAAGAAGTGAAGAATATGGATAGAGATGACTTTGTAGAGTTTGTACTATCCTTACAAGAAGAACCTAAAGAAGAGGAAAAAGAGGAGATTTAGATATGGTATATTTACGTTTAATTATTACATCAGCAATTGGATGTGTATTGGGAAATTTTATTTCTCGTTGGTTTGAAAAGTTAGGCTTATTTAATAAGGCTGACAAGATGGTTGTTAAGGCGACAGATTCCCTTTCAAAAGCAACAAGTAACGCAGAAACAAAAGAAGATAAGTAATGTTATTCTCAAATGAGATAGGCAGACATGTAGTAGTATATAAACCAGACCATGAGAAGATGGACTATGATGGTATCGTTGGATATTGGTCTGGTGACTACTATGAAACAATGACAAGATTTGATTGGGATTTAGCAAGGATGTTAAAGTACACCACTAAGTTTAAAGAGTTTGTATTTAGTGATGTAGGATATGGCTTTAACGATATTTTTAATGAAGTAAGTAGTCCTGACATAGAAGGTGAGTGGAAAACAGATATATGTTATGGAGATTTAATATCAATTGACGATATTTTTTACTTTGTAGACCAAAATGATAATAGTGTAGTAGAGCTAGGTAAAGTAAGAAAGAAAGTATGCATCTAGTGTCACACAGAGAGAGGAAAAGAATTAAGTGAATAAGTTAGTAAAAACAGTATTTTGTGTAGCAATGATTTTAGGAATGAGTGCTTGTAGTCCTAAGAAGGTAGAACAACCAAAGAGTGAACCTGTAGAGGAAAAGACTGCAGAAGAAACAAATAACTCTATTGTAGGTAAGTGGGAAGTATCCTATGTAACTGCAAAGGGTAATAAGTATTCATTAGAAGATTTAAAGAAGATTTTTAGTGAAGAACAGTATAACCAGATTCTGTTAGGATTTGAGTTTACAGATAAGAACGTTAGTATGACAGTAAATGGTAATCCATCAGGTACAACAGGTTATCAATTAAAAGAAGATGGTTCATATCAATTAGAAACAGGTAAATTCTCCTTTAAGATGGTTGATGGTGAATTACAGTTAGTTCAGAATGATTCAACAATTCATTTTGCACGAGTAAATTAGTGGATATGCTATGCATATCTTTTTTGTTTTGTAAGAAAGGAAAGAATATATGGGAACAATTAGATGGCAACCAATGAGTTCAATTTGGACAAATAATCCTGCAGGTACAATTGTAGTTGGGGGTAGTGGGGCAGGTAAGTCTATCTTCTTATTGAGTACATTAGCAAATGCATTAAGTATGAGACAGAGAGTATTAGCGATTGACCCTAAGAATGACTTGATAAAAATACAGAATGTTTATCCTAATGTTAAGATTGTAGATATAAATAATATCCGTGATGGTGCGTTAAATCCATTTACATTCTTAAAGGATATAGATACCTCTGTTATTTTATCAATTATAGAGTTAATTTGTGGTAAACTTTCCACAGATGAGGAAAGAGCGGTTACTCCAATTATTCAAGACTTTGTAACTAGATTTAAAAGAGATGGAAACTATGTAGATATGCAAGATGTAGCAGAGTACTTATTCTCACGTGATAACAGTTTTGCATCTAATTTAGGTGCGAGATTAAAGGCAGTATCCGATAGTAAATATGGTAAACTACTATTTACAAGAGAAGAGAACGTAGAACCATTAGAGTTAAGTTTAACTGATAGCTTTGTAATCTCTTTACATGGTATGGACTTGCCAGACCATACAGTTAGTGTAGAAAACTATACTGCTAGTCAAAGATTTACAAGTGCTATTGTGTACTTATTATCCTCTAAACTATTAGAGATATTATCGTCTAACAATAAGATTCCAACGGTATTTTGTTGTGATGAGGCACACTTGTTATTTGGAAATAAGGCGATGTCTGCTATTATTGATAGATTCTTGGTAATTGGAAGAAGTTTGGGATTCGCAACAATCCTTGCCAGTCAAGGTGTAAGTCATTTTCCAAAGGGAATTGCTAACCACATTGCAACTAAGTTTATTTTTAAGAGTTCTATGGAAGAAGCAAGTTTATTCTTGTCTAAATTTGATACAACGCAGTTAGGAGATAATCCTATTGATAGAGAAGCTATCGTAGGAATGGTATCTTCAAAGTTTGTAGCAGGTGATGTATTTATGATAGATAAGGATAACAACAGTGGTTTCGTTCATGTTGTTCCAAATTACCCAATGCATATGCTGTCGAGCAACCCTTTGGATAAATTAAATAATGCTAAAGATTAGATTTGTATTTAACGGTACAGTTAAGAAATTTGGATTTATCTTTGCTACAAATAAGTCTTATACAACCTATGCAGAGAGTAGTAGGAAAGCAATAACAAATATACTATATCAGATTAAGCAGTCAAACAATCTATCAAATGGTGCAAAACTTGAATTATCTGGTAAATTGACTTGTAATTATTCATTTGATGATGAAATCATGGTAGTTAAGGATAATGTAGTAGAAGAACCAGAGTGTAAATTATTAGATATGTACTGTAAGCAGATTGGAGATTCTAATAAGTATAAGTTAAAGAATGTAGATAATACATTTGCAGATGCTTTCCATGACATTCTTGGTTCAGATAAGTTTTCAAGAGAGCAATTTATTGAGTTTGTTAATACTTACGTGGAAAAAGGTAGTACTCATGATGAATACGATTTTGATGAGGAAGAAGGAGTATATTGGGAACGTGGAGAAAGGTTTGGTAATTATCAATGACAATGATTTATTTTAATGCAAGTAAAGTTGCACGTTTTAAAAACTATTTCAAACCTGATACATATAATTCAATGATGATGCAATCTGCATATACAGAAACACGAATTGTGCCAATGCAATTATATGATTCTTATGACCAAGACCTCTGTTTACTAGACAAAGTGGTTGTTTTGTCTGTATACGAAGGTGAATTTTGTATTGAGATTTCCCTATATTGTAATGGAGAAGAACACTTTACAGTTATTCAGGTCAATCGAGAAGATAAAGAAGAAGATATTATCTCTAAGATAAATGACTATTATTATAGTGTAACTGGGGAAAATATTAGACAAAGTACATTAGATTCTTCTTATACTCAATATGACTTGATTATTGATAATACAAAAGAATAATTTAGGTATTGACAAATGTATGGAAGTTGTGATATGATATACACATAGGTTGGGTAAAATATACCAACAGAAAGTGAGAAAAACAGATTAAATGAATAAATTAACGAAGGTTACATTAGCAACATTAGCAGGTGTATCTGCGACATCAGTTATTTCTACACCAGTATTTGCAGAAGAAACAGAAGATGCTCAAAAGCAAGCTGAACAGGCAGTAGAGGCACAAAAGCCAGTAGTTACAACTGCACAAGCAAATGTTGATAAAGCACAAGTAGAAGCTAATACTGCTGTGGCTAATCAACAGGTAGCACAAGAAAAGGAACAAACTGCAAAGGCAACAGTGGATAATATGGAAACTTCTGTTGCTGAACACACAGAGTTAGATAAGCAAGCAAATGCTTATGACCGTGAAGCAGGTAAGAAAGATATTGAAACTAAGGAATCAGAAAGTGCTGAATTACAGACTAAGGTTGATGAAGAAACTGGTAAGTCAAATGAAGCAAAAACTGAATTAGACGATGCTACTGGAAAGCAAGCAACTGCACAGTCTGATTATGATACAGTTAAGGCTGATGAAGATGCTAAGAAGGTAATCGTAGATACTGCTACACAAGAAAAGGCAGATGCAGAAACTGCTAAGAATACTGCTGACAGTAATCTTGCTAGTGGTAAAGAGGAATTAAAGAGTGCAGAAGCAGAAAAGGCTAAGTTAAACGATGCAAATGCAAAGCAGAACTTACAGTCAGAAATTGATAATATTACTTCTCAGATTGAAGCAGGTAAGCCAGTTCGTGTTCAAAAGGAACAGAATGTTACTTCTAAGCAGGGAGAAGTAGATACTGCTAATGCTAAAGTAGAAACTGAAACTGCCAAGAAGAATGAATTAGATACTGCTAAGACTACTGCTGAAACAGAAAAAGCAAATGCAGAGGCTAATAAGGTTGAGAAAGAAAATGCCAAGAAGAGTGCTGATGAGGCATTGGAATTAGCTAAGAAGAGTGCTTCTGATAAGAAACAACAGGTTACAGCACAAACTTCTAAGGTTGCAGAACTTGAACAGAAAGTTAAGGATGCAGAAAATGGTTCATTAACTACTGAATTAGAAAAGACAATGAATGCCGCTAAGGAAGTATTAGACAAGGCTGACCAAGCAATTAAGAAGGGTACATTAGGTTGGTTTGAAAAGAATAACTCTGACAAGGCTGTTCAGGTTATCAATGACCATAAGAATGACCCATTTATGAATACAGAGGATTCAACAAATAGAAATTCTCGTACAAACTTAGACAATGCTATTGAAGGTGTTAAGAACATTATTGCTACAAACAAGTTACGTCAATCTGATAGTAACTTCACAGGTTTAGCAGACTTAAAGGTAGACGACTACTTAATGGCTACTGCTATGGCTCGTAGTGCGGCAACAGAAGCTATCTGGAAAGAAAATCCAAAGGCAAACCCACACAGTAAACTTTATACAGTTGCTGAAAACTTAGCGTTTGGCTCTAAGGGTGTAGATGCTTCATTATTCTGGTTATATACAACAGAGAAATTTGCTTATGAACATAAGGATTTATCTGATGCAGAATATAAGGAAGCATACAAGCAAGCATTTAATGGTCGTAGCCCATTAGACCGTCAATATGGTCACTACACGAATATCGTAAATCGTGGATATACAGTAGCAGGTGCATTACAAGATGTTGTTGGTACTCGTTATGGTTTAGTAACAATCCAGAACTTTACATTTGAAACAACACAAAATGCAATTGATGCACAGACATACTTAGATAACTTAATTGCATATAAGAATGAGATTGAAACTGCAAAGGCTGAGGCACAAAAGGCGTACGACAAGGCTAAGGCAGACTATGAAGTAGCCTTAGAAGGCGATGGTAGTGCATTAACAAATGCTCGTGCTGAATTAGCAAATGCTAAGAATGAATTAGCAAATCTTCAAGCACAATCTACTGAATTAGACAAGCAGGTTGAGGTAAAGACAACAGAAGCAAATAATGCTTTAACAGACTTACAGAACGCATTACAGGCAACTGCTGATGCTCAAACTAAGTTAGAAAAGGCTATTGCAGATGCACAAGCACAAGATGCTAAGGTTGAAAGTGCTAAGGCTGAAAAGGCTACTGCTGACCAAGCATTAGAACAGGCTAAGAGTGAATTAGCAACAGAAGTTAAGAAGTTAGAAGATTTAGAAAAGAATAAGTCTGACTTACAATCTAAATTAGATAACTTTGATGAGGCAGTTGCACAGGCTACTAAGAAGGTAGAAGATTTAACTGCTAAGGTTGCTAACTTACAAGCAGTTGCTGACAAGGCAGGAGAAGAATTAACTAAGGCAACAGATAAGTTAAATTCTGCTACAAGTGATTACAATATCGCTACCGCTTTAACTGCGACAAAGGCACAAGCATTAGAACAGGCTAAGGCTTTAACTGCAACAAAGCAATCTGCTTATGATACTGCTCTTGCTAAGGTAGCAGATGCTCAAAAGGTATTAGATGCTAAGAAAGCAGAGTTAGCACAGGCTAAGGAAACATTTGATAAGTTAGACCCTACTAAGACAGGCCCAGCATTAGCACAGGCTAAGGCAATGTTAGAAGATGCTAAGGCAGGATATGCAACTGCATTAGAAGAATTAAACAATGCTAATATCGTGGCAAATAAGGCATTAGCTGAATTAGATGCTCAAAAGGCAGTCTTAGAAACAGAAACTAACAAGTTAAATGACCTATTGGCTAAGTTAGATAGTGCTAAGAAAGCACACGATGAGTACATTGCTCGTCAAAAGGCTATTGAAACAGGTGTTGTTGTAAATAATTCTAAGAAGAATATTGCAACTGACAAGTCTGAAACAACTTCTAAGAAGGAAGAAAAGAAAGACGAAAAGAAACCTGTAGAACAACCTAAGATTGATAAAGAAATCGGTAACCCAAACGAAGAAAAGAAGAATGAAGTTAAGGGAGAAGATGCTAAGGTAGAAGAAACTAAGGAAGAAACTTCTAAAGGTTCTCTTGTAGCACCTATTGCAATCGGTATTCTTGCAACTTCTGCAATCGCGGGTATTGGCTACGTGATTTATAAGAAGAAGAAAGATGAAAAGGGAGAGTAATATCTCCCTTCTTTTTATTTTTCATAATAAATGAGTTGAAATGACAATTTTATTGTGATATAGTATAAGAGAGGTGAGAATAAATGTTATTTTCCAAGGGTAGAAGTGGTAAATATGTATCAAAGGTAGTAACTCGTGATAATTCTGTAGTTCTTTCTGTAGGTACACTATCAGAGTACAGTGAAGATAAGTTATTTACAATTGGAGATGCAGTTGTTGAGGCGATTATAGAATCAACCAATTGTAGTGATTTAGAAGCAGATACTGTACAAGTAAGAATTGAGAGAAAAAAGATTACAGTTGTATTTGATTTAAGAGCAAGATTTGTTGGTAATGTTGCATCTAGTGGCAATTTAAAGTTCTCTGAGAATGGTGAATTAAATACTGCTAAATTCACTAAGATTTTAGAATCGGTGGATATTGCTAAATATATAAATTGGGAAGAATTTGAAGTCTATCCAATTGACCCTCTTGATGGAGATATAGAGCGTGATGATTAGAGTTAGAAGAATGGTTAAATACAAGAATCCAAACGCAGGCCTACGAGATAGTGAGATATTTTTCTATGTTTCAGAAGAGTTACTAAATGCTTTGAACGATGATAGATTCCATGGTAACAAGAAGGGTTCTTTAAGCAAATACTATGTTACTGCAAATGATGTAGTAGATTTTGTATTAGAATCCTTAGAATTTTATAGTTATACAGGTACACAGGTTATTATAGACGAACAGTTTGTAAAGAAATACTTTGATACCATTTTTGTAGTTGATGTGCCAAGTAAATATGGTAGTAGAGTATCTGTTAGTTCCAACATCGTTAGGTCTTATGAGTTTAATGAAAACTCTTATGCCGAAGTAGCAAGAGCGGCAAGTACGTTTGGAAAAATGTATGTTCCAAAAAGTGAGGTGTAGTATGAGAGATGATTTTTTAAATTTAATTATATCTGGTGATGTAGAATTAACCCTAGAGAGATTAAATAAAAAGATAAAAGAAGATACACGTGCATACATGAATAAGGAGATTGTAACAGTTGAAATGTTAGAAACCTTAGTCAGTAGTGTATTACAGAGAAACCTAATTAAAAATGCAGAAGTTACTATTACTGATAAGTTCTTTGATAAGTATTTCAGAGGTTTAGATGTAATTATGGTAGAAGTGGATAACTATGATTTTGATGGTACTCCACTACCCCCATCTTTTGCAGTTAGGTTAGTGTATGACACAGAAACTTTAAGTAAGGAGTTTATTTAATGCAAAATGGTAAGGAAGAACAAGTTTTAACAGGTATATTACCTAAACACTTGACAATTAGTAGGTTTGTTAAGGTAATGATTGGCACAGGAATTGCGTTCCTGATTATATTTGCCATTCTATTCGGGATTAGCATATCCAATAAACTACCAGATATTTCTAGCAGTATCTACTATTTATATATTGAACTTGGGGCACTCTGCATTTGTGGGGTTGCCTTTTTATTATGGGGAATATTACATCTTTTATTCTTACGCAAGTGTGGGTTTGATGATTGGGTGTTAGAGATTGCCAATAAGTACTTAGGAACACAAGTTATATTCTATACACACAATAGGCTATTTATTGAGTTTAGTAGAACAGGTAAAGAGGTAGATAAGAGAGATTTTGTTAGTACAATGTCAGACTTGTCAGACCACTTCTCTTATTTCTATATTAATACATATATTGACCTAGGATATATTGAAGTAGTTGTTACACCAAAACAACCTGTGCCAACTGTTGCACCTTATAAGTTTGATGAGAGTAGAAAAGACTGGAATAATATTTATCTTGGTCTTTCCATAAACAACACTACTTTAAAAGTTGCACCTTTAACTTGGAAATTAAATGACAATATTAAAGATGATAAACTATTGAATACTCTGCCATCTACTTCTCTAGTTATTTGTGGTGGTACAGGTGGGGGTAAGTCTGTTACAGAGAATGGTATCGTTTCTCATATTTCACACTTTTCTGACAATATCATGATGATTGGTGTTGATATGAAAAAAGTAGAATTTAACTTACTACAAGGTGTAAAAGGTGTTGTTGGTGTAGCGTTAGAGGTAGATGAAGCACGAGATGCCTTTGTTGCCTTTTATCAACTCATGGATAAACGATATAAGTTTATGGCTACTGCAGGTGTAAACAATGTGTACAACATCAGAAACCTGACAGTAAACTACTATACATTGTTTGGTAGAGAGTATCAGTTTGATGAGATATTCTGTGTTTGGCAGGACTTAGATAAGACTGACAGGAACTACGAAAAGATGGCAAAGATGCATCCTGATGGAAGATGCCAAACATTTATGACTATTGAGGATATTTACAATGGATTAAAGAACAATGAGTTAAGAAATCCTAAGTTAGTTGAATATCGTGGTTATAATAGTTATATCAAAGATGGAGATATTAAGAAAACTACTGGTGAATTTAAAGTTAAGGCAATGATTTTGCTTATAGATGAAATGAACGCCTTAATGAGTAGTGATGATTATAGGGCACTGGATGACATTAAAACAGCACTTGGTCAGATACTACGTTTAGGTCGTGCCGCAGGTGTTCACGTTTGTATTGCCGCGCAAAGCATAACTCAAGGTACTATAAACAGTGACCAGATGAATAATATCCAACAAAGAATTATCGTAGGTGGTTTTGATGATGGTGCATCAGCCAGATTGTTTGACAAAGATATAAGCAATCGTAGTAAACCGCAGATAAAGGGCCGTGGGTTCTGCATGTCTGGTAATGAGTTTTACGAAACACAGTTTTTCTTTTTCAAGCAAGCAAGAGATTTTGTGTTTGATGAGGATAGACTAGACACCTATAACAACAAGATATTCAAGGAACAGAAGTTTGGAGATGAAAACGCAGAAGTTCCTAAAGAATGTTTTGAGGGATTTGTAGAACAAATTCCAAACGAATATATCCAAGAGGTTGAAGAAGAACCAGAGGATGAATTTGGTTTTTATGGATATGGCAGAGAACCTAAAACTCCTTCACGTAAGAAGAAACAGTTTACAGATACCTTTGCCGTTCCTAAGAACACAAAAGAGCTTAGTGTAAATAAAGAGGAAGTTATCCCAGATATACAAGAAGAACACAGTGAAGAAGAAAAGAAAATCTTCACAATTAAAACAGATGAAGTAAGTAAGGAAGAGGGTAAAAAGAAAATTACCTTCAAGATTTAATAATTGAGAATTAAAGGAATATTAAAAAACAACAATGAACGTACTATTAAGTTTTATTTTGGCTTTATTGCCTAACCTACCAATCCAACAGTTAGATAGAACACTTAACTTAGTTGAGTTAGGTGTTTCTACTGCTGTACCAACCATCGAACAAGTGAATGGTAGTGAACAACTATGTTCAAATGTAGTTGATATGGCTACAACAATCAAAGAAGCAGAAGATAGAATTGAACAAGAAAGATTAGAACAAGAGAGATTAGAGCAAGAAAGATTAGCACAAGAATCTCAAAAGGCTTATGTATCTAATACAAATTCTTATTCAACATCTTATGCTAGTAATACATCTTATGATACATATTCTCAACCAAGTTATCAAGCACCTGCTATGGTTATGGGTAATTATGGTAGATTATATGTAGGTGGATATTCTTGGGCCTTAGAAAGTAGAGGTTTCCAAGATATTGTAGATAGAGGAGATTGTTGGGTAGGTGAGGGTTATCCATTAATCTTCGGTGCTCATAATTATATGGGATTTACTGCGATTGAATGGGCAACTACTGCTACATGGTATAAACCAGATGGAAGTGTTGTTACACTTTATAAGGTATCAGAAGATTGGAATGCTCACAACTACTATACAGTGCAGAAATCTAATGGTGAGTATTATTATCAGAATCCAGCAGGTCCTATTGCTATGTATACCTGCACTTCAGCATCTGGCAATGATGTATACCTCTCATATTGGACATATTGAGTGTTGGTATGTTGTATTGCAAAGAATGTGGAAGAGAGTTTGAAACTCAGAAAAGTTTATCCGGACATATTTGGAATTTCCACCATATCCCAGTAAAAGACTACTATGATAAATACTTAAAAAAGTTCCCTGACGAGGGGATTTGTATTTGTGGTAATGAAACCACGTTTCTCGGAACTAAGTATGGATATTCAAAGCATTGCAGTTGTAAATGTTCTGCAATTGATGAACGGACTAAAAGGAAAAGAGAACAAACAAATCAACGAAAATCTTGATGAGGTGAACCGAAAAAAGGAAGCTACTTCTCTTGCTAGGTACGGAGAAACTTCGTGGACAAAAACCGATTGGGGTAGAAAAGCTCTTAGTGATATGGGAAAGGATTCTAAGATGATTGAAAAGAAAACACTTTCTATGAAAGAAAATAACTCATTTCACTTTTCTAAGGGAGAAGAATTACTGTATTCAAAGTTAGTTGATACATTTGGAATTGATGGAGTTAAAAGAGAACATTTCTCAGATAAATACCCATATAAGTGTGATTTCTACATAGAACCAATAGATACTTACATCGAGTATAATGGTTTTTGGCATCACGGGGGACACTGGTTTAATGCAGAAAATCCTGACGATATTAAGATGTTAGCAGATTGGGAACAAAAGGCAGAAACCAGTCAAAACTACAAGAAAGCAGTCTATACATGGTGTGTAAGGGATATAGAGAAACGCACCTGTGCGATTAACAATAATATTAACTATATTGTTTTATGGAATACAAACGATATTTCAAATCTATCTTTTTGATGCGTTAATGTATATTTATCATACTGGACATATTAGGGGATAAAGATTTGGTGAGTTTGTAAAAATGAACTCCCTTTCTATATTTACAAAACTTGTGTGGTATGCTATAATTTGTCTGAGAAAGGAAATGAGATGGGATTAAAAAGACGAGATAATACCGAGTTAGTTTTACAAACGTTAGACGAACTCAAAAAACCTAAGAAACTTACTAAAGAAGAGAAAAAGGTACAAAGTTTCTTAGAGAAGATTGAATTTGCTCGAACAGAAAGTACCAAACTTTACAATCCAGACGATTATAGAATCATACGAGAAGAAAAAGAGTTACTGGAATATATTGAGTTAGGTAATAAAGGTGGTTATATCTCTATTGATACAGAGACAACTGGGCTAGAGTTCTATAAAGATACTGTAGTTGGATTGTGCTTGTATGTAGATGGAGAAAAGGCTTGTTATTGTCCTTATGGACATATTGATTACTTTACAGGTGAATTGGTAGAAAATCAGTTATCTAAGGAGTCAATCATAAAGGCTTTACTTAATATAACTGCACGTATCATCATGCACAATGCAGATTTCGATATTCGGACAATCTTATTTACCTATGGAGTTAGATTAAAGTGCTGGTGGGATACTCAGATAGCAGGATATATCTTAAATGAAAATGAATCGCATAGATTAAAGGATTTGCACGGAAAATATGTTTCCAAACAAGATGAAGCAACATTCGGAGATTTATTTAATAAGATAGGTTTCCAATATGTTCCTATTGAAGTTGGTTATATGTATGCGGCTCACGATGCTATTGACACAAGAGAGTTGCAACAATTCCAGGCACAATTCCTACGACCAGACCATCCAAGAGAAGATTTCAGAAATCTATATTATGTATTTAGACATATTGAAATGGATGTGTTAGAGGCTACTATTAACATGGAAGAGGCTGGGGTATATTTAGATATGCCATACACTGAATCCATTATTCCTAAGTATGAAGAAAAACTACAAAAAGCACTAGATGAGTGTTATAAAGAACTACTCCCATATAAAGAACAGTGCTTGACACACGAACAACTAGACAATCCAGTTAATCTTTCTTCACCAAAACAGGTTGCAATTGTTTTATACGATATTATGAAGATAAAACCGATTGATGGGAGAAAAGTTGGAGAAGAGATATTAGAAAAGATAAACATTCCTTTCACAAAAGCATTATTAGAGTATCGAGGTGCATCAAAGTTATTAAGCACATACATCATAAAATTACCTAAAGTAAGACAGAAGGATGATAAGATACACTGTTCGTTTAAGCAAACAGGAACAAGCACCGGAAGATACAGCTCAAAAAATCCAAATCTTCAGAACATCCCTTCGCACGATAAGATGATTAGACCAATGTTCTATGGTGGGATAGATTATAGAGAAGTTGATGACCTAACATTCGAAAAATGTGAGGAAGTAGAATTATCAACTGGTGAATGGAAATTTGTCGAACTACTAAAAGTTGGAGAAGAAGTAGTTACAGATGACGGTGTATATAAGATTACTAATATAGAAGTACAACCAACTTTACTTGGTAAAGTAATACTCCAACTAGAGAGCGGGGATTAATGGCTAAGAAATTATTAGGAGTACTAATTATTTGTTTGGTACTTGTTGGTTTACTGAGGATTGGTGGGTATACACCTAGTTCTTTTGGCAATGAGGTTGATACTAAGAATCCTGTAGAAGTATTTGACCCATTATTCAATAAATTAGGTCTTGTACCAGAAGAACAACCACCAACTATTTCAAACGAAACAGATACTACTACTCAAGAACAACAAGAGACACAACCAAAACAAGAGAAAGTAAAAGAAGAAGAACAATCTACCGAACAAGATAATACACCTAAAGTAACAAAGGAAGATATATTAAGTTTAGTAGATAGTATTAAAGTATCCACACACGAAAATAAGGAGAAGTATAATCGTGATGATTGGGAGAAGCCTGCTAAAAAGTTTACATTAGATGGTGAGAAAGTAAGTAGAGTTAAATATGATACTTATACTTCTCAATACCTTATTAGTAAAGACCCATTTGTTTATAAATGTCCTTATTCTGGTAAAGAAATCACTGATATTAAAAATTTAGACTTCGACCACCTAGTTCCGTTACTATATCTACATAAGTTTTCAGACACTAATTGGACAAAGGAACAAAAGAATAAGTTTGCACAGGATGAGAATGTTGGTGTTTCTGTATTAAATAAGGAGAATAGACGTAAGGGTGCGAAAGGCCCGTCTGAGTGGTTACCAAAAGAAAATCAAGGTGACTATTGCCTAACGTGGTTATTATTAGCTAAAGAATATGGCTTTGCACTTAGACAGCAGGATATTGATACATGTAAGGTAGTTTGTTTGAACGAGATTGCAAGTGGTAAATCACTTAAGCGAATGAACTAACTATTGACAATCACAAATTGTATGTTATAATATAGTGTGAATTGTAAGGAACTTTATAAAATGCAACATCAGTGGGTAAGAACACTGTCTAAAAATAAGAAGAAAGATAGACCTTTTCTTAATTATGTACATCATAGTACCCAAGGTCAAACGAAAGGTGAAAAATGAAGAATTTACTAAAGAAATTTACTGTAGCTATGTTGTCTATTATGACAGTATTATCTATGGTAACAGGTCTATTCCAACCAGTTTATGCTAACGGTGGCGCTGGTGCAGGTGGTTCTGGTGGTGGTCAAGTAACAGGTGACAACCCAGGTTACACAGTGTGGTTTGACCAGTGGGGAGCTGATGGTCAGCCTATCCAAGGTTGGAATGAAGATTCAATGAACAACATGCAGGCTCGTATTGAAGGCATGCTTGGTAAGACAATGAATCCTAATGCTTACGGTGGAACACGTCCGTATTTAGAGATTTATCAACAGGCTGCACGAGAGGCATTAGCTGATGCACAGGCTCGTTCTCAAACAGGTCGTGCAAGAATTGTTGGTGTGTCCAGTATTTACTGGGATGGTGGCAACAATATGCAGGCTGCGTATGACTCAAAGTCAAATGTATTACGTCTAGCAGGAACTCGTTCAGGTACAGCAGAAGAATTACCAGATAATACAGGTTGGTCAACAACCTATAACAATGGTGATGGTGCTACTGGTGCTAACTGGAGAGACTGGTTACAACAGTATGGTGTTGCTAAAGCACCTGATACTAACCTAACAATGATTGTTTGGGCAGTTGCTGAAGGTGAACCATTACCAAGAGAAATTAATTTAACTATAAAGAAGTCAAATGGTATTCCATCTCTTACACTTGGAAATAAGTGCTATGCACAGGATTTAAGTGGGGCAGAGTACGAAGTACATAAGAAGGCTGATTTATCTGATGCACCATTATACACATTAGTAACAGATGCTAATGGTAATGCTTCTGCACCAGAAAAGATTACAGTTGAACCTAGTAATCCATTTGTTTATGTTAAGGAAGTAAAAGCACCAAAGGGTTTTGCGTTAGACCCAACAGTATATACTGTATCTGCTTCTAATCCTTCAACATGGACTGTTAACTCAGTTGATATGCCCTTAAATGACCCTGCCGCTATTGAGTTAGTGAAGAAGTCCGCTGAAGGTATTGAAAATCCTGCTCCATTAGAGGGTGCTGAGTTCACAGTTAAGTACTACGATGGTCAATATACATTCGATACATTACCTGAACAAGCAACAAGAACTTGGGTGTTAAAAACTCTAAATGTTGGTGGTAAGTATGTTACTACATTAGGGGAGAATTACAAAGTATCTGGTGACGAGTTTTACGTAACTGGTGGTGTTCCAACACTTCCACTAGGCACTATTACTGTAGAAGAAACTAAAGCCCCAAATGGGTATACTCTTGACCACAAGACATTAAACGCATCTAATGAGGAAATCTCTGTTAAGGATGGGGTTGCGTTATTTAATATTGTAGATGAAAACTCTGTCACAAAATTAGTTGGTGGTAATGAATACACAATTAGTGAGGGTGTAAAGCGTTCAGGATTCAATATCAAGAAGATTGATAGAGAAACAAATGAACCAGTAGGTGTTGCAGAATTTAAGATTTTAAACCCTAACAACTATGATGTGAAGTATATGCATAAAGATGGTACATCTGAAATTATTGCGGCTGGCAAGATGTCAGAAGAAACAATCGTTACAGATGCACAGGGTAACTACACATCTGCAACAGATGCGTTACAAGCAGGTAGTTATAAGTTAATCGAAACTAAAGCACCAGAAGGATACTTAATCAATGAAGTTACTGATTTTGAAATCTCTAATGATGCCGAAGTAAACACTATTGCAACAGAAATAACTGTTCTTGAATCCAAGATGCGTACAAAGGCAAGTGTTGAAGAAACAAATACTAATGTAGCAGATGGTTCAAAGACAGAACAAACATTAACAGATACAGTTGAATACCACGACTTAATTGTTGGTAAGGAATACACACTTGTAAATGAGTGGGTAATCAAGCCAGTAGGAGTTAGTGAAGATGTTTTACGTACAATGAATACTGCAGAATTTGAACGTTTAAAGAATGAAAATGGTGATGTAATTAAGACTACAACAACATTCGTTCCTGAAACATCAGATGGCTTTATCACTGTTAAGACTAAGTTCAACCCATCTAAGTATGCGGGTCACAAGTTAGTTGCGTTCGAAGATATGTTTAAGGAAGGCTTATTAATAGGTCATCATGCAAACATCCTAGATGAAGCACAGACTGTAACAGTATCAATGGACTTAGATGTTCGTATCGCTAAGGCAGATGCTGAAAAGGTAGACCATTACTTACAAGGTGCAGAAATTACTGTTTATAACCAAGATGGTACAATCGCCAAGGATAAAGATGGTAAGGATGCAGTTGGTGTAACTGATAAGAATGGACAAGTTTCATTCAAGTTAGCATATGACCAAGACAACCAAATGTATGTTATGGAAACTAAAGCACCAGAAGGATATGAAATCTCAACAGAGAAGTATCCAATTACACGTACTGGTAAGGATAAGTTAGGTGTAGACCTAATCAAGATTAACGTTCTTGATAATGCTATTGTTATCCCTCCAACAGGTGTGGAAACAAATCCATTACTATTCGTAGGTATTGGTGTAGTTGCTCTTGCTACATTAGGAGTAATCCTCTTAGCAAAGAAGAAGAATTAAGTTAATTAAGGGAGAGAAATCTCCCTTTTTTATCTTTCTTGATAAAATTTCAAAAAAATTAAAAAATTTATCATTTTCCTATTGACAGATATTATAAAAATATGCTATGATATATATGTAGTTAAGGGATTGACAAAACTGAGTTTTTGCATATCCACTTAGCAAAATAAAAAGGCTAAATTTAGCCCAAGGAGAAAATAACTATGAAAAAGTTTATCAATAAGAAGAATGTAGTAATCGCAGTAATCGTAGCAATCTTAATCGCTGTATCTGTGTATATGTTAGCAAATAAAAAGTCTGATGTCAAGACTAATACAGAAAAAACTTCTGAAGTTACAACTAAGGAAGATAAGTCTGATAAGAAGAATACTGTAAAGTCTGATACTAAGAAAGAAGATAAGAAAGATAATAAGCAGGAAGTTAAGGAAGATAAGAAGTCTGATACTAAGGTAGAGGAAACAAAGACTACTGAGGTTACAGATACAAACACTTCTACTAACGTTTCTAATAATACTTCTTCTAATAAGAATACTGTATCTGATAATGGTTGTAAGACAGTTTATCACGAGGCAGTTACTCACAACGTTTATCACGAAGCAGTAACTCAACAGGTTTGGGTAGTAGATACTCCTGCTCACGATGAAACAACTTATACATTAGTTTACTATGTTCAGTTCTCTAATGGTGAGAAGTGGTATCAAGACGGCAGTGCAGATTTTGCAAACAGGGTTGCTGATTATACTGCAAGTAATGGTTTATCTTACAGTGTCCGTGCTGAAAATCAACCAAATACTACTCACTATGACGAAGTTGGTCACTACGAAACTCAAGTAGTATCTCAGGCTTGGACTGAAACAGTTGTTGATACACCAGCATATACTACATGTGAGTAATCAACTCATCACTCAACTTGTACCCATAGTATAGTATAAGATGTGTAAGGTGTCAATAGATTTTTGCAACAAATTTGAGAAAATTTTATAGGGAATCAGTGCTATGTAAAAGTAGTGCTTTTTCCCTTTCATTTTTAGAGAGGAACTTATGATACGATTGATAAAAAAGATAGTATTCATTGTTATTTCCCTGTTTCTAATACATACCTATATCGGAAGTATGTTTATATACTACAACAATAATATGTTTCCGTCAATACGTGATGGCGATTTATGTTTTATTGAAAAGTATGATAAACATACACACATAGATGATATTGTCTTATATAACAATACTTTATACAGAGTTATCGCAAGAGAAAATCAAGAAGTAAATATTACTGAAAAGGGGATACTTACAGTTGATGGACAACAGGTTTTAAGTGTTACTAATTCGTTATTACAACGTGGAGATATAACTTATCCAGTAAAGTTAAAACAGGGTGAATTGTTTGTATTAAATGATTACAGAGAAGAAATATCTGACAGTAGAGAGTTTAATACAATACAAGAGAAAGATATTACAGGTAAAATATTCTTTTTAATTAGACGAAGGGGTTTCTAGTGAAGAAGATTATCTTATTTGTTATCTTTATTTGCTTATTTCCTATTAAGGTGTTTGCTAGTGGATATGAGGAAATAACTGGTGGAGTAATAAAGATAAAATTACATCTTGTAGAAACTGATAAGCATGAGAGAAGTATCTTTGATAGTTCCCACTTTGTACTTGATATACAAGGTGAGGAAGATATAAATTACAGACGAGGTACTGGTTCAGTGTTTTATTCAACTCCTGTAACAGAGGAATTACGGAACACTGGTACGACTGAAATAAGCGTTGATTTGAACGGTTTAACGTTCACTGAACCTAATGTATATAAATACTCTATACATGGCTATTTCACTTCGTATAAGTCGTTAGAGAGAGATACAGTATATCACCTAACAGATAATGAGTTTGAGTACTTGTATGTGTATGTAGTAGATAACAATGGTAAGTTAGAGATTGCTAATTATGTTATTGGGGATGAAGGAGATAAGACTTTTGAATACTACGGAAAACTTGCCACAAATACCTTAGAAGTCACTAAACTGATAAAGGGTAATCAAGCAAGTACATTTCAACGATTTAACATTACAATATCTGTAAAAAGAGCAATTCCTAACATGAAGTATAATATAGGTCAAGGATATACTCTATTTACAAACAACAGGGGTAATGGTACAATTACAGTGCCATTAGGACATAAACAAACATTAAGAATTACAGATTTACCGATTGGTTGTTCCTACACAGTTACAGAGGATGCAGAAGATTATGTATCAAGTGTAACAGGAAATACAAATTGGTTATTTAGGACACCTGACCATGAGATGTCAGTGGTGTTCACAAATGAGAAAAGTGGATTAATACCGACTGGAATTATCTTAAATAATGGTGGAATATTTATCATTATAGGAGTTTCAGTATTAGGTATTTTATTAATAAAAAGGAGAAAGAATGAGAGTTAAGAATTTAATTGGTAGTTTTGCTATCACAGCCTTAGTATTATCTGGAGCAATTACACAGGCACATGCAATTGGAGATGCTAATACAAACACAAACTATACAGGTGTTGATGGTACTGAATCACAGTTTGAAAAGTACTTTGTCATGGATGAGGGTATTCAAGTACCTAATGCAACATTTTCATTTAAGGTAAAGGCAGGTGTTGCTAAAGTGGGAGATAAGACACATGCTAAGATTATGGCAGGTGTTGGGACTCCTACAATTGAGGATATTACATTCAATGCTAACGATACAGAGAATGTAGCAACTACAGGAGAAATTGGAGCAACTGGAGAAGTTCCTGCTGGAAAACAGTTTGTTAAGAAAACAGGTAGGATTGACTTTTCAGGTTGTAACTTTACAGAACCTGGAATTTATAGATACATTATTTCAGAAACAGGCACAAATACAGGTGTTACAAATGACACAGATAAGATAATGGATGTATTTGTTACAGATAACGATGGTACATTGGCAGTTAGTGGCTATGTATTACATTCAAATGCAACGGATATTGAGTTAAACCCACAAGTAGAAGGTGATGGACAATACACCTTAGCAGATAAGGTAACAGGTTTTGTAAATACATTTGAATCTGCTGATTTAACATTTGGTAAGAAGATTACAGGTAATCAAGGAAACAAGTATAAGGAATTTACCTTTACATTAAAGATTACTAATGCTACTCCAAATAGTAAATATACAATCGAGTATAATGGAAATCGTAGCGAGGCACAGGATGAACCAGAAACAGGCACAAAGACAGTTTTAGTAACAGATGAACACGGTAATGCTACCAGAACATTTAAGATGACTAATAACACTTTTGTTACTGTTAAAGGTCTTGCTAAGGGTGTTAAGTATGAATTAACAGAAGATGCAGAGGATTATGTATCTACAAATGGTATTACTGGTGAAACAGAGGAAGAATCATATACAGGGGCACAAGCTGGTACAATGAATAACCTTGATGTCAAGACAGGTTTTACAAATAGTAAGACAGGAGTAATTCCTACTGGTATCTTATTAACAACAATGCCATACGTTGTAGTTGTATTAGTTGGGGGTGCGATGATAATGCTATCTGCCAACAAAAAGAAAGAAGAGAATTAGTGAATGAATATCACCAAGAAAATTAAGGATTTGAATAAGTCTTATCCATTTAAACATACAAACAACTTTATTGATAATGTAATTGTTGTCGTAGGGTTGATTTGTATGTTTCTTGGTGGTTATTGTCTGGTGGATAATTATAACGTATATAATAAAGCAGATATTACACAGGCACTAGGGTATAAACCTACTGTAACAGAAGATGGAATAACTTTTGATGATGTACCTAATGCGATTGCTTGGTTACAGATACCTGATACTCATATAGATTATCCTATTATGCAAGGGAAAGATAATTTAGAGTACATTAATAAAGATTGTTTTGGTAAATATTCTCTCGCAGGAAGTGTTTTCTTAGATTTTAAGAACGATAGTTCATTTATTAATGATTATAACATCTTATACGGTCATCATATGGCTGGTGGTAAAATGTTTGGGGATTTAGAGAAGTTTATTGATAATAAGTTCTTTTCCAAGCATTTAACAGGGTATTTACTCACGAAAGAGAAGATATATAAAATTACTTTCACACAATGTTTTGAAACAAGTGCTTATGATAAGGAAGTCTTTTCATTAGATATTGACAATTCAGAGAGAAAGTTCTATAATGAGAAAAAGACAGTTGCTCTAACCACATGTAAAACAACTACAGATACAAATAGAACTGTTCTAATAGGTGAGTTAGAGGAAATTTCAAAAGAACAGTACAGAGGTGAATACGATGGAAGAAATTAAGAATTATTTAATTAAAAATAACTATGTAGTTAGGGTGTTAGAGAATAACCTTACCAGATTAGTTGGGGTAAAGGTTATCAATGACAAACTCATTAACCTATATATTTCCTATCGAGAATGTGAATACGAGGCAACAGCTTATATACATCAACGACAGGATAAAACAAGAAAGATTTCAGTGCAAGTATCTGAACCAGTTGAAATGATTAAGCAGATTAAATCATTAGAGGAGAGTTGTTTATAATGAGAAAAATAAAAGGAACTATTGTAGCACTTCTTGTGGTGTTATTTTCAAGTATTAACGTCTATGCTGCAAATACTGTTTCCATTAGTATCCCAATTGTCTCAGATTCTAATTCAATTACAGTTGAGGGGAATGGAGTAAAAAAGGAAGTTACAGGAAAAGAACTTCATTTAGAATATGATAAGGTTGGTAATTATGAGTACTCTATCTATGCAGATGGCTATGAAAATAAGTACTCATTGAATGTATTTGTAGGAACAAAAGAAGATGGTTCACTATATACAGAGAGTGTGCTAACTACTGACAGTAAAACAAAGGTAGATGAGATTACCTTTAAGAAATCAGAAAGTAAGATTGAAAAACCTAATACAGAAGAACCTAAGAAAGAGATAAAGAAAGGTACAGACCAGATTGGCACAGGTGTGGTAGACAATCCTGTGATGTGGGGTGCAATTATCGCATTAGTACTATCATTGCTATATTTATCAAAGGGGGATAAAAGGTGTTAGAACCATTAAATATGATGATTGTAACACTCTCCTGCTTTGTATTTATAGGTATTGTATTATATCTTATTAGACACTACGATTTGTGGATGGTAGGTGTTGTATCACTTCCAATCTACACCATTTTAGCAATTAACTTTATTGTATTGTGGGTGACAAATACTATTGCTATTATTCCATACATTGTAACTGTTTGTGTCATACTATGTTGGGATTTTGCAATTGGACTGTTTGTAATTAAATTCAAGAACATGAAGTTAATTATTAGTTATGTTATTATGTTTGCACTGATATTGATTGGAGGAATCCTATGATTAAGACAATTATTTGTGTATTGTTTTCTCTGTTATCCTTAACTGGATGTGCAAAGAATGAAAAAGTTTTCAAGAAAGATGATAGTGTAATTATTGTACGTCATGATGCAGATACAATTACCACAGTAACCTTCACAGACAATTACCCAGTTGGAGACTATTCTTCAAAGGCAGATAAGGAAAAAGAAGTTAAAGAATCCTATACAGATGTATTAACAAAACTATTCTCATCAGGTGCAGTAGTAGATGTTAGTACAGAGATTACTGGTAGTCGTATTAAGGTCATTAGCACATTAGATTTTAGTAAGATTAGAAACCTTTCCGAGTTTGGCATTAAGTCACCGTATCCATCTTTAGCAGAATTTAGTAAGTTCCTAACCGATAGTGGTTGGAAATAGTAATATTACCTATTGACAAGATAGTGTGAATTGTGCTAATATTATTGATGTTAGGAGAAATAAATGGTTGAGCAGTTAGAGGAACAGTTGGAACAATTATTCGTCAATCAAGGTATTGGGTCATGGTTGTGTCCAGATGACCACATTAGTGGTGCAAAACAAGCAGTTGAACGTTGGAAAAAGACAACAAAGTACGTATCACAAACAGATGACGTGTATCTTGAGGCATTAAAACTTCGCTTAAAACAGGGCGGAGTAGAAATTTAAGAAAGACTTTAAAAGTCATAGGAGAGGAAATTAAAATGGAAAAGTACGAAGTATTTGGTAAGAAGGTTGTAAAGTGTCATACAGTTGCGTTAAAGACACATGCTTGGTTATTTGACAAGTATAATTTACCATTAAGTGCATTAGCATTGGTACGAGGCAACGAGTGTGGATGTGATGTTACAAAGTTCACATCAGTTGCTAAGTGCCACGAAGAAGATGTGTTCGATGAACATAAGGGTATGCGAATTGCATCTGTTAAGAACCAGATTAAGTTACACAACAAGCGTATGAAGGACTTACAAAAAGTTCGCACTCAGTTAATGTATGAGTTAGAGATGGTAGAAGAGTTATTGAGCGAGGAAACTGCCAAGACTGCTCATCAGATTGTACTCTTAGGAGAGGCTGAAAAGTATTAAGGTGTTTAATTACACCTTTTTATTTTTAGCTATTGACAGTTTTTCATATTTTTGATATAATTAGTACACAGGAATTAGTATATCCTTGTATATAGAATCAATTATTGGGAGAAAAATATGGATAAGTTAGAAAGAACTCAGTTAATTAAAGATGGAAAGATGCGTATGTTAGCTAGAAATGACCATCGTTTTTCAGTATTGTTTTTTGGTAAGGTGTTTTACATCATTGAGGCAGAAGATTTGCCATTTAGAACATTACTATGTGTAGCAGTTATGCGAAAAGACCGTACAGTACTATTACCAGTTTATGAAAGTCTTGCATCTATTTGGCATGTAATGAATCAAACAGAATGTCTGACCGATAGAGAAATGTTAAACATGATGTTGAGAGTAGAAGTGGAAAACATGAAGGAATTTTTAGACAACAATCCAGACTTAGATTATGCTAAGCCTGAACAAGTTAAGTGGTACGTTGGAGATAATTTGTACAAGAAGTATTAAGTAGGAGGGGAGTGAGACTTTGGAAAATTATGCAGGACTATTTTTACTGTTTGTATTAACACTTGTATCATCTACAACTGCTAATTTAAGAAGTGTCCTACTTGTAAAAGGTGATAAGGTACAAACAATGGTAATCACAGCGATTGATGCCACTGTTTATGCTTATCTATTCAAGAACCTAACACGAGGAGATGATATATACTCTGTATTAGTGTTTGTGTTAGGTAAGTGTTTAGCAGTTGAATTATCAAATATTTTGTTGTCAAGAACGAATAAAACAGTGTATAAGTGTAACGTTTATCTAAACAGTTATGAAGCAAGTGGGTTAGAATCATTTTTATTTGCTCAAAACATTTCATTCTCTAGGGTAGAAGAAACATTCTTACATAGTGAGAGAATAAAGGTAATTATGCACGTAACTCGACAACAATATCAGAAGATGTTGGAGTATTTAAAGAGTGTTGGTATTGATAACCCAACATTAGATTTAACAGAAGTAAAGGTTAAAGGGAATATCGAAAGGAGAACCCATGGAAAATAATGATATTTTAGTTGTTGGTGATGTACATTTTGTTAATACATCTTACATTAAGGACAGATTAGACTATTGCGTGGATAGTTTAAATTGGGTAGAGCAAGAGGCTGCAAGACTTGGAGTTAAGAAGATTATTTATGTTGGGGATTTCTTTGACCGTTCAGATGTAAATGCAGAAGAGATTAGTGCTTTAGCAAAGGTACAGTGGTCTAACTGTGAACATATTGTTATTGTGGGAAACCATGAGTTAAGTAAAGAGAGTAATTCTGTTCTATTACTACAATTCTTAGGATTTAAGGTTATTAGTGAGATTGAGAACATTGATGGTATATTGTATGTACCATACCTATACAATCCTGATAAGTTTGATTATTCTCTTTTAGCTACTGCTGATATTGCAATTAGTCATAATGACATTGCAGGTATTCAAGTGGGTAAGTTCAAGACTGTAAATGGACTTGATTTAGAAAAGTTAAAGCGTGCAAAGTTATTCATTAATGGGCATATCCATAATGGTTCTTATTTAGCAGATAATGTGTTAAATATTGGTAACTTTGTAGGTCTTAATTTTAGCGAAGATGCTAATATCTATAATCATAATGTTGCACATATTCATGATGGTAAGGTAGAGTTAATTGAAAATCCTTATACTTTAAATTTCTATCATTTATCAAAACTATCAGATTTAAAGAAGTTAAAGAAAAATGCAGTAGTTAGTTTTAAGTGTGGTAGAGATGAGGTAGATACTGTTACAAAGAAGTTAAGTAGTGATAAGAATATTAAATACTTTAAGGTTTTATTAAGTAATGAAACAAAGAAAAAGAAACAAGAAGAAGTAGAAGAGAAGTTAAATCAAGTAAATCATATTGAGCTATTCCAGACATTTATGATTGACAAACTTGGGGATGATAAGTTGGTGAAGGAAGAGGTGGAAAGTGTATGCAAGTAGTATTTAGTAAGTTAATTATGCATAACTTCCTCTCTTATGCACACTCAGAGTATGAATTTAATAAGAATGGATTTATTGCTGTAAAGGGTTATAATCACAATAAAGAAGATAATGCTAACTCTAATGGAGTTGGCAAGTCAGGTTTCAGCTCTTCAATAATTTGGTGTCTAACAGGTTCTACTCCAACAGGGGTAAAAGATGTTCATAATAGATATGTAAAAGAAGAAGAAACATGGGTATATTTATCTTTCGCTGTTGATGGAAAAGAATACACTGTTAAGAGATTCTATAAGCCAGCAGGTATGGCATTTACAGTAGATGGTAGAGAGATAGAGAACAAAGGTATTAGAGATGCGGAAAACATTTTATCTCAATATCTTCCTAATATCACTGAGAAGTTACTAAGTTCTGTTATCATTTTAGGACAAGGATTACCTAATAAATTAACAAATCATACTCCTAGTGGCAGAAAAGAAATCCTAGAACAACTATCTAATTCTGATTTCATGATTGAGGATATTAAGGATAGACTTTCTAAGAGATTAGCAGCATTAAATGATAAAAAGCGTGAGTTAGAGGATAATATTCTTCAATTATCCACCAGCATAGAGAATAATAAGAGATTAATTACTGATTATCAGTATGAATTGAACCATCTTTCTCCTTGTGATGTTTTAGAATCTGACTTAGTAAATGATAAGAAACAGTATAGTGAATTATCTGCTAGAGTTTTTGATAACTATGATGAAGAATTGAAGAAACTGTATAATGAAAAGGCGAAGATTAAAAATGAACCGAACATTACAGACTTATCTTCTATTGATGTTAGATTAGCAGAAATGAGAACATCTTTAAAGGGAAAGATAGACAAGTATAAGGAGTTATCCTCTGTTACTGATATTTGTCCTACATGTGGTCAGAAGTTGATTGGAGTACATAAGCCAGATACTTCTGCTTTAGTTAATGAAATCAACCAATTAAAGGGTGAGGGTGTTCAGTTAAAGAATCAACGAGATAAGATTGAGCAAGAAAACAATGCTATTATCGCAGAGTGCAATAAGAAGTATCAGGAAGATGTTGCATCTATACAAACTTCTATTGAAAAGTTAGAGCAGTTGCAACAAAAAACTCAACGAGAGAAACAATTAGTAGAATCTCAAATGAAGAATCTATTAGAAAATATTTCTAAGATTCAGGTCGAGATTGACAGTTATAATAACAAGAGAAATACATATTTATCTGGTATTGAAAAAGCAACAAATGAGAATGATAAGTATGCTAATGAGTTGGATACACTAAAATCTGAATTAACTACCGTTTCTCAAAGAATTGATATTCAGAATAAGATGAATACATTAACAAAGAGAGATTTCAGAGGTGTACTATTATCAAATTGTATTTCGTACCTAAATGCTAAAATGAAAGAATTTTCATTAGAAGTATTTAACACAGATAAGTTATCAATGGAATTAAGTGGTAATAACGTATCCATTAAGTTAGATGGTAAAGAATATGAAAGTCTATCTGGGGGAGAAAAGACTAAGGTAGATATTATTATTCAGTTATCTATTAGAGATATGTTATGTAGATACGCTAATTTTAGTTCTAATATTTTGGTTATTGATGAAGTTACAGACTTCTTAGATGAGCAATCTGCAACTAATGTATATAACTTATTTATGTCAAAATTAAATGATGTATCCTCAGTATATATCATATCCCATCGTAAGGACTTTACAATTCCTACTGATGGAGTTATGATTATTGAAAAGGGTGCAGATAAGATTAGCAGAATTATTCAGTGATTGAAGGTGAATTAAATGAATTGTGGCTATTACGGGTATGTATATATCTCAGAGTGCTGTGGTAAAACCTATGTTGGGCAACATTGTGGTGGCTTTGATGATGGGTATTTTGGAAGTGGATTAGTTTGGAAACAATTCATTAAAGATAAACCAGTAAAGGTAAGAATGTTGGAAACATGTAATACTCCAGAAGAGTTAAATGATAGAGAAAAGTATTGGATTAAACAATATATAGATGACGATAATAATATGAATCTTGTTGTGAAAGGTTCATGTAACTCGGATGCCCACAGAAAAGACATATCTGAAAAAACAACAAAAACAATGTCTAATCCAAAAGTTAGAGAGAATATCTCTAAGAAGTTGAAAGAGTATCGTAAAAATACACCATTTTCAGACACTCATCGTCAGAGATTGGCTAAAAAGGCAGTTGGGAATAAAAATGGTGTTAATAATAAATCTCATAGTATCAAAGTACGATGTATAACATGTGATAACGTTTACACATTTGATAACAAATTATTAGCAGCCGAGTGGTGGTATGAGAAAATGCCATTTAGCACAACTTTTGCATCAATAACATATACCAGAAAGATTACTGATAGTATTAATGGTAAAACCCTTAAGTTTAAGGGATGTGCAATTAACCAAGATATAAAATGGGAACTTGTCTAAGAAAGAGGGTGATAATATATGAAAAAGTCAGTTAGAGTTAAGGCCAGAACACGTAACGTGTTAATGTCCGCTGACTATTCTTGAGGGTGTCACAGCAAGAGATAAAAGTAATGGCACAGATGTGTGGAGACCCTATGATGTTGAAAACCTTTGAAGAGGGTAAGGACTTTTATGCCATGATTGCCAGTTTATCTTTCCATAGAGAGTATAAAGATTGTTTAGAGTTTTATCCAGAGGGTACTCCAATCAAGCAGGTCAATGGAGAGTGGATAGAGTGTTCAGAAGAAGAGTGTGAAAAGCACGCAGGGTACAAGACCGAAACAAATTATGAAGGCAAAAAGTACAGAACAAATTCGAAATCAATATTGTTAGGAATTTTGTACGGACGTGGAGATGCATCCGTTGCAGAGCAGTTAGGATGTTCTGTAGAAGAGGCGAAAGAAATTAAACAAGCATTGTACAAAGGTTTCCCTGCAATCGAAAAGTTTGAGAGAGATGGGTTGAACCATGCTGAAAAGTATGGTTGGGTATCAACCTTATGGGGAAGAAAAAGAAGATTACCGGACATAAATCTTCCTGAGTATGAAGTATTTGAGGCTATCCCTACCGAAGATGGTGAATACACAAAAGGAAATAAGGTGGATGATATTTATGCTACCCCTATTATCAATAAAGTGCGTAAGGCTTTCTTCAATCAGAGAAGAACCTTAATCGAGGAATTAAAGAAAAAGGGCTATTATGTAGTAAATAATGGTGGTAAGATAGCACAAGCACGTAGACAGGTAACCAATAGTCAAATTCAAGGGTGCCTTAAGTCAGATACATTAATTACAACAAGAGAATATGGTGTAGTGAAGATTGAAAGTGTTGTTGGAGAACATTTACATATCTGGGATGGAGGAGATTGGACTGAAGCAGATATAACATATTCAGGGAAGAAACAACTGTGTAAACTATTCTTTGATGTTGAAACTCATATAGAATGTAGTCCAAATCATAAATTTCTTGTAAAACTAGAGGATACAGAAAAATTCTTAGAAACGAGAGAGTTAGTTAGATTATACAAAGATGGTGTTTTGGTTAAACTTGATTCTAAAGCCAAGAAAAAGTATACCATATTGACGAGATTTGAAATTACTGATGAATTTGTAGATATGTATGATGTTTGTAATACTGAACGTGGTTACTTTGTGGCTAATGGTGTGGTTACACATAATTCAGCAGCCGACATGTCTAAGAAAGCGTTGATTAAGCTGAATAATGATGAGAGATTAAGGGCATTACACGGTAAACCTATTATACCTATTCATGATGAAGTTATTTTAAGTTCCCCTTTTAGATATGCAAGAGAAGTAGAAAAGAGATTTGCGTATGATATGGAGACTGCCGCAACAGATAAACTACATTTGGACATTTCTACTGACGTTACTGTAACATTTAATTGGTATGGTAAGGAGTTAGACTTAGATAAAGAGTTAAGTGATTTTGAAGAGGAAGTTGATGATGGACTTGTCAAGTAATAGAATATCAATCAATAGAGAGTGGTCTATGCCAAACAGTAATACTTTTGACATTAAACCTATTCATAAATTGATTTCTAAGTATATTGAGTTAGTCAAGTCTGATAATCCTAATGCAGTTATTATTGACCCATTTGCTAATAAGAATAAGTTGGCTAATGTTACTAATGACTTAGATGAAACATTTGATACTGATTATCATTTAGATGCCTTAGACTTCTTAAAGATGTTTGATGATAACTCAGTTGATATGGTATTGTTTGATAGTCCATACAGTCCTAGACAGGTATCTGAGTGCTATAAGAAACTTGGTATGACGGTAGACCATAAGACAACGCAAAGTTCCTATTGGTCTAACTTAAAGAAAGAGATTGGTAGAATAGTGAAGAGCGATGGTTATGTCATCACTTTTGCTTGGAACTCTGGAGGAATTGGTAAAACTTTGGGGTTTAGTATTGAAGAAATCTTATTAGTTGCCCATGGTGGTTGGCATAATGATACTATCTGTACCGTGGAGAGAAAGGATAATTAAACTTATCCCATTGTATCTTTACAAATTAGCTGAATTATGATAAACTATTAATTGTAGAGAGGTATGTACTATGAAATTTACTGAAAGTCTGAAGAGTGTATTGCAGTATTTAGAGGTTAATTATTCCAATCCAATGGTAAGAGTCCATTCCGATGATGTTAGTTGTCAAGAACATTCGACACGTTGGTTGCTAGTTCATCCATCTATTATTGATTTAACCAAGGAAACAACTTGGGAAGTATTAAGCGGTGGAGATTATTATGACTATGACATCTATCAAGGAGATATGTTGTAATGGAAGAGTACAGTTGGGAAAGTAGTTTTGCAGGAAAAGGTAAAATCCCTGCGGTAATCAAAATTCATACAGATAGATATGGGGAAGTACAGAAAACGTGTAATTCCAATCACTTCATCAATTTCCATGAGGGTGCTAGAATTGTATTTGTAACAGAGTATGTCAATCCTAACAGTGAAATTACCGAGAACATGACTGCCTTGGTAGATGTTCAGAAGAAGTTTGAAACACTGTTTAGATGATATTTTCTTGAAGTTGGTTCTGACATCAACCCTACTATCCAAAATGATGGGGTACTATGTACTTGCATTGTAAGAAAGTGTAAAGTTGATGATTTAGAGGTATCAAGTGATTATACCTTAGTTCGTGACAAGATGGATGTTGTGGAGAATATTCGTAGACAAGTCAAGGAACTACAAGAACATCAACTAGAAGATGTTAGCAGATTAAATCAATTATCCAAGAAGTTGCAAAGTCTTAGGGATTATGCTGACGAACTAAAATTAGACCAAGAACATAAGGAACAATATTTCCAAAAGATTGGGGAACTAAATTCTGATATTCAAGAATTAGAGATTAGACTTAAGAAAGATATTCCAGAGTTGGATAAGAATTTAGACATTAACAATTTCAAGTAATAGAGTTATTCTATTTATTTAATAGAGGGGTACATAATTGACAGGTACTCCTTTTTCGTGTTATAATGTTGGAAGAGAAAGTAGAGGAATTTATATGGAAAACAAATACCCACGATTAATTAGCTGGAGTTACTGGGATGGTACAAGTCTTTTCTCCCGAAAGAATAGTGCAGAAGAACTAACAGAGTATTACATCCTTGATGATGGGGGTGAAAGAGAGATTGCAGATGGAACACTTACAGATGCAGGTGGGCCGTTTAGAAGTGTGAACAGGACTCATTTCAAGAAGGTTGTTCGTACTGGCTATACAAGAAACTCTAAAAAGCATAAGGATATTTATTTTGCTATGCAAGACAAATACCCAGAACTAGAAAACAAACTTAAGTTCTTTGAGGGTATTTTAAAGGATTGTGGTTCTTACGTGTATATCGGCCTACCATGGTTAAGTGGCTGGCATGGATATGACTTTTATTCTAAACATGAAGATGTATTCCTAGAAAACAATTCCTACTATATCAAAAAGGAATGTTGGACAGTTGAACTAATTAATGAACTAATCCACTATAAACCACGTAATTTTGGAGGCGAGGTCATAGTAGATTATCAGGAAAAATATATTCCACAATTCCTACTGAGTTTAAAGGTTAAATTCCCTGAATTGTATGAGAAGGTTGACAGAAAAACAGATAAGGATGTTAGAGAACTTCTCCTTGGTAAGTTTGTTCCTGTAACAAAGTTAAATGTTGGAACTGTTGGCGTTGTGAAAGGTGGATTTTGTCTACCTGACACATGGTATTATGATGGAGAATACTTAAATGGTACTAAGCAAGAATATGGTTTGACTGTTGAGATGAGAATTAAAGCAACTGATGATGTACTCGTAAAGGTCGTAGATGTTGAAACTGTCCCTCTCAGTTTAGTCAGTGAGGGATGATGGTATGAGATATTTTATTACTTCTGATGTTCACGGACATTATACAGAATTAAAACAAGAATTAGATAAAAAAGGATTTAATGAAGAGTTAGACACTTTAGTTGTGTGTGGTGATTTATTAGACCGTGGAACAGAAAATGTTAAGTGTATTCAATATGTTAATTCTTTACCTAATAAAGTTCTTATCAAAGGAAATCATGAGTATAACTTAGAAAAGTGTTTATTTTCTCATAGATTTGATTATGCTGATAGACACAATGGAACAGTTGATACCATTTTAGAAATCGCAAAGTATGTATCTGGTAGAAAGATATTAAATGCTTATGATAGTGAAATTTTTATGTATGCTAATCAGTGGTTAGAACTAACTCAATACATGAATAGTCTTGTAGATTATTTTGAGTTTAAAGACAAAAATGGAAATACTATTGTTTGTTGTCATGGTTGGTTACCAGAGAACTATAAAGATAAAGACTGTAAAGACTTTGAAGAGTATAGTTGGATAAATGGTATGGCTTATTGGAAGAACGGTCATAGGTTTAAGGATAAGACTATTATCTGTGGTCATTGGCATTGTTCTTTTGGTAATTTTAAGTATCATGGTAAAGGCTCTGAGTTTGGAGAAGATGCCTGTTTTGAACCATTTAGAGATTTGGGTATCATTGCTATAGATGCTTGTACCACACTAACAAAGAAAGTAAATGTTTTAGTAATTGAGGGAAATTAAAGGAGTGATTGAATGAGAAAAAATAAGAAAAGTTTAAAGAAAGCAACGATTGGTATGTCGTTATTGATGTCATCTGTGCTGTTATGTGGTAATACAGTTAAAGCACATGCACAGGCTGACTTGACACCAGAAGAGAATCAGAAATTAACAGAGTTTTTAGCAACAAAACCAACAAACGGGGCAAGAACAAGTTTAGGACTTACAAATAATGTGAGTCATAGCACCTATAAGTTTAAGGGGGTAAACAACTATACATCCATCTTTGAAAGTCGTTCTACAAAGACTAAACTAGACAAAGATTATGAATTTACACTTGATGATGGAGACCATGCAGGAGAAACAGTACATGTGAAGAATTGGCAAGACTTAGAATGTTCTGACCTTTCTACTGCCGAAAATCATCCTGACCCATCTATGGGTAAGTTTTACTTTGCGAAAGAAGTTACTTTTGTAACTAATGATGGTACAGAGTTTACAGAACGTAACGTTGCTCTTCCTGTAGAGGCTGACGGAATAGAAAGATATGATATAACTGCATATCCTAATAGATACGCTTTTGACTATCCAATTGAAGAAGCAGACTCACGTTTTACATCTGATATTGGTCCTACAAGTGACATGGCTATTTCTGGGGCGAATGGTTACTGGCAATTATTTGCAACTGTAAATGAAGAAATTCCGTACGATACAATCGCTGAAATTGACGAGAACTTAAAACAGGGTGAAATTGTAGAAGTTACACAGGGAGAAATTGGTAACAAGATTGGTACATTTAATTTCACAATTGCTGACGATTTAGGTAGTAGATACTTAGATTATGATGCTGATGTGATTTATAACGACTTGAAGGACTTATTTAGTACTTCTTCAATCCAAAAAGACGCATTCTTTGTTCGTGATTACGGTCTAGTAACCTATGTCGAAGGTGGTTCAGTTGACCCTAAGACAAGAGTACTACATGTTGGTATTGATTACACTCAATATGTTACAGAAGATGGTACAGAATTAAAGACCAAGGAGTATGGTGTACACGAGAAAGAAACATTCAATGGTTATGAATTTGTAGAAACTCGTACAGCAGAGAATGGTGATACAGTTCATGTGTATAAGAAAGTTACTATCCCTACCCCAGAACCAGAGAAACCTGTAACACCAACTAATCCTACTGATGAAACACCTACACAGCCAGAAACACCAACAAATCCAGTAGAAGAGACACCTGCTGTGCCAAATCCTACGCCTGAACCTGAAACACCTGGCAATAATGGTAATACCCCGGTAGAGCCATCTAATCCAACAGAGGGTAATATAAATGGAGATAATGGTGGAGAAACAACACCTGAAAACCCAACGGATAACAATACACCTGTTAATCCTACTCCAGAAGTACCTAATAACCCAACCCCAAATCCTACACCAGAACCAAATGTTCCAGTTGAGGAAACCCCAAGTCAACCAGTAAATCCTACTGATGAAACACCTGTAGTTCCTAATAACCCTACAGATAACACAGTAGTTCCACCTACAGTAGAAGAAAAACCTGTGGTAGAAGAAAAGCCAGTAGAAAACACTGTAAGTAACAAGGTTGAAGAGAACACAGTAGTAAATAATACAAATAGTTCAACTACATCTATTAAGAAAGATGATAGAGTTATCGAAACAGGGGTTAGAACTAACCTATTTACAAATCTCGCTATGACAGTTGTTAGTGGTCTAGGACTATTAGGATTAGTATTTAAGAAGAAAGAAAGCAAGTAGTTTATACAGAGGGGAAGAATTACATTCCCCTCAATTTTATTTATATTAATGAGATGGGAGAGTTTTTATGAGTAACACAAAATTTAATCGAGTTTTAGCAAGTGGTAGAATAAAGTTAAGAGAAATTCTACAAGAAATGATTGATGAGAAGTTATTCTCTGAACAATCAACCAAAATACCAGAAGTTTTTGCACTACAAAGTGACTATCCAGACATAAGTGATGAGGAATTTTTAAGTATTGTTAGTGATTATGTAGATTTATACTATCTACTATACAAAGACAGATGTGAAGAAAATTCTGTGAAATTACGGATTAGGAATGGGAGAATGTCAGACCATATTGTATTCTCACCTCACCCATTAAATTCTTCAATTCTTTGGAATTTTTATGCTAATTCAATTAGTACAACACAAATCCAAAAGAAAGTAATTGCATTTGTTGAAGAAGTTTTAAATAAAAATGATTATTTCTTAGATTTCTTAGTGGAAGAAGGTTATCTACCAGAAGAACCAACTGTAGAAGAACTTGAGGTAGAGTTGGATAAACAAGTAAGAGTGCTATTGGGATTTAAGGGTAAGTTTGAAGTGTGTAAGAATTACTTAGATAAAACACTGTTTAACATATATGAAAGTGTTAAGAATGCCTTAGATAATAGGGAAACAGGGGAATAGGAAAAAATATGTTTGCTGATTTAAAAAATGATTATAAGGATATTAGTACTGCCGAGTATTCAAAGTGGATTGAGAATTGGTTGGAAACTTTAGCAGAATTGCTAGAAGAGGAAAGTAATTTAGACGATACACTAGATGAAACTAATGAGCATTTCTCAAAAGTGTGTGGAAAATCTTATAAACCTGTTAAGTATGAGTTTCATAGTTTTTGTTTCTGTGATGGATATGTTATGATTTGTTCTAGTGATAATTATAAGACATATCGTGTTTATTTTGGTGTGGATAATGATATTAAGTTATATGAACATCCACAAGAGTTTTATAAGTTTGATGAAAAATATGTTGTCAGTATTTGGGAAGAGTTGAAACAGCTTCCAGTTAAAGAGGTTCATGAGAAAATCCTTGCACAGCAAGCATTCGCAAATAACCGCGTGGAAGAGAAAATTCGTAAACAATTAGACCGTATCCAGTCTGCTGGAAGAATTGAATAATGGATAAGGCAGTATTTAATAGACTAGTGGAGAGAGTTCCAAATTTAAAAGTTCTCTCTCCTTCAAGAACTTACTTCGACCCATACGAACAAGAAGTTGTTTGTGAGTTTGACGATTCAAAGCAATACATCACAGCAAAAGAATTGAAAGAGGACTTAGAAACAATTACGTATTACAGGCTAGGTCATAGTGATGAGTTTCTTATGCTAAAAGATGGAAAAGACTTAGACATTAAGCACTTTATTCATCCAGACGATAAGCACTTATGGTAATGGCAACCATTTGACAAAGTATTTTCGTTGTGATATACTAGTATAAGAGAGGTATATAGACATGAAGAAATTATTAATCTTAAACGGAATTATGGGTTCAGGAAAATCTTCCTTCATCAAAGAAAATAAACTAGCAGATTTTACAGTGTCATCTGATGAATTAAGAATCAAGATGGCAGGTTTTGACATGTCTGAAAATGGATTAGTTATTTCTTCAAAACAGGATAGACAAGTTTGGTCTATGTTATATACAATTTTAGAATCTCGTATGAACATGGGATTATTTACAGTTGTAGATGCCATGCACTTACATACAAGAGATTTTAAGAAGTATAAGGAACTTGCTGACTTATATGGATATAAAATCTATGTAAAGCGTTTTGATGTATCTCTTGATAAATTATTACAGAGAAATGAGCAAAGAGAATCATATAAGCAAATTCCAGCAGATGTGGTTGTTAAGAAATACGAGATTTTCACAAATCAAGTATTACCAGACTACGTAACAGTAATTAATTCAGTAGATGAACTATTACCAAAGAAAGAGAAGTTAGATGAGTGGGATAGAATCTATTGTGTAGGTGATATTCATAATAATGCTGATAAGTTAGAGATTGTTTATAATGAAATCGAGAAGGAACAAAACTCCTTGTACATTTTTACAGGAGATATTTTCGATAGAGGTGAAAAACCTTATGAGACAATGCAGTTAGTTGGCAAATTGTTAGAATTGGATAACGTAAGATTTATCCAAGGTAATCATGAAAGACATGTACGAAACTATGTCTATGGCACTAACAATTACTCTAACCAATTTAAGAATACTACATTAGCTAAGATTTTAGAAAGAACACAAGATACAAGTGTATTATCTAATCTTGTAGAAAGACTAGAAGAGTTTATTTTACTAGAGTTTAGGTGGGGAACATACTTTATTTGCCATGCTGGGGTAAGTGAATTACCAAAGAACATGTTATATTTAGCAGGTCAGAACTGTGAATATGGTACAGGTAATTATGAAACAGAGGTAGATATGTTGTGGGAAAAGAATATGACAGGAATTACACAGGTTCATGGTCATAGAGAAACAACCTCAACAGAACACTCAATCAGAATAGACTATTCGCATGAAGGTTACATTGGTGTGTATGACATCTTTGAAGAGGAGTTAAGAAAGATTTAAGGGAGTGTGAAACATTCACTCCTTTTTCTTGACTTTTTCTTTAAAATATGCTAATATATCTAATGTAAAGAGAGGTATATACTATGGATAAGAGACTACAAAACATGTTAAATTCGGAATACATCCGAGTAAAGGAGTTAGGTAATGATATTGTTTCTTTAAACTTCACTCGTAATGCTTTCCAAGATGGAATCTGGAATGACGAAACAATTAAGGCTCGTGGGCTATTTATCAATAAAGTTGATGGGGATATTGTAGCACGTTCCTACAATAAGTTTTTTCAGTATGATGAAAAACCAGAAACAAAAGAATATGTTGATAATCATTTAGTGTATCCATTGTATATCTCTAAGAAGTTTAATGGGTTCTTGGGTATTATATCTGTGTATAATGCTGAGTTCTTTATTGCAACAAAGTCCACTAACGAGGGTGAATATTGCGAATACTTTAAAGAAATCTTAAACAATACACTTTTCGCAAACGAAGAAGATAAGAATGAACTATTCAATATTTTAAAAGAACATCACTGTACTGCTACATTTGAAGTAATGGATATGGTTAATGACCAGCATATTGTATATGAGGAAAATCCATTGGCATTACTAGACTTCATTCCTAATACATTAGATATTAATGGTATTGATAAGGATGTGGAACTGTCTGAAACACTAAAGAACAAGTTAAACATTAAGTCTATTGTTATTGCTAAGAATAAGGTAATCAATACTAAGGAAGAATTAGACAACTTTCTAGCCATGACAGAGGAAGAAGAACTAGAAGGTGCAGTAATCACAGATTCTAATGGGTTTATGTGGAAGTACAAGACTAATTTCTATCGTTTCTGGAAAACAGAACGTAACCAATTGGGTAGATTGCTAAAAGATAAGGAAGTTAAGGGTTCAAACAGATTAAACTCTGAGAAAGCACAGACTGCAGAACAGGACTTTATTAACTTTTTACAGGATTTCCTAAAGGATAAGACAACAGAAGAAAAAGAAGAGCTGTTAAATACGAAGTCTATTATCTGGTTTAGGGAAAAATATAAGGAGAGAGTAAAATAACTCTCTTTTTCCTCTTGCTTTAATCACCTTAATGTGGTAAAATTGGTGTATAAGTTAAAGTGAGGTGAGTTTTGTGAGGAAACTGTATATTTGCATCGGAGTTAATGGTTCTGGGGTTACTTCTTATGTACAATCACAGTTAAAAGATGGTACAGAATCAATGGTTGTTCCTGATATTCAAGCAATCAAATTATTTGAAAATGATACAGATGTTCTGTATATTGATAACGATAATTTAAAAAGAAGTGCAAGAGCAGGGCTGTATAACTATTGCAAGCAAAAGAGTATTGAAGTAATTGCACTATGTTTCTTAAAACCTCTAGCAACTTTAATTCATAACTATAACAAAGATTGTGGGAAATCCATTTCTGAGATTATCAAAGACTACAAGAGATTGCAAGTTCCTCGTATCGGTGTAGATTGCGATAAGATTGAAAAGGTGTATGGTAATAACTTCAATGAATTTAGACATGAGTTTATGGGTAATCTACCACACGACAATCCAAACCACAAAGAAAGTATTAACCAACACATTATGATGTGTATTCAAAATTCTAACACATTGCAGCTAAAGGAGATTTCCAAGTATCACGATTTAGGTAAGTTTATCTGTAAGGAGTTTGTTTCTGAACATAGGGCAACCTATCACAACCACGCTTTTGTTTCTGCTATGTACTATTTAGCTAAGATTGATGTAACAAATCAAGAAAAGTTAGATAATATGGAAGTAATTTACCAACATATTGCAGTCATGGATGATTTGACAGATAAGCAGATTCAGAGAAATAAGTTAGAGAATATTGTTCCTTTAATGTTAGAATTTAGGGAAATAGATAAGAAGTCAAGAATTGTTTAGAGGAAAGTAGATAGGATACATGGAAGATAGTAAATTAAATACTATTCAATTTGCTCAATCGTTGTTTGGTTTAGAGCCTGATACACCAATCGCCCATGAGTTTGATATGGAATTTGGACAACTAAAAGATAGATGGTGGTCATGCCAAAGAGAGCATTTTTCCCAGTGGGCGATTTCTCAAAACACTGAAGGTGTTGAGGGATATAGCCATAAGCCAAACACAAATTCTGCAAAGATGTACAATAGCATTGGCAGACCTGAACTATTGTTATGGTTGATTGAGGCATTACACATCTCATTGAACCTAGATTTAACAGAGTTTAAGGAATTTGTGATAGAATTGTCAAAGCTAGGAAGAAAAGCCAAGAAACAATGTTCAATGATTAGAGAAAAGTATCCCTACATGTTAGATGATAAAGTTGAAGGGGTATCAGTGGAAGTTTTGTTACTAAAACATCGAAAGAAGTGGAAAATTAAGGGATAAGGATGGAAGATATATATGATGAAGAATGATTGTAAGTTAGTAAATGGAGAACCATTTAATAAAGATTTAAAGAGTATCGATGTAAAGACGTATGAAGAACAGCGGCAAGTGCTTAAAGATTACATAAAGGAAAAATACTTTAGTGGTAAAGATGGTATACGACTAGTTGTATTAACTATTATTCTGACTATTATCCTTATTGTCACATTGGATGCACCAATGCATTGGATAGCAATTAAAACACATCTACCAATCGTATTACTTACAGTTTTAAACCTGGTGATTTCCTTTATGGTTGCGATTAGAGTGGTGGCGACAGTTGAGATGTATAGTAGAGGTATCAATAAAAATGCTTATCCAACATCAACCAATGATATTCCAAAAGGTATTATTGTAGTATCGTCTTGGGATAAGGAAATTCTTTTTGAGAAATTCGTAGAGTACAATGTCATCGGAGTAAAGAAGGTGGATGATAATACCTTCAATATCCTAGTGTCTGAAAAAGATGGTAACAAACTATACACAACAGACTATACATATATTAGTTATGATGTTAGCAGTCAGATGATAGTTGGCAGATGGTACTCTACCATTGATTTCATCTACAATAAAGCAAAGGCACTAAAAATTAAGGACTAAGATTAAATTCTTAGTCTTTTTCTTTACAAACTATCTAAAGTGTGTTAAGATAGGTATATAAAAGTGGAGATAGGGCTATGAGAATAGAAGAATTTAGAAAACATTTCGTAGACTACATAGACGAATGTAACGAACTAGGTATCCCAGCAACGATAGAATTATATAATAATGATTCTATCTATATTGACCTTGAATGGGTAGTTGTATCTGACTATAAAATAGTTGGCAACAAAATGATATTACTAACAACAGGCTCTTGGGATTCAGATAATGCTTACAAATTCACAGATACAACAATCTTTGATGATATATCAGAAGTAACATTTATGGTGAAAGATAAGGAAATAACAGATACTACATTTTTTGATGTCGCATGGAAATTTAGAACTTTCATCTTTGATGGTGCGTTTTAACTTATAGGAAACAATAGAGAGTGTGAGAGAGGATACGCTATGGAATATACAATGGTGCTATTTGTGGCAAGAAACAAAGATAATAACCATATTGAAGGATTTAAAGGAAGTAGTAACCAGTTCCTTGTAACTGATGTATCAAATGTTTCTGAAAAGTTTGAAGAGTTTGTTTCAAAACAATTAGATGGTGTATTGTGTCGTTGTTATATCTCGGTAAATAATCGTAATGGCAGTCTTGTTCAGAAACAACTAATCTCCTATCTTGCATTAAATGATGCTGACTTATCTAAAATTTCACGTAAAACTACCTCTATTGCTATGCTGCCCCAGTGTGCAGTAACTAAGAAGTGGTTATTTGATTTTGACTACGAAAGTGAAGAACAAGTATTAGAGTTCATTCAAGATATTAAAGACATTAACAACACATTAGAGGTGGAATATAAAAAGACAGTTCATGGTTACGCTGTAATCACAAACCATAGTTTTGACACACGAGAACTACTTAAAAAGTGGGTAGAGTGTGAAAATAAGAAAGATGGAATGTTGTTGGCAGAATGGAAGGTGAAGTAAACAAACAAACATAAACTTGACAATTTTATACTTTTATGATACAATAGTAAAAAGGAAGGAGATGAGTGTATGATGGTGGTTCACAAAGGAATCAAGGTAAGACTATACCCAACTGAAGAACAAGAAGTCTTAATTAACAAAACAATTGGTTGTTGCCGTTTCGTGTATAATAATGCATTAGAGAATTGTAAGCAGTCCTACGAACAAACACAACATTTTCCTTCCAAGAAAGAACGTTCTGCAAATTTAGTTCCACTTAAGGAAATAAATCAGTTTTTAAAGGAAGTAGACTATCATGCACTCCAACAGTCAATTAGAGATTTTGACTCTGCATTAGATAAGTTCTTTAAAAATAGGAATCATTTTGGATTCCCTCAATTCAAATCTAAACATAATCTAAAACAATCTTATAGAACCACATGTGATGGTGGTAGAGCAGATGTATTGGATAACAGACATATTAAACTACCTAAGTTAGGAAAAGTTAGAACCAAGAAATTCTTAATACCAAACGAATATAAACTTTGTAACATTACAGTTGAAAAAACTTCTACAAATAAGTACTATGCTTCGATTTGTATTGAAACAAAAGTGCAGCCTTTACCGAAAACAGGAAAGCAGGTTGGTTTCGACTTAGGTTTAAAAGACTTGCTTATAGGAAGCGATGGAACTAGATACGCAAGACCTAAATTCGCTTATGTGTTTAAAGATAAACTCGCTAAGGAACAGCGTAAACTCTCGAAGATGAGAACCAAATTGGAGAGAGTGAACGCAAACCTTGATGAGTGCAAAAATTATCAGAAGCAGAAGCATAAAGTGGCGAAGTTATACGAACATATCTCCAACTGTGCTAAAGACTTCAATCATAAGTTGAGTCGAACGTTAGTGGAAGAGTACGACTTCTTAGCATTTGAAAATCTAAACGTTGAAGGAATGAAAAAGAATCATTCTCTAGCGTATTCTATTTCTGATGTTAGATGGTCACAACTCTTAAACTTTATTCAGTATAAGTGTTTGTGGTACGAGAAGAATTTTGTCCAAGTAGATAGGTTTTATGCGAGTAGTAAAATATGTTCTGAATGTGGAGCATATCACAAGGATATTGTAAATTCACTTTCGGTCAGAGAGTGGATATGCCCTGATTGCGGAGTACATCATGACAGAGATGTGAATGCCGCAAGAAATATATTAAATCAAGCCTTGAGTGTGGCTTAAAACACTTCGGAAAGACGCAACCGTGGTAAATTAGTTCGGGGATGGTATTCCTGTAAAAGAATGAGAGTAACCTGAACGTTCCCAAGAAAACTGTTTGTCTAAAATTGACAAGCGTCATATTAAATATTTCAAAGAAAAGTTTATTGATTTTATTGATGATTGTAATGAATGTGGTGTTCTAGCTAATATTCAGGTACAAGATGGATACGGTTTTGGCAATAGAAGGTGGTTTGTTGTAGATAAATGCATTATTAAGGATGGCGTTGCAATTCTTAATGCCGTAGACTATGCACATAATATTGAATATAAGTTCACAGATAAGTCTCTTTTTGATAATGTGAGTAAAGTTGTATTCTGCATTGAAGGCAAAATCGTTGAGGATGCAGAGTATGTAGATGCCAGTTGGAGCGATAGAACATTTGTATTTGAGGTGGATTTATAAAATATGAGAAAGATAACAGAAACAAGAACAGGTAAGATTGTATCAGACACAGATTTAAAATTAGAGTACCTTTATGTAGGAGATTACGGAAAAGAGAACTAAAATATGGGAATAGACGAGTTCAGAAAGAAATTTGTTGATGAGATAGACGAAAGTAATGAGTGTGGGGTTCCTGCAACTATTGAATTGGGAACGATTTACGAAAGTTTCACAGTGTGGGGATACATTGTTTCAGGGAGTAAATTAACCTTTCTCACAACAGATGACTATGACCATAGACCATCAAGGCCGTATGAATTTACGGATAAGAGTATTTTCGATGGAATTGAAACAGTTACGTTTTTAGTTAATGGTACGGAACTATACGACTTCACTCTGGAAGATGTATCTTGGAGTGAGAGAATATTTAGCTTTGAGGGAGATTTCTAATGAGCAAGACAAAAGAACAGTTATACGAAGAACTAAAAGAACTAACAGAAGAAAGTAGAAAGCAATTTAAAGGTATCTTAGATGATATTATTAAGTCTGAGGCATTATTAGCACACTCAACCAAAGTTCCGATGGCATTTAACTTAATTGATGATTTTGATATTTCAGAACTAGAGTTTAGAGATATGTTTGAAAACTTTGTTAGTTCTCAATATAATGACTTATATACTTTCTGTGATTATTGGGATATGGTAGTATTATTAAAGTCAGGAAGAAATTCGAATAAAGTATATTTCTTACCAAAAGCAGATGATACTATATTAGAAGATTTATTTGCTTATTTATCCTATAATTACCAAGACCAGTTAAAAGAGTTCATTGAGGATTATTTTAACCATGACGATACTTTCTCTGAATATATGTGTGATAATAGTATCACATCAGCAGATATTTATTCAGAAGATTTTTATGAGTTAGCAACAGTAAAAGAGCTACAAATCATCTTAGCAGAATATAAAGAAGTATTTCAAGAAGAAATAGATAAGTTAAAGAAATTACAGAACAACCTATATGCTTGTGTAAGTAAGTTGGAAGATATTATTAATGAGTTCCCAGAGAATTTCAGAAAGTATTTAGAGGATATGGGATATGAGTACTTCGGTAAGTGATTTAATTGAATTAGAAACAATCAATAAAACTATTAGAGTATTAGAACCTGACATGACTTATTACGATGATAAAGGAAGTTGGACTCTAATCTATACTGGGGCAAACAACTATATTAAAATTAGCGAGTTGGTAGAGTTGGCATTATCCATTAATGGTATTTCTCCATTAACAAGTGTGTATTGTGTGAATGATGATTACGATTCCTTTAATGAATTATTATCAAATATTAAGGAGAAGAGTTTCCCTTTTAGTAATACAATTCATCCAGATGATATTATTTAATAAGTGGGGAGATTGATTTCTCCCTTTTTATTTTATTTTTCTGTAATTTATTTTTTATTTTCTTTATTATGTAAATTATTTCATTGTTAAAGTTTTATCCAATTTCACAAGTTTTAAGTCGATATGTTTATAAGATTTCGTGTATTTTTTGAAAAAACTTGTTGATTTCAGGGGGGCTCTTCGGATTATTTAGGATTATTTTTAATTATTTATTTTAATTATAAGTTACGATTTTTGCTCCCGACATTGATGCCGGTAGCAAAAATAACAAAATAAAAAGGAATTAAAGCAATTCCTTTTTCTAACCTTCTACGAGGTATCCCACCCCTGAAATAATAAAAGGTCTTGGGATATACTTCTTCTTGGAAAAGAAACCATATCGCTCCAAACGCTTTAATTCCATTCTAACCCAGATTCGATTATAGAAACTTAATTTAGAAAGATTTAATTGTTTTAACTCACTAGAATAACTAGCCAGAGAATCACTACTAT